AGACGTGTGCTCTTCCGATCTGCACTGACTATATCTTACCAATATAAAATTGGAATATCCATTTCGAATGATGTATCAATAATCATCCTACTCCTCCGATTCGAGGATAGTCGATACAGGCTTCTTAATTTATTTTTTTCTTAAAGGATATTCTTTATTTTCATCAAAATGATATTTACCAGAATTTATCCTTCCAACAGTACTATCTGAAATATTAAAATCTTTTGCAATTTTGACAAAGCTTATATTTGTATTTTGTATTAACTCACAAATTTTAGCTATATCTTCTTTAGATAATTTAGTTGCTTTTCTTTTTTTTCTAATTGGATAAGAATTAGAAATGTCTGGATAATGTTTCCCATTATTAATATTAGAGATTGTTGCATAACTACAATTAAATTGTTTTGCAATGTCTTTAAAAGAAAATGAAGAATTTTTTAGTAAATCTACAATTTCTGTTATTTCCTCTAAAGAAAACTTAGAACTTCCTTTGTTTACACCTGTAATATTTTTCATTTGTTCAGATGTAAATTTAGTATCTTTTCTAAGTGGATAGCTTAAATTTTTATTATAGTATCTTTTACCTTGGTTAATATCACTAATAGCTTCGGCACTCAAACCATATTTTTTTGATAAAACTTTTATGAAAATTGTATTATCAATTAAGTCCTTAATCAATTCATTTAATTTTTCTTGATTCAATTTTGCAGAAGTATTAAATACACCAGGAGAAGCTCCATCTCCACCAAGAGTTAAATTATAACCATTCTCTGGTAAAAAAGATTTATAATAATCAATCCAATATTTTTCTCTTTCTCGTAATAAAGGCTGAGAAACAATTTCTATAATCTCTACATTCTCATCTGAAATTTTCCCATATTTTTTAATCGCTCGATGAACTGGTAAATCATCATTAGTTTTATTGTGAGCAATTAATCTCTTTCTAATATTAGAACTTAATCCAATATAGATTTTATTATTAGGGAAAGTTATTTTATAAATTCCAGAAATGTTGTCGAATTTTTCAAACATTTCCTTTCACCTCCGTTCATTTATAATGTAGCAGAGTTGGAAAAGAAATATAATAAATTAAGATTCCCACGGGATTACCATACCTATATCATCACGACAGGGGCTTCAGGCTTCCCCGTTAGCCAAATAATATTTGACCCCACTGATTAGTGGAAAGGATATAACAGGCATTGTTACATACCAATTGAACCATTAGATTTTTTTATTGAATTTTTTTTAATTTCATAAAAATATTTTAAAGATAATAATTGTCCACGATATGTCATTCCCTGATTTTTAAATTTCATCATTTGTGTAATATTCCAATCGCTTACCGGTTTATCTTCACTATATTGTCCAAATAAACGATAAATATAATACCAAAGAGCATCTCTATCATCATTTAATTGTTTATTTAATGTTTTATTTTCTTCAGATAAATATTTTTTTACTGTTGATGGTGATATGCCTATTTTTTTCGCTACAGCGCTCATATTTTTGCATATTACATATTCATCATTAATTTTTTTGATGATTTCATCTGTAATTTTTACTCTTGACTTTTTTTCTTCTTTTATTGGCGCGGCGGAAATTATTGTTAAATATTTATTAACACTACCGACAGATATTCCTAATTCTTTTGCTACTTTAGTTTTATTTTTTAACTGTTCATATAAAACAGGAATTTTATTAATAATTTCTTCTGAAAGTTTTTGTCCCATTTTCTTCACCTTTCTATCTTATTTATAATAAAATTATATCATATTTTATTAAAAAAGTCAAGAAAATCGGCTCCATTATAGAATTAATAGAGCCAATTTTTTTTATATCCCTGATATAATATCATCGAGATATTGCGCAGCTTGTGCTGTCTTACTTCTTTCTGTTGTTATTAATTTTACCGTAGCAAACATTTTTGAATAAATAGGCGATTTACGAAGATTAAGTAAGAGTTTAAGTCCGTTTTTATTTCTAAAAAGTTGACTATCAGATTGTTTTATGTCTCCGTCAAAAAATATTCTAGTACCATCGCCGCAACGTGCAATAAGTAATTTAATATGATCTTCCGTAAGATTTTGACTTTCATTTACAATTACAATAGAATCTGTAAAACTCCTTCCTCTAATAAAACCCATTGGTACTATTTCTAATTGTTCCATAGCGATCATATTTTGAACTTTATCAATGCCGACTAAATCAATTAGTGGACCTATTTGTCCTTCTATTTTTGACAAAAGTTCTCCTGGGAGCGCTCCTAAATCCATTGTATTTTCTGTAAAAGCATTATTAGGAACATATATTATTTTTTTAATATGTTCTTTTTCCAATTCTTGAATTGCATAATTATTTAAAATAAAAGATTTTCCTCTTCCAAATCCTCCGCCGGCATAAATAATTGTATTATCTTTATTTGAAATAGCATCAAATAAGCATGTTTGTTCTGCATTTCTTGGAATAATACAATCGATCCATTGATTGCATATTTTTCTTTCTTTTATGGGCAATAATTTATTATTCTTACAAACAAATTCTCCCATAATTGTATAATCTGTTTCTCCATGTTTATCAATATAAGGATTATTGATGTCTTTTACAATTAAATATTGATTTTCACATAATTCTATTCCATATGGAATCTTACCAGTAGTGAAAACTTCATCTAATTCTTTATTGTAAAGATTCTCATCAGTTTTTATATACCAATATTCAACACCAGTATAATCATCTTTATTACTATATCCTTTTGTTTTAATATTTTCAATTGTTGCGCGGACTTTAAGATAAACATCATTAGTAATAAGAATTCCATCACATTCTTTGGTAATTTTAAGAAGTTGATCATCAACTGGCATATTCCATTTTTCACATTCGCTTGTAAAATTAATGTTATTTAAATTTCTTGAGATATATACAGCGGCGCGGCGAGCATTAAAAGCAATATCGTTATTTACATGCTTTTTTAACCCATCTAATTCTTTTAATACACTTGTTGCAATAATTAATTGATTATTTTTATCTTCCACAATTTGAGGATAATCAAGTAATACGTTTGAATCAATTACAAATATCATAATACCTCCTAAACAAAAAAAAAGAGAGAAGTAATCCTTCTCTCTTATAATTAAACCAATTCTTTAATTCGAGACAATGCATTATCAAATTGGTCTATTTGATCTGGAAGGATTTCAGAAAATTTTGTTGGTTTACCAAATTCTTCATTTAAAATTGCCAATGCCTGTTCAACTTTTTCTTCTTGAACGACTTTTCCCCAGACCTGCTTTGCTTCGTCCATCATATAATCAAAATCTCTTTGAGTATATGGATTTGAATCATTAGTAACTGTTCCGCCTTTATGTGCGACTTCGGCATCGACAGCATCACATATTGCTTTAACAAGGTTCTGATATGAAAGTTCAATTCTAGGAACTATATAATGAAATCTTGAACCAGCAAGAAATCTATCATCACCCCTAAAAAACAAATATCTTTTTTGTTCAATAGCATCCCCAATTTGAACTGGTATTTGTCTTAAATAAGCTATCGTATCAACCATTTTATTGATTAAATTATATGGACGATTTGGTAATGCAGGAACAATTTTATTATACTCCTTTCCATTATCATCTTTCATTGTTTTTTCAGTTGAGTGAGAAATAAAAAATAAACCATATCCATTAAATGCCAACTCTCTAAAGCCGGACATAAATTCTTCATCAACCATTTTATAGCCGCCGCCCCATGGAATATCTTTAATATTTTCTACGCTCTCTCTATTACATACCCATTTCTCACAGAGTTTATATGCTTCATCAATAGTATCAATTGCTATTGTTGACATTGTATCTTGTAGAGTTCTTCCAGGCTCAATTTCTGTATCCTTATCTCTAACAAGCTGGCGTACAGTGTCTTTCCAGTCTTTCCATTTTTGCATCGGGGCAACACGAACATTATGTAATGCATTACTACCCATTTCAAATGATGCAATCAAAACATTATCAATTTCAGAAGCTAAAGTTGTTTTTCCAACTTTAGGATCTCCATAAAGTAAGGTAAATTTACCTTTTAAATTACGACTGATTTGCTGAGGCTCTAATTTCAATAAGTCTATAGCCATATTATACCTCCATCATAAAAATCTTATTAATATCGGATATTAAAATCCGACATTAAAAGACTTATCAGAAGTTGTATTTGTTGGCTTTTTTACTGACAAAGCATCAATACGTCCTTGTCTTTCATCAAGAGCAAGCTTAACTGCATCCATATCATAAGAAAGCTCTTCCTCAAGACCACAAGGACTACCACCGGTAATAATCAATTCTCTCTTAGATTCTGTACGAGTTCTCTTAATTGGTTCGCCAAATCCCTGCTCTTCTGTCCAAGTTTTTACGGTATAACTCATATTAATTGCACCAGTAAGAGTTACTGTATCACCCTTTTCCCACTTTGTTCTAATATGATTTACCGCAGCTGGATTCTCTGCAATAAGCTGAATTACATCTGCCTTTCCAAGATATCCAATAACAATAAACTTTACAATTAATCTTCCAGTTTCTTCTCCGTCTTTATTGAGTTCTTCCTTTATATCTCCAACTACACCAGAAAGCTCAAATCGTGCATTTTCTTCGTCATCGGCGCCAGCTTTTCTCATAAAATTTGAGGAAATCTGAAAACCAGTTCTTGGCTGATTAGTCTGCTTATCTAACCAAATATTTTCCTGAATCTGTCCGCTTGTAATGAGTACTTTAGATGCCTGAGATGGTGTTTCTGCTGCGGCCAAAGAAATAAAATCTTCCTTCATTTTTACAATACTGTCATAAACAGCATTCTTTGTCTTATCTTTCTTCAATCTCATAGAGAACATTCTTACAGGAATTTCATTTTCCACTGTCTTTCCGCCAATTTCCTGATCTACCTTAATAGTTGCAACACCCTGTACATATTCTCTACCATCTGAAGTCTGCTTTTCTTCAATATTAAGTTCACTTAATACACCCATAATTGTAACCTTATTTGTAGACTGTACCTTTTTAATATCTAACATATAATTCCTCCAAAAACATAAATATAATATAATAAAAATTTTAATTAATAATGGGTTATAAATTTGTGGAGAGTTTAACTCTCCACATTAACTTATAATTAATTACTCAGCCTTAGCTTCTGTCTCAGCATCAGGATCAAATGCTGCGCCAGCTTCTGTAAGACAGAAATAGCTAATTTCCTTTGTCTTTCCATCCTCTGTCTCAACTGTCTCCTTAAATCTCTCTGCATAACCCTTTTTAACAAGACCTGTTACAGAGCCTGTTACAGAGCCTGCCTTCTCAAAGCCAAGAGCTTCCTGAACCTGCTTAGTTGTAAACTTAACGCCTGCACCTGCACTCTTAAGATACTCAAATACCTTTCTACTTCCTTCTGTCATCTTTGTTGCCATTTTTCATCTCTCCTTTAATAAATAAATTTAATATTTTATAATTAAATAGCAGGTCATGCTATTTATTAACTTTCTATAATTATTATACAATAATTTTTTAATAAAGTCAAATTTTTAATTTTCTATTGTTTCAGAAATTTCTGTATTTGACTTACTCATCAATGTTTTAATAATCTGCTGTGCCTGTTCTCTTGCTGTCGTTAAATTTTTAATTTGATTTTGCCAACTTTCGCTTAGATATATAAAAGCAAGAGCAACATAATTTATTTCTTTTAAAGATAAATTAAAATCATTCTCAATAATTTTTCTTCTTACTGCTTCAAATTTCTGTGCGTCATCTCTTAGCTCAAGAAGAAAATTTTGTAATTTTTCATCTGGAGTGAGCTCTTTCTTAAGAACTCCATTATCAAAATAACTATCTGTTAAATTATAAATCTTATCAAGATATACATTGAGTGCGGCAATAGCTGCATCTCTATTATCTCGAATTAAATTAATTTTCTCTATCATTTTCTATACCTCTATTATATCAGATTTCAAATTAGAAGTCAAATTTTTAACCTCGGATTAAATCAACAATATAGTCTCCATCATTAAGAGTTATTGCCTTAACACCAGTGGCATCTCGTGAAAGATTTCTCAGTTCATAGGTATTAAATTTGATTGTTCCTCTATTCGATATACTTATTATATCAGAATCTTCTGATATAGTCAAGAAATCAACAATAAAATCGTTATTTCTAGTTCCAGAAATTTTCTTTCCTTTTATTCCTCTATTGCATACTGGAAATTCTTCAAGGGCAGTTTTTTTAGCAAGGCCGCTACGAGATATGGTAATAAGCATATTATCCTTTCGACAAATTACGTGAGAGCTAATTACTACATCTTCTGCCCCAAGTTTAATTGCTCTAACACCAGAAGTAGTTCTACCAATTGAGTTTATTTCTTCTGTTTCAATTATAACAAAATTTCCTTCAGAAGTCAAAATTCCAATTTTTTCATCATTTACAAAATGGACATTTATTACTTCATCATCATCTTTAAGATTAATTGCCTTCAAAGATTTACCTCTTTTATGCTCATATTCAGAAGCTTTTGTTTTCTTTATCATACCATTCTTTGTAACAAAAACGAAATATTTAACTTCACTTTTTCTTGCAATTGATGTAGCAGTAGTAATATGTTCACCAGCTTCAAAATCAAAGAATTGAGCAACATTAACTTTTGAATTTATAGGTAGATCATCAATACTAAGAGAATACATTTTTCCTTTATTGGAAAATACCAGTAAAGAACTAAAGTTAGTGTCATTTATAGTTTGCATAATTGCTTCATTATTAGCTAACTTAATTTTTGATCCCTTGCCGCCGCGGCGAGTGGTCATAAGTGTTGTTGATTCTTGAGTATATATATTGCCAAGATTTGTAAAGTGAATTAAAAGTTCTTTCTTTTCAATAGGTTCAGCATCTGATTCATCATTTTTATAATCAAGATTCATAAGACGAGTTCTTCTTGCATCTCCAAATTTTTTTTCTACGGCCCTAAGCCCATCTTCAATTTCTTTAAAAAGTAATTCTTTATTATCCAAAATTGATTGAATACTTATCTGTTCAGCTAAAAGTTTCTCTCTTTCATCTTTATATGATTGAACTTCAAGATTAATTAATCGAGAAAGAGTCATTTTAAGAATTGCATCTGCCTGTACATCACTAAAGTTAAATCTATCTATTAAATTCTTCTTTGCAATATCTTTGTTTGAAGATATTTTAATAATTTTTACTACTTCATCAATATTTGCAATGGCTAAAAGCAATCCATCGATAATATGAATTCTAGCAGCAATTTTTTGTAAATCATATTGATGAATTTTTGTACGAACTTCTATTTCATGATCAAGATGTGCCTGAAGAGCGTCACGCCATCCAAATATTCTTGGTCTACTTCCTTTATCAAGCATTGTCATATTAATTGTATAACTATCTTGGACAGAAGTTAATTTATAAAGCTTTTTTATGACATTACTACAATTAATATTTTTTTCAAGTAGAATTTTTATATTTGCCTTACGAGTAGAAAGATCATCAACCTTTTTAATTCCAATTAACTCTCCACTTTCTACAGCGTTTTTAATTTGATTAATAATTGTTCCTGTATAAACTCCATATGGAATTTCAGTAATATATATACAATTCTCATTAGTATCATATTCTACATTACTACGAATAATTGCAGCTTTTCCATGTCCATTTCTTAAAGATTCTTTTACAACATCTGCATTTAAAATTGTTGCTCCAGTACAGAAATCTGGTGCACAATATATTTCATCAAAATCAATATCTGGATTCCATAATAATTTAATCATTGCCTCATTTACTTCACAAAGATTAAATTGAGGAATACTTGCTGCCATACCAGTAGCAAGTCCAAGAGATCCATTACAGATATTATAAAACCCCAATGATGGAACTACACTTGGAAACTGCTCTGTATCATCATAATTATTAAACCAAGTTGTAATACAATCCTTTTCTATTCCATCATATAAAAGAGAACCTAATTCTCCTAATCTCATTTCAGTATAACGAGCTGCGGCTTCTGTGTCTCCGCCAGATATTGTTCCATAAGAACCATCAAAATCTTCTAATGGATATCTCATACTAAAACTTTTTGCTAATCTTGTTAAAAGTGCATAACAAGATGCATCACCATGAACATAAAAATGATCCATAGCTGATGCCACTGATTTCGTTGATTTTTTAAATGGTTTTTTATACGTAATTTTATCAAGTTTTTGGGCATACATGCATTGGCGAGCGGCGGGTTTAAGTCCATCTCTTGCATCTACAATAGCTCTATCCATAATTGTCATCGCTGCATAAGTTGAAAAACTTTCATCAACAATTTTCAATAAATCTATCATCATATCACTCCTTTTTAAAAATTATACTAAATTTTATTAAAAAAGTCAATCAATTACATGTCTCCATACTGAGAATAATCAATTCTATTCATAACAAAATCTCTACGTGGAGTAATATCTTCTCCCATTAATGCACACAGTTGTTCAATGCCCTCTGGAGAATATCTAATTTCATCCATTACTTGACCTCCAGTTGTTGAAAACAAAGTCGCTTTAAGATCTTTTTCTGAAAGCGCGCCAAGCCCTTTGATTCTTTTAATATTCCCCTTTAATTTACCACGAACTTTATTAAATTCTTCGTCTGTATAATACCAACTTACTGGATTATTATTCTTATCTTGCTCTATAAAAAGAGGAGAACGAAGCCAAAATAATCTATTCTCTTTTAAAAAATTAGGACAAAGCTTATGAAGATTTGCCATAATTAATAATGCGATATGGAATCCATCACTATCCGGATCTACACATATTGCGACCTTACCGTATCTAAGTTTATCTGCATGATAACTATTAATATCAATGCCAAGAGCATATAATAAAAGCTTAATTTCTTCATTTTTATAAAGTTCTTCGTCTTCTGCTTTAAGACCATTTTTCATCTTTCCTCTAATACGAAGGATTCCATATTTTTTTGTATCACGCCCCATAGCAACAGAGCTGCCAGCGGAATCTCCTTCTACAATACATAAAATAGCATCTTGCCCAAGATTTTCTGCATCACTAAGTTTATCAATAAAAGCAAGTTTATTTTTACGAATGTCTGCCATTTCTTTTGTATGAGCAAGAATAGCATTTCTTGCTTTATCTGCTGCCTTTTCTGCTTTTTGATATTTTACCATCATTTCAATAATTGGAGTAAAATCTGGACTATTAGAAAACTCTTCAAGACCTTGTTTAAAAGCCTGTGAAGCTAATGTCCTTAAATTTGGATTATTAATTTTACTTTTTGTTTGATTTGCAAAAGAAGGATTAGCCACTTTACAATTAATTGCATATACAAGTCCTTTACGTATTAATTCCGGTTCAAAATCTTTTTTTGCTAATCTTTTAATTGAAGTGGTTATAGTTGTTTTTGCTCCAGTTATTGGAGAACCTCCCTGTTCACATATCAATCCATTTACAAAAACATAAGAAGTTTCTGAACCTCCAGTCCACATAAATGCAATTTCAACTTCATCTGTATCGTCTTTAGCAGAACAAATTATAGGAGTACGCATAAGAGGCTTTGAAATGTTATCTTTAATGAAGTCTGCTATACCATTTTCAGAACAATATATTTTTTCATCTTTTGTTTCTTTATTTTTAACAATAAATTTAACACCTTTTGTTAAATAAGAAATAACTTTTATATTTTCACAAATTTTATTGTATGTAAAACCTTCGGTCATATTTTTAAAAACTTTTTTGTCTGGTTTAAATTTGACAAAAGTTCCATTTTTATGATTACTTTTATCTTCTTTGTATGATAATAATTCTCCTTGTTTAAAAATAACACTTGCTTTTTTACCATCTCTATATGATGTGGCATAAAATTCTTCAGAAGATAAACAAGTAGCTTTAATACCAATCCCATTTAATCCACTAACAGTTGTATAATTCTTATTATTAAATTTTCCTCCAGTATGAGATTTGGAAAATATTGACACAAGTACATTCTCTCCATTTTCTCTAATACCAAACGGGATTCCGCGTCCCTCATCTTCAACGCTTACAAACCCAGTTTTTTCATCAACAATTATTGTTATTACATCTCCAAAGCCCATTAAAGCTTCATCAGTAGAATTATTTATAACTTCTTTTAATGCTTGATAGATACCTTCTGTATCATCGGTTCCAAGATACATTGGGATTCTTGCTCGAACACCTTCTTTAAAAGATAAGCTTTCTATGTCATCTATACCATAATTGCTCATTCTATCCCTCCTTGATATAATGCTTCCTGTACACTTTCTGTACTTATTTTTCTTTGTTTTCTAATTGGATAATCTTTTTCATTAGAGAAATGAGTTTTTCCAGAATTAATTCTTTCAATCGTCTTTCTTCCTACAGAAAAATATTCTCCTATTTGTTGCATTGAGCAAGTTGAGTTTTCTAATAACCAAAAAATTTTTAATATATCTAAAGTTTTTTCTTTTATAGAATTTCTCTCATCTATAGTTTTTAAAGGATATTGTAATTGTTTGTTACACCACGCTTCTCCATAATTTATATGTCGAATTAAAGTATAACTTACATTATATTTTTTAGCTATATCCTTCAAATTTAAAGTAGATTGAATTATATCATTTATTATATTATTAACAATTTGTTGAGTTAATTTGGTATTATAACATTCTTCTCCCTTATGATAAGGGGGCATTTCCTCCTTTTTGTAGATTATAACCATTTGGTATTAAACTATTATAATAACTAATCCAATATTTTCTCGATCATTGTAATTAGAGATTTGAGATTCTATAATTTCATAATAAAAATTTTCTTTGCCATATTTATTTATGGCATCATGAATTGGAGAGTTATCTATATTCCTTTTTGCCCTTGAACAATGTGATATAAAACGCTTATGAGAATCTATTGCTTGTCCAATATATACTTTATTATTTATTTTATTTTTTATTATATAGATATCTTTTCTCATATTTCCCCTCCTTTTTATAAAAATATAATATCATAAAATAGATAAAAAGTCAAGATATTTAATCTTGACCTTTATTTTATATTCTCATTCCAGATTATTTTTCTTCCGCCAATTTTTTTTGATTTATTTTTTCTACTTTGTTGTACAGCTTGTCTTGATAATCCAGTAAATTTAACAATGTCCGGCATTGTATAAAAAGGTTTATCTTCTATCCAACAAATAGTTTCTACTTCAATATTTAGAGGAATAACTTCTCCTCTTTCAAATTTTTTAAAATATTTCTCTTTATATTTTTTACCAGTATTAATAGAATTGCGGATACCTTCTGTTTTATATCCATCTATATTAATTTCACTAATTTTACCATAAATCCCCTCAATAGAACCATCAATATTATATACTGCGAATCGATATTTTTCATTTATATTTGTACTAAATTGATTTGCATAATAATGCTCTAATTTTTCCGACTTATATTGATTTTCCTCTTTATAGTATTCTTTATTTTCTTTATGAATAATTGTTTCAGTAACAATTGGATATTCAGTATTTGGCTTAGGATAGGGATATATAGTTAATGGAGTCAATTTTTTATCTAATCTTTGAATATAAATAAATTGCTTACTTTTAAATTGTCTAACATCATGATATAAATTGCAAATTCCATCTAACATAGATAACGATTGATCGCCATATATTTTATATTTTTGCCAAACAGTTAATTGGTGATATTCTTGTCCATCAAGAGACCAAAAAGCTGGAGAAATAAAATATCCAAGATATTCCCAGTTTGTTGCTTGATAGATGTATCCATAATTGCCTTCTTTTCTGCCAGCATATGATACTAATAAACGTACCTCAGGCATATATTTTTTTATCCATTTTATTGATAGAGATATAGCTTGACTTTCGCTATTTTTTTCTTCACTGTCTGCCATGCAGAACCTATTTAATTCAAAATATTCATTAACATCAATTTTTTCTTTAACATATCTATCTAAACGAATATTATGTACCGCAGACCTTCCCCATTGTAATGCACCAACAAGTTCTTTAGATACTTTATCAAAAATTCCTAAATTTAACTTTGCTCCTTTAAATCCATGATGAGAATAATGATATTGTTCCATCATTTTATTTGCTATAGATGACTTAATTTCTTCTATAAAATATTTTTTATTTTCCATTACTGCTCTACCTTAATGTATAAACCGCAATGACACTCTTCTCCAATAGTTACATTATTCCTAAAATTTTTACAAGGACATATTGAATCATCATTATACATTTCAGGATTAACACAAGGACAATAAGGCTTGCCATATTTATTTTTATTTTCTTTTAATTTAGATATAATTTCATTTTTTAATTCAGTATCTTTAGTAAACATTAATTTCATTTTATCCCTCCATTTGTCGTCTTATTTCTTCAATAGTCTGTGCAAATTGATTTGAACTTGAGAGCGTAATCCCTAAAACTTGGTCATGTCTTATTTTATCATTTGGTATAAAACGTCCAAATTTTATTATAATATTTTTAAATTTAAAAAGTTTTTTAAGTTGTTCTGCTATTTCACTCGGATAATAACCAGTATAAATAACTATTGTATCTGATGATAATTGTCTAAATTTCCAAATAAAATCATATAATTCATCAAAAGTATCAAATGGCTCAAGCCCACCAAATACAATAGCTTCAGTAATATCGTTTGATAAATACTTGTTTATAATTTTTGCGTCATCAATCTTAAATATTGGCGCGGCGGCGAGTGAAGAATTTTGACAAATCTTCTCTCCACATTCTTTATCACATTTAAAACTACATTTGCTTGTTGAAATAAACATAGATGGTTTATAAAAATTTATAAAATCTTCTGTAACTATACCAGTAATATTCATTTTAATCACCTTTTTTAGAATAATTTGGATAATGCCAAGGCCCATCAAAAGTGTCATCTACAGGATATTTTTTTAAACAATATGGACAATATAAATAATTAACTGCATCTTTAATTCTTCCCGTTAAAATATTAGAATTAGGCTCAAATTCTTTATCTATAAACCAATCAGCATCTAATGGAAGATTACATTTTTCACAATTCCCATATAATGAAAATTCATCTATCATATTAACACTCCTTTTTTATTTTATTATAACATAAAAAAGAAGGAAAGTCAAAAACTTTCCTCTTTAAATTATGTTTTTATCTTATTAATGGATTCCCATCTTCTCATAGGATATTCTTTAGTTCTTTCTTTAGACCATGATTTTACTGGAGTATAGAAACCAACTACACGAGTATATTCAGTTGAAATAGGTTTTCCACAAATTGGACAGGTAGTTCCATAAAAAGCATGATTATCTTCACATGCTTGTATTTTAGTATTAAATGCAAAATAAGTAACTCCTCTGTCTGCTATATAGCAAGTCATTTTATATGCTTGATCAAAATTAGTAAATGGTGCATCTATATTAGCATGAAGAATCGATCCACCATTACAAAAACCATCAAACATAGCTTGAATTCTAACTCTTTCTTGTAAAGTTGTTTTAATACCAAGAGGAATGAATTGATTTCCATACAATGGTAAATCATAAATGTCCGCATCTGGATAGAAAAATCTGTCTTTTGTCATTAATTTTGCGGCGGCGTTCTCTCCAGGGATTTGTTCTGTATTAATCATATAATCACAGTTATTATCTGCAATAAATTTATCAGCAACAGATCTCATTGTATCAAAAATCTTTTTACCAAATTCAGCAGCTTTATCTGTATAATATACATTACCCATTTCATCAACTTCAATGCAATTAAACTTCTTCATTGTTTCATAAATACCAATAAAACCTATTGTATTATAAAGATGTTCAAAATCTACTAAACCATAAGTAAAATTAGGTAGTAAACCTTTTTCTACATCTCTGCGAATAATATTTCTAATAATATGGAGTACACGAACATTTACTAATGTCCTTTCTGCAAGTTCTTTAAGATATTCTTCTTCTGTTTCAGTATCTAAAGCAAGTCTTGCAAGATTAATTGTAGAGACTTTAACTGAACCAACTTTTAGCGCTGTACCGCCAATAGAATTGAAATAACCAAGATCACGAATATCGCTTTTAAGACGACAACAATTTGATAAACTTGATACATTATCATCAATAAAGAAATTACTATCTGACCAACGCATATTATGATTAATCGCCCATGTAGCAAATTCTTCATCTTCAAATTTTCCATTCTTTCTTAATAAAGATACTGTGCTTACAGGAAAGGTAAACATATTCTCAGAACGTATATCTGCCATAACTTCCATATATATTTTTTGAAATTCAATAATTTCTTCTTCATAATCAATCATAAAAGTACCATCTGGAAACTCGCTTCCACCAAATAGTGCTTCAAAATATGGTCTATCAAAAACAGATGTATTAGTGAAAGCAGACTGTTGCCCGTCTCTCACACAAGGCTGATTTACTGCATAAATAAATCTTTGAAAATTTTGTTTAGCATAATCTAATTCATTGTGTGAAGTTCTTATTCCAAGATAATCTTTTTCAATATCTTTTTTCCAGAAATAATACATATATGGAATTAAATTTGGCAATCCACAGGCCCCAGAACTCCTATTACTTGCAAAATTAATGAACTCTTTTACGAAATCAACAAATGTTGTTAAATGTTTCGGTGGTTTATTATTAAAAGTATCTTTAAGAAAATATAAACCTTGTTCTGCTAATTCTTTTAAATCATATGCAAAACAATAATGTTTAAAGGTAGAAGTATCAGCATCATGTAAATATATTTGTCCCATCCATTCTCTACGTAACCAATCATTTGCCGCCTTAAATCCATATTCTTTTTGATATTCATAATATATCTTATTAAAAGCAAGCAATTTACGATGCGGTTTAGGCATTTCAGTCAAAAGAGTAACAATATCTTTTCTTCTTACATTACTGTTGCCATCGATACTTGAATCCGCAACTGTTGGCTCGTCGATAAAATTATCTACAAAATCCGTTAAAGATAATTGACGATCATCAAAACCATTTAATCTTGCCATATCAGTTCCAAATTCTGCCTGCAATTTATTATATTGAGTGGTAAAATTTTTGTTTGTTCTAATATTATATTGCATTTATTTCCCTCCATTAATCCAATTTATAGCTTCTTTATACTGATATAATTTTTCATCTATAGAAAGGACTGGTAATTCTTGTATATTTTTTTCTGTCATTATTTTTATATCGTTACAAATTGAATAATTAATTCCTTTTTGTTGTAGCTTTTTTTCTAAAACTTTACATCTTGGACAATCAATAGTATATAATATAATATTCATCTTTTTCACCTCAATTCTATATTTCTATTTTAATTATATCAAAAAATAATGTGGAAGTCAAATCATAAACTTCCACACTAATAAGTAAAATTTTATTACTTGATCTTCAACAAATGCCATCATTCGCCTCGAATCATCAAATAACTTTCCAACTCATCATTTCTTCATAAATTGTTTTTACATAAGAATTGCCGCCTCTTGCAGAATAATCTTCATAAAGAATACATATATTTTCTCTCATTTTCATAGGAATTTCTTTTTTATCTCTGTATTTTTCATAAATAAGAGTAATATCATGTCTAAGAGTGTTTAAATCAGTTTTTTCTGTTCTATCAATAAATTGATGAATCTTGCTAAATTCATCTTTTGTTGCTTCTTTTACATTATTTATTAACCACTGTTTTGGTTTTTTAGATAACATTGTAAGTAAAGCTATAATAGAAAGTATTCCTCCTGCTGCACCCCCAACAATTTTAATTACTTCTAAAACAGCCATTAATTCCATTAATCACACCTCTTTTTTATTAAATAATCATTATGATATTTGTTTTTTACAAAATATTCAGGAGTAGAAAATAATGACTTAAAAGTTAACTTATCTAAATCCCAATATGGCACCCTTATAAGAGGTATTTTTCTCATTAAACAATATGAATTTTTTCTTCTATCCCATTCCTGAGCTTTACGAAAATTAAAAATTGTTTTGTGGAAATATTTAGTAAATTCAAAATGCTGCTTTCCATCAAATTCTATTAAACAAAATAATCTTTTATTTCTATATACAGCAAAATCAAATCTTAATGGAGTGTTTTTAGAGCCATTTAAATCTTTAAAACTAACTTCTTTCTTAAATTGAATATTGTTTTGATTTAAAATTTTTATTATTTTCTCTTCTCCTTTAGAAGTAGAATTAAAACTCATTTAATTCGTCTCTTGTTGGTGGTTTAGATTTTTTACATTTAGGAGGTATAAATACTGGGTACGGCATTGGCGCAAAAGCAGGGTGTCCATTTTCTGGGTGATAGCAAGGGATACAACGATTTTCTCTATGAAATGTTGCAAGATGATAATATTTATCTTCTCCAAGAGGAACTCCACAAGGATATTTAGCAATAATTCTTTTTACTCCCTCATAATAATCAAGTCCTTTCTCCCATTCATAGAATTGACAATTTAATATAGCTGAAAAATAAGTTGTATTAATAACATCCATTTCTTTTTGTTCTTGAGATTCTAAATCTTCTTTGAAGCTTAAAAGTCCAAGTTGTAAATCATCAAGGCTATCATCATTAAGTTGACATTCTATACCGTAACAAATTTCTTTGCCAATTGTAATATCAAATTCATGTGTATCTTCATTATAAATTGCACCAAATAGTACAAAATAGCCGTCAAAAATATACATAAATTGTATGTTCTTACCATTAATATATTTTGCAACATAAAACGATCCTTCTTTATTATTTGTACTTACTACAGTTTTAGGAAAATATTCTTCAAAATTTTCAATAACAATTCCGATAAAATCTGGAACTGGAACTGGAGTTGGATATAATTCATAACTTTTACACGGCGCGCCAAGAACTTCTTCAATTAATTGTGCTGTTTTCAAATAGTCTTCTCTAATGTTACACACTGGAAAATGTTTACAAGTAAAACAGCGTGGTTTTATATGAGTATGGTGTGGCGGCGGAAGCTCTGGAACAATTGGAGTTAAGAACTTTTTTTCTTCTACCATAATAAATTTCACCTCTTTTTATTATAATAAAAAAGAGGAGTAAGAATTTTACTCCTCATTCTCTAAAAATTAAGTGAAAATTTATAAACGAATGTATAAAAAATTACGCTTTGTCGGAAATTTGAGAAAAGTCACAATCTTCTGCTTTTTTATCCGTTCTCCATTGAACAATCTTTGCGTGGCGAAGTGAATATTCTCCATCAATATGTTCTACTTCCATTGCTGTAAGTTCAGCAACCTTTCCAGTAAGCTCGTTATTTTTCTCAACAATATCTCTCTTAAGTTCATCTGTGATGCCGCTGATCCAAGCAACATGGACAGGATTGTTTTCTTTCATTACAGAAAAAGATACAGCACTTGCCCAACCATAATACCATGATTTAGTGATTGGTTCCCAAGTTTCTCCATTTGTATATTCTGTGAACATACAAATATTAGTTTTTTCACCAGTTTTTACGTTATACCAATATGGCCAAGTTTCAATTTCTTTTCCCTTATAATCTTTTGTTGCAGGCTTATAATCACCATCAAGGAAGGCATCAATTGTTTCATTGATTTCTTTTTTCATTTTCAATGTCATTCTTGCAGTTCTCTTCCCTGGAAGATATTTGCAATCCTTACGAGTAATAACAATGCCTTCGCCGCCCTCTGCAATTATCTGCCCATACAAATCCCAAAGTTCAGGACCTTCCTTATAATTAGCCATAAATACATATTCATTATTGTTAGTAATATCAGCAAGCTCATATTCAAGATAGGTACGAATACGAGTTTCAAAAGGCGTGTTAATAAGAGACTTATTCTTATATGCAAGAATATCAAATATATAGAAATTCAAAATTCCATTTTTCTTCTGTCTTTCAATGCACTTGTCCTTAAGGCAATTAAGAACAGATGTAATCTTGCGGCTACCTTCGTTATTGGGAAAACAAATTTCTCCGATGAGAACGGTGCCATTAGGAATCCAAGAAAGTTCGTTTGTAATCCAAGGAATCCATTCTGCTTTATCTGTATAACCGCCATTTACACTTTCTGTTCTACTACGCAAATGAAAATTACCATCATTGTCTTTAATTAGCATATTCCAGGCTCCATCATATTTTCTTGCTCCGATATAATCACCAGAAATACACATATATTTAGATTCTTCTTTCTTCTTCTTAATATCATAAGATTTAGGATGACTCCAATACTTCATGCTTTCCATTTCTGTAAAATTAAAGCCATCAATAATAATATTTTCCATATAAATTACCTCACTTTTATTTTTTCTATTTATATTATATCGTAAAACAAATTAAAAGTCAACTATTAATATAGTTGACTATATCATATATTTCTTCCCAATTTTTTGCTCTGTAAATCCCGTATTCACTATTATTAAAGTTTTTATTCCATGGATACGAAAATAAGATTTTTTGATATTTCCCATCTATTAAATTCTTTTCATAGTCATCAATAAGTATATCAATTCCTGCCATATATTGTTTTTTAGGACAAGAGAATAAACTTTTTCTTATATCAAGATATGGAAAATTTCTTTTAAGCCAATTAGCTTTTTTCTTTAAGTTTTCTGGTTCAGTTGAAGTTATAAAAATAATAGTGTGGCCTTCTCGAAAAAGTCGCGCTACATATTTTTGACAATCTTTAATTAATTTAATCCTTTTCCATACTCGTCTGTCAACAAAATAATTTTTAAAATTATCTTTAAATTCTAATTTCACATAATTATCTATATAATAAGATTTTATATCTTCTGGTACAAGATTATCATTACTATCTTCATTATACACGGATAAAACAGCTTCACATAAGTTATTTAATACATTGTCTATATCAATTCCTATGATCATTGTATCTCTCTCCTTTTATAATTAATTCTTGGTGCTTCTGGATTATAATATTCATTACAGGAACGATATCCATCTGTTAGATCACAATCTTTACAATTTCCACAGCCCGGCGCTCCGCCATTAATTTGTGCAATTGCACAGGTTTTACAAATACAATAATGACATTTATTTCTATTACTTTCCACTATCTCATTCTCCATTCAAAATCTCTAACAATATTCTTCATATCCTCATTAAGATATCCCCACATTTTTTCCTCAATTTCTTCTGGGATACCAAACAACGGTTCCGCCATGCTTCCAACAATTGCACAGATGGTATCCGTATCTCCACCAACCCAAACTGCTTTTCTCATTGCTTCTTCAAAACTATTGCTTTCCAGAAGAATTGAAAAACAAATTGGTATAGTTCCTTGACAAGTTTCATTAAATTTAATTTTTTTAACTGGCGGCAATTCATATAATTTATTAGCAAGTTTTCTAATATCTTCCTTCTTTGCACCGTTTAAAAGATACCAAATTGCAGAACTAACAGCTTTTGCGCCTTTGAACGATTCTTTATGATTATGAGAAATTAATGTGGCGGCATTTGTCTGTTTTAACATTTCTTCAAAATTATCTTTATAGAAATATGGGATTGCAGAGATTCTCATTGCAGCACCATTGCCATAAGAACCGTATGGTTTTGGAGGATTTTGTTTAAGCCATCTACGAAAATGTCCTCCATAACTTTCTTTACTGTATTTATTACAAAAATTCCAAAGATTTTTTGCATAATCTGTAACTGAAGGCTTTTCTTTTTCTAATAAAGTTTTTGCAATACCACAAGTACATATGGTATCATCAGTATAAAAATTTATTAATGTAAACAATTCAAAGTCATTTGGCTCGCCTTTATAATTATCAAATTCATAAATTGAACCAATAATATCGCCAATAATAGCTCCTTTCATTCTATATCTCCATCTTAGCTTTTACCGCCAACTTGTCAACATAATCATTCCAATCTTTCTCTCCTGAATGCCCCTTAACTTTAATAAATTCAATGTTCTTACTTTTCTCAAGGTAACGATAAATTTCTTTAATAATCTCGAGATTTTCAATAGGCTCGTGTTTTTTACCTCGTGTCCATCCATTCTTTGCCCAGCTATAAATCCAACCTCCTGATTTCAGCATATTCACGCAGTATGCAGAATCAGAATAAATTTTTAAAATATCTTTTGGCTGTTCTTTTTTAAAATATTTTAAAGCCATCAGGATAGCATAAAGTTCACAATAATTATTAGTCGTATTCTCAAAATGTTTTGTCTCTTCATAAATAACTTTTTCATCTTGAATAACTGCCATCGCCGCGCCACCATTTTCTCTTTGATATTCTCCATTAATGCATTTCATTGTGGCCGCGCCATCAGTGAATATTATCATATTAAATCCTCCTTTAAATATGCTAATCGATAAGTTGGTAGTTCTCTTAGAATGATACAGCTTAAATGAAAATTATCTACTTTAAAATTAGAAATTTTCGCTTGTTCTGGCAATGTCCTTGGGAATTTTTCTCTTAATATTTCATTTTCTGGATTTAAATAAAAAGATACATATTCTTCCCAATTATCAGCTTTAATAATTCGACTTTGGTGATCAATAATTGATTTCATTGTTTTATCTGCATTTATTGGACCGCTTATGTTCGTTTCAATTATCTCAATCATTGAAATTCCTCCTTTTAATTTTTCATAATAATAATTATATCAGAAATAAAAATAAAAGTCAAGATATTTAATCTTGACTTCTATTATCAATAAAATATAAATTTTCACAGGCTTTAAAATTGTTATCTTTTCCGGCAGTTCTCTTTGCTTCTTTAAACCATATAGATTTAAAATCATCTGGCATAACTTGTTCACTAATAAAAATAGGATTTGTCTTAGATTTTTCTCTTAACCAATTATAATATTCTTCGTGATTAAATTTTGGGTTTATAGCATATGGTTTAGTCGATTTATATGGACTATCACAATAAATAAGAGCATTATGAGGAATTTTTAGTGCTTTATAATCTGAACATGTAAAATTTATTTTTTTATAATTTTCATTTTCAGATTGTTTCTGATGATTTCTATATGCTTCTTGATAATAATTTCTTGTATCTGAATTTTTTGCATATCCTCTTGGAAAGCCACCATTTGAAAAACTTGCATACCATTCTATTGCGCCGATTTCATAAAGCGGCATAGAGATAACAGAAAAATCTTCAAAATTAGTATCTCTTAATTTTTTCCAATCTGTATATGCATTATCCCAATATTCTCTTGAACCATCTGTAGGAATTTTAGAAAAATCATTTTGTGCCTGTTGATGTAATGCTATTAAACTTGGAGATAAATCAGATGCATATAAATTTTCACAATAAATACTGTCAATCAAATTTGCGCCGCCACAAAATACATCATAGAAATCTTTAATATTGTTTTCATCAATATATTTTTGAATTATTGGGCATATGTCTTTTTTATATTTTCTTTTTGAACCCATATATACCATAAAAATATCCCCCTTTTTATTTATATCTAATCCAATCAATTTTTGTATCTTTATCAAAGGTTCCATCTTCTTTTTTATTTGTCCACATAAAAATTGTATAAGATATTGCTCCTTGTGGCAATGAAGTATCATTATTTTTATAACATGAAATCCTATCAGCATAAATATATAATTTTGATGGAGGATAGTGTTTATAAATTTTTTCATACCTTACTTTACTTTCAAGATGTAAAGTTTTTAAGAACATTATCACTGTACCACCAGTTTTAACTTCTCGTAATGCTTTCAAAATATATTCTGAAAGTCCTTCTGTTGTTTTTATTGTATCTTTTAAATAAGGAGGATTTGTTAAAATTACATCATATTTGTTAGAAAAATCCTTAGTAAAATAATTTTGTTCAAGAATATCTTCTCTTCTGGCTATTAAATCATATGCATCCATTTTGTTTCCTGTAAGCTCAAAAAATCTATCAACTAAGACTCCTTCACCTGCACTTGGTTCAAGAATTTTAAGCTCAGGATTTTTTAACCACGGTTCTTTTTCAAGAAGATGATTTATAAATCGAGGATCAGTAGCATAATAATCTTCTTTTTGTCTTTCATTTTCTGAATGATTTGACGCACCAAGAGTTGAAAAAATGTTTGTATTTTTAGGATCTTTAGCCATTAATATCATCTCTAACAAAAGTTTCATAAAATATTGTAGCTTCCTCGAATAATTCTGATAATCCCCTACTATTATCTACACAAATGTCATAATCAAAATCATTAACACAATCATCTGCATGATTACCGTAAGTAATTATTTCTTTTCCTCTTTGAATAAGAACAGTCATCGCTTGATATTCCTCTATGAATCTCTGAATGTCTTCAGGCTCTCGACTATCAATAAAAATAGCAGCGACTTCTTTCTCATTTAATGTTTTAATTTTATTACATACACTTTGATGAGGAGAATCATTCCATCTTGTTAATAAATCTTTTAAATCAGATAACATTCTTCTATTCTCAAGTGTTTTTGTTCCATCCCAACCTATATTTTTTGCAATATCTTTTACATAATCTATTGTTGATATGATTAATACTTTTTGGTTATGTGCAATGGCGATTTCTTCTACCATTTTTTCAAAAGATGTTTTTCCACAGCCACCTTTTCCATTGACAATAAAAATTTTTATAAAAATCCCTCCCACTCTTTTTTTAAATTATTTAATTCATCTTTTGGAATATTTAAATTATATCCACTTATTGCCGCATTTCTGCTATTGATAAAATGATTTAAATTATTTTTAATAAATTCTTCTTTTTCTTTAGGACAATAATAAAAACAAAGAGAATCTTGTTCATCTTCTAAAATTGAATCAAATATTGGAAAGTCTTCTTCTGTTCCAGTTAATTCATATACTTTAAATTTTTTTACTTTTATGCAATATTTATCTTTTATTATTTTATTATTAGTAAATCTTAAACAATTGTATAAAGTATGTAAAAATAAAGAATCTTTGTCTAATAGTGGATATATTATTTTTTTATTTTGTATGGTATTTAAATTAAAAAATTTGCAAATATATTTTAATTGTTTTATTGTAAATCGATTTATTAAAGATATAGAATTACTTAAATCATTAAAATCTTTTTCAGTAAAATCTACATAATAAAGAGGATTAAAAGAATTGATCTTAATTATATTATCAATATATTTTAATTTTCTTTTTTTAATAATGTCTTTATTATTATAAAATAATTTTTTTGTATTTTTAATTCTTCCAAAAACTTTCAAATTAAAATCATATATTCCCTGAATATTTTTAAGAATATAATAAGAGATAATACTACATATATCATCATTATATTCTAATAAAAAAGTATGTGTATCAAATTTTTCTTTATAATCATGTATAAAATTATTCATAATAATATTTAGAGTTTTACTCGTTTGTCGTTCATAATTAAATTCTTTTTGATAATCTAAATTTAAATTATGCACTATTAATCGCTGTTCAATATCCATATTTTCAACCTCCTATTAAATATATTATAATACTAAATTTTAGAAAAGTCAAGAAGAAAACGAGCTATATCTTTAGTTTGACATTCTTAAAAAATAATAATATAATACATTAAGAGGTGAAATAATGAGCATTAAATATCGTTTAAAAAGAGATATTGTGTCAAGAATTGCCGCTAATTTAGTGTTTAATATTTCAGAAGCAAAATCTGTGCATATAATAAAAAATGATCGATGTTTTAATGGAAAATCTTTAATTGGAATTTTATCAAATAGGTTATCTTTTAATGATATAATTACAATTAAAGTAGAGCAGTTAAAAGATATAGAAATAATAAAACAAGCTTTTAATGAAATAGGAGAGGTGATTGAGTAATGGATTACAGAATGTATAGTGGCGGCGCGCCAGCAGGGAAAAATGTAGTAAAGTTAATTGAAGAACATTTACGAGAACAAGGACAAGTAAAAGTTGGACAACTTATTCTCGACTTTGTGGGATTCGAAGGTACAGCAGGAACAACATTTACACTTAATAACCAAAAAGATAAAATGGTAATACCAAATTGTGGACATTTTATTACTCCACACGATGGAGATAAATACATGAAAATCTACAGTTTAGTATTTGATAACGCTTTTACTGGAAATATTTATTATATCATATAAGGTGGTGAAAATCAATGGGATTTTTTGATCCATTTGGTAGCTCTGGAGGCTCTGGTGGAGGGACTGGGGTGCCTGGAAAAGATGGTAGAGGCATATCTACTATTGATTTTTTATCAAGTAGTATTGGATCTGTACCTGGAATCCAAGGCGCAGTAGACACTTATCAAATTATATATACAGATAATACTAAATCTACGTATGTAGTAAAAAATGGAGAAAAAGGAGAAGCTGGCGAAAAAGGTGAAACCGGTGCAGCTGGACCAATTGGACCATCTGGAGAAAATGGAGAAGATGGTATTACTCCAATTTTTAGAAAAACAAGCACATCAATTCAAGTATCAACAGACAAGGGGCAAACTTATAGTCCATTAGTATTATTATCAGAAATTACTGGGCCGCAAGGAGAACAAGGTCTTCAGGGCGAACAAGGACCTCAAGGATTAAAAGGAGACACTGGTGAGCAAGGTCCGCAAGGACTTCAGGGTATTCAAGGTATTCAAGGACCATCTGGTGAACAAGGTCCACAAGGTATCCAAGGAGAAAAAGGCGATACTGGCGCTCAAGGTCCACGTGGAGAGACAGGACCATCTGGACCTGCTGGAACGGACGGAATAGGCATTCAAGATGTTTCTATTACAGATAACGGTATGCTTATTATTACTTACACAAATGGTATTAATAAAGAAGTCGGTATTGTAAAAGGTGCAGATGGAACGTCAATAAATATTATTGACAGTTTAGATTCTACAGATAGTCTTCCATCTACTGGGCAAAATAAAGGAGATGGATATTTAATTAATGGTCATTTATGGGTATATACTGGTAGTGAAACAGATGGAGCTATAAATGGTTTTATAGATGCTGGAAATATACAAGGACCATCTGGAAGAGGAATTTTAACATTAGCTATTGATGAAAATTATAATTTAATAATCACATATAGTGATAATACCACAGAAAATCTTGGAAATATAAGAGGTCCTCAAGGTGAGAAGGGAGAAAAAGGAGACACCGGAGAACAAGGTCCCCAGGGACTTCAAGGAGAACAGGGACCTCAAGGTATACAAGGAATACAAGGTATTCAAGGAGAAACTGGACCTCAAGGTATACAAGGTATTCAAGGAGAACAAGGTGAACAGGGATTACAAGGTGAAGATGGAGTAAGCGTTACAAATGCTGAAATTAGAAGTGACAATCATTTATACATAACATTAAGTGATAATACGGAAATAGATGCAGGAACCGCAAAAATTACTGGAACTACTTTTATAAACTATTCTTTTGAATTGACTCCAGAAAACTGGACAAGTGAAAAGAAATATACACTAAATGGTATTAATATAGTAGATATATCAGCCATCTTTATTAATTCATCTACACAAATTACAGAAGAACAATATACTGCACTAGCAGAAGCAAGTATAATTGCTGTAGATCATTCATCTAATACTTTAACCCTTAAAGCAATGGGTGACATTCCAAGTATTAAAATTCCAATCGTTGTAACGGTAGGAGGATGATAATATGGCAGATGAATTAGTTATTATTAATAATCTTCCATCAGCAATGAGAATAGGAGAAGATTCTTCTGATGCTACAGCTACTGCGGCAGATATTTTATTAAATAAAACCGCATATGTAAATGGAAAGAAAATTATAGGAGCTATTGTTTCTAAAGAATCAGAAACATATATTCCAACAACAACAGCTCAAGTTATTGAATCTGGTCAATATATTTCTGGTAATCAAATAATTGAAGGCGATACAAATTTATTGTCGTCAAATATAAAAAAAGGAGTTTCAATTTTTGGCGTAGATGGAATATTAGATAGTGAAGGTGGTAGTACTATTGTTGATAATCAAATAATGGATACATCTTCATTGACATCTTCAAGTGAAGTTTACGCATATTTAAATAATGGAGAAGACTGTTATGTATCTAATATTAACGATAATACGAAATATGAGAAAATAACAGATAACTATGATTTTTCATCTAATACGATGGCTTGTGCGTATGATACAGTAGGCGGCATATCAATGGCAGGAATAAGTATAAGAAGCACAGTTGAAAATAGAGGAGTTCTATTAAAAAAATTTACTTTAACAAACACACATGGTCTTATATATATAAATTCTTTAGTATCAGATTGGATAACACCAACTATACAATTTGTATTAATACCACCTTCAGCAGTGGTGCTAAATGAAACAGAGTCATATTTAAGGATAGATTTTTCTAAAAAAGTATTTGAAAAAAATATTATTCTGTCTCCAAAATATAATGGACAAAGAATATTTTTAGAAGTAACTGGTTTGCCTATTGGAGAGTACTATCCAGCTATATTAGTCCCATCAAAAATTGAAGGTAACACAGCTATAATATCTCAAATTGGAATATTAGAGATATAAAGGAGGCGATATTATTATGTTTATTCGTTCAAAAGATAGACCACAAGAAATTGAATATAAATTAATTACTTCAAATATTTATAAAATATACTTTAGAGAAGATATTATTGAATATGATACATATTTTTCTTATAATGAATATTATTTAGTCACTGAAATAAATGGATTAGATATTGATCAGGAAATATTAGATAATTTTAATTCATTTATAGAAATAGCAAAAATAAATGATATAGAAAGAAAAAAAGAACAAAATATTAATAATCTTAAATATTCATTAGCATCTACCGATTATAAAACCATAAAAAGTCTTGAAAGCTATGTGCTTGGATTGCCATTATCATATGATTATTCTGAGCTTATTTCAGAAAGACAAGCAATAAGAGATGAAATAAATAATATTGAGATGAATATTGAATCTGAGGAAAATGAAATTCAACAATTAAAATTAAGAAAAATAAATGAAATTTGTTCAATATGTCAAACAACAATAACAAATGGAATTGACTATAACGATGAGCATTATAGATTAAATACGACAGATCAGATTAATTTAACTTCTTTATATACATTGGCGCAAAAAGGACAGTCAGTTCCATATCATGCTGATGGACAGGTATGTAGAATATTTACATCGGAAGAAATGATTGGACTAGTAGAAAAAAGTACCCAATGGATAATATATCATACTACTTATTTTAATTTATTAAAGCACCAAATTTTAGAAATGGAAACAAAAGAAGAATTAGAACAAGTAGAATATGGAATGAAATTAGAAGAAAAATATCAAGTTGTATTAGATTCAATTATTAAATAGTGATAGTTATGAAAAATAAAATATTCAATTTAATTAAATATATTATTCTTTTTCTTATTGGCGGCGCCGCATATTTTTTAATTGAAATTTTGTGGCGCGGCTATTCACATTGGACAATGTTTTTATTAGGAGGATTATGTTTTTTAATTATTGGTGCAATTAATAATTTTCTTCCTTGGGAAATGTATTTTGAAATCCAATCTATACTTGGGGCGGTCATTATTACTATTTTTGAATTTATAGTAGGAGTAATAGTAAATATTATATTAAAATGGAATGTATGGAATTATTCTACTGTTCCTTTTAATATAATGGGACAAATATGTTTACCTTTTTCTTTAATATGGATAGTATTAAGCACGGTCATAATTATTGTAGATGATTTAGTTAGATACAAAATATTTAAAGAAGAAAAACCATATTATATTAGTTGGATTTTAAATAAAATAAGAGGTGATAATAATGAAAATTGAAACTTCAAAAATTTTTCTCTTTATTATAGCAATATTAAGTATTATTGTTACTGTTTTTTCAGTATGGTTCTGCTATAAATATGAAACATATGAACCTTTATGTTATATAGTTCCTGCAATATTTACTGAACTTGGTGCGGCGACAGCAGGATATTATTGGAAATCTAAGAATGAAAATAAAATCAAAATGACTCTTGGCGCTGTAAAAGAAATATCTGAATATAAAGAACTTAATGAAGAACAAATTAGAATAGTTGAAGCCTTAGTCAATACTCTGGGGTGATAAAATGATATTAGATAAAGATACTCCATATATAGTTGAGATAGAAGAATTTAATGATGATGAAAGATTACACGATAAAACTTTAGAAGCTGTTTTATCTCATAAAGGTCTTAATGCACAATTAGAAATAAAAGTAATTGCTCCAGCAATAAGATCAACAGAAATCGAAGGAAATTTTGCACATAAATTTTTTAAGACTTCTGATGGATTATTTTTAAGTTTAAAGGAGGGAAAATAATTAATGGCAGAAGAAAAAATTTATTTAGATCTCGAACCTACTGCGGCACAAGTAAAAAAAGGTATCGAAGAAATAGTTGAAAAATTAACTGAAAATGTTGTTGAAAATAAAGATAAAATTTTTACGCTTGAAGTTGATACAGAAAATATACCAGAAGATTTTGATGGCGCGCTAACTGATGACATGTTAGATAAAGTTAAAATTAGATTAAAAACTGTAAGTGCAATTTCCCCAGTTGAAGGAAAACTTGGACAGATGATAATGTCTGATGGTAATAATTGGATAAAAAAATCAGAATTTTATACTTCATTATTTTCAAATGGAAACTCAGAAGAAGGCGGATACACAGAAGTTAGATTTGGTCCAGATTTAATTGACAATCCAAATATTAATGGTAGACCAGTAAGTAGATTAGTATTATCAGGGAATCCATTGTCTCTTGAAGATAAAGATAGTAGTGCTACACTTTCAACGACAAGAACTGAACAGGCAGATGCAAAAACATTTAAAATGGTTATTGCAGATACCGCAAAAGCAACATTTAGAAATTCAGCAAATGTAATGTTTAGAGATAATGCAAATGTTACTTTTAGAGATGATACTATTTTTGCTACTGATAGCAATGGCATTCATTATTCTAATAATGAAGACTGGGATGATATAAGGTTCACTCTTTCAGATGGAGCGAAAGTTGATTTTAATGGAAATTGGAATGGTAAACCTAATTTTTTTGTACATGGTAAGATTAATTTTAATATGGATGATGGTTGTTATATTGATACAGATGGCACTCAAAAAAGACATTGGAGTGGAGGAAATAAATATAATGATTATGTTTCTGGCGCCACGGTTAGAATTCATGATGCGGCATTAGTAGAGATGAGTCAAAGTGCATTTCTAAAAATGGGAGGCTATGGAAGAGCTTGTATAGAAGGTTCTTCATTTTTAAAAGTGGATGATCTTGCTAATGTTAATTTTACTAGAAATTGTTTTTTCTTAGCTACTGATACATCGCAAGCATATTTTGAAAATAACTCTAAATTTCATATGCAAGGCGGACAATTTTTCATGAATGAAGGATTAATTCTTTTCAATCCTGAACATTATAAACCTTGTATTTGTATAAATGGTGGAGGTCAAATTCTTTTTAACGTAGATCAGTCAATAGCTTATGGTCCAACTGGTAGTGATTATGATCCTTGTTTAATTGCTAATCCAACATCGTTTGTGTTTACTGGCCAGGGAAGTACAGGTTGTGAATTAGATAAATGGGGAGCTTATAAACCTGGAGTACCAATAATGAGTTTTGGTGGGCCAGATTCATTAGTATCAACAAATAGAAATCCTCGCATTCAGATAGCAGATGAAACTATGATAATAATAGATGCTGCAACTGGTTATGGAAGTAACTATTTAAAAATTGGAGCTTGTGGCGGAGGTCAAACTCAAACTCATATTTTAGATAATACTCATTTAGAACTTCGTCAAAATTCAGTAATATCATTAAGAGGAAAAAGTCAAGATAGTGAAGTTGGTCCTATAGGCGACTTCCCAATTACTAGACATAATGGCCCACCAGATGGAACAGGCTCAATGCTTACAATGTATGATGATGCAGTATTTATTATGAGAAGTGAATGGCCCGAATATGAAGAAAGTGATTATGAGAATAAAACAGACCATAGAGGAAGAGAATTAACCACTTCAACATGGCAACCAGATTTAGATTTCTGGAGGAGATCAGGTTCTCCATTATTTGGAATGGTTGGAAATTCTGCATTTAAAATGCAGGGTGCTGCAACAATTAATATGAACAATGGCTCAAGAATTGATATGATTACTGGTGGCGCAATTACTCTTCAAAGCGGTGCGAGTATCAATATGGATTTAAGTTCTCAACTTAATATAACAAAATCTTCTTTAGTTAATATTGATACTGCTTCAAATATTAACATGGAAAATGGAAGTTTAATAAATTTAGATAACGGTAAAATTAGCATTGATGAAGAAGGAGTTAGCTTCTCATATCAGGATAATATTATCACTTTTACATTCTCTGAATTAGAACAATTAAAATCATTAATTTCCACTAATTAATCCCTTGACTTAAAAAGAAAATAATGATATAATAAAATAAAAAGAATTTATATAAGGAGGGATAAATATGAATACTTTTTATGGCGGAACAGATGGTGGATACTATCCATGTAAATCGGACTATAAAGAAATTGGATACACAGATGGAAGTCCATTTCTAACTGCAACTGAAATCCTACCAGAGTTTAATAAAGATAAAAAAATATTAGGCTATACTTATGGTTATATGGCAAATAGAGGAGAGTTTCGTTCATCACGCGGCCGCCGCTCACAAGAGCTATTATATCAGTTACATAATAATTGGATTTGTTTAGCAGTAACTAATTATCAAAAAACATATCACTCAACTGATATTTATTCAGACCATATGAGAACACCAACTGATAGAGATGTAGCATTTGTAATTGAAGATGCGCATAAAAGAAATGTTAAGGTATGTTTAAAGCCAATGTTAAATTCAGATGATAATGTTTGGAGAGCACATATTGGCTTTCCAGACCTTAATATGGATGATTTAAATATTTATTGGGCTAAATGGTTTGAAAGTTATAAAAATTTTATTCTTCATTACGCAGAACTCGCTCAGGAACTTAAAGTAGAAATGTTCTGTATTGGTTGTGAAATGCTTGGGACTGAACATCGTAAATATGATTGGCTTTATTTAATCAAAGAAATTCGTAGAGTGTATACTGGAAAGGTAGTCTATAATACAAATCATGATCATGAAGATGCACAAGAATGGTTTGATGAACTTGATTATATAGGAACATCAGCTTATTATCCTGTTGGCGGAGAAAATCGTACATATGAAGAGATGGTAAAAGGATGGACGGAAGTTAAATGGAGACTTAATGCTATTGCGGAAAGTAGAAATAAAAAATATATTTTTATGGAAACTGGTTGTCGCTCAGTAGAAGAAAGCTCTCAACACCCTTGGGATTTTACTCAAGAACTTCCATGGAGCGAAGAAGAACAGTATAATTATTACAAATCTTGCTTTGATGTATTTATCAATGAGCCTAATTTTGCCGGCGTATTTTGGTGGGATTGGCCAACATTTCAATATGAAACAAGAGATGAAGCTATGCAAGATAAAGGATTTAATATACACCTTAAATCTACAGAAAAGCTTGTAAAAGAAATATATCAAAAATATGGAAATAATTAAAGAAAAACCTATAAAAAAATACTTATAAAATGGGGAGAGAATATATCTCTCCCTATTAATCTATTAAATGAGGTGATAGACATGGCAATTTTAAAACCGGATACTACTTATAGCTGGAACGGATTAAAAATTAACGAATATTTATTAACAAAACATAATATAAATAAAATTGATATGCCAACTATTGCAATGGCAAATCCAATTGGTATAACAGTTCATAATACTGGAGCAATCTCTGTATCTTCAAGTACAACAATGGCTGAACAATATACTCGTGCTACTGTAAATGGTAATATGAAAGATGTTCGTGTACATTTTTATGTAGATGATGTCTGTGCTTGGCAAAACCTTCCACTTTCATTGTCTGGATGGCATGCAGCTGATGGTTCTGGAAATGGAAATAGAAGAACAATTTCTATTGAAGTAATTGGGAATAGTAAAAAAGCAGAAGATAATGCTGCAAAACTAATTGCTTATCTCCTTGATCAGAATAATTGGGATGTAAATAATAATTTATACACACATACACATTGGCTTAACGTTCGAGATGGTAAAAAGGGAACTATTGATGAATTGAATATTATGAAAAATAGTTATAAAATGTGTCCAATTTATATACTTCCTCATTGGAATGACTTTAAACAATTAGTAAATAGTAAACAGAGAAATAATAGACCTCAACCAAATCCAACAAGTGCTATTTATAGAGTTAGAAAAACATGGGAAGATGCAAAATCTCAAATAGGAGCATTTGCAGACTTAAATAATGCTAAAGCTGCTTGTAAACCTGGATATAAAGTCTTTAACAATAGTGGAGTAGAGGTATATTCCGTTGCACAGAATATTTCAAGTACAACTCAGCCTACTGTAAAACCAGTAACTCCAACACCAGAAAAGATAAACGTAAAATATCGTGCTTATTCCAATGGTAAATGGTGGGGAGAAATTACTAATTATAATGAAGTAAATTCAAATGGTTATGCTGGAGTAGAAAATAAATCTATTAAAGGCCTGGCAATAAAAACAGATAAAGGAACTATCAAATATAGGGTTCATATTAAAGGTGGCGGCTGGTTAGGCTGGATATCAAATTATAATATCAACGATTGGAAAATTGGGTGCGCCGGAAATAAAATTGGAGATATCGATGCTGTTCAAATTGATTTTAATGGAGTATCTGGATATAAAGTTAGATACAGAGTTTCTACAATATCTACAAAATCTTATTTAAACTGGATTGAGGGATATAATACTTCAAATTCAATGGGATATGCAGGAATATTTGGAAAAGCAATTGATAAAATTCAAATTGAGATTGTTAAGAAATAATATATTGCCGCATCATAATTAGTGGTGCGGCGAAATAATAAAGGAGGTTTATTTATGCTTGAAACTATATTTGGAGTATCTGTAGGAACTATTTTAGGAATAATTGGTATTCTTGCAGCAATTGTAAGTATTATTGTAGAAGTTCTTAAAAAAATTATTCCAAATAGCTTCCCAACAAAGGCATTAGTAATAATAGTTTCTTTTGTTATTACTTTGGCATTTATATTTATTTTTTGTGAGATAAATATAAAGATAATCGCATTAGGAGCAGTTGGAAGTTTCGTTGTATCTTTTATTTCAATGTATGGATGGGATACATTTAAAGAAATTATTACTAAATTTAAATATCCGCTTTAATTAAACGGAGGTGATATAAATGACCACAGAAGAAGTTTTAAAACAATTTATTGGAAATGAATTCACAGAAAGTAATGATTTATTAGGAGCCACAGCAAAAGGAACGGAAGAAAATTTTTATTTGGATCCAATACCAAGATTAAATAAATTAGGATATATCTATAGTAATATCATTACAGATATTGGAGCAAGAATATCAGCAAGAACGGATTCCATAAAAATGAATAGAGATAATATGGATTATACTAATGATGGAGAAAATGGTGGTAAAATATATGACTTATCCATTGTATCTGCATATGACTTAAATAATGATGGAGTTATTGGATCTGATGATGCAAATATACTATTAGCATATTATGCTTACAAGCAAACTACTATAAGTCCAATTGAGGAATATTTTGATTTAATTTTTAGTCAAAAGATTGATGTATCTGAAGTATCAGAATTACCACCTGAATTAATTAATTATAAAGAGAAATACAGTGGAGATTATCCAAATAGAACTATTGCTAATATAAATAAATATTCATATTTCTACCCTAAAAAAGGAAATTCTGATAATGATTATTATTATCTATTCATGTATCAAAATGACAGCGATGAGAATACTTTAGATTATTATAAAAATTTATTTTCAGATAAATTAGCAATAATTGAAAAATATGAGTCTGGAAATGCTCTTGGTGCATCTTCTATTTTAAAATTAATTAAAGACGAAGGAAAAGGTAATCCATATATAACAGTAAAGCAGCTTGCTGATAATTTTGGTTTTTATAAAACACAATCTTTTCTTAATCTGCTTATGCCACAGTATAAAAGAAGAGTTGAAGTAGAAGATTTAGATGAGAATTTTTGGGTAATTGGACAAGTATTAGATGCTGTAGTTAATTCTATCTTTGGAAAGAATAATATAATAGATATATTAATGAATATAATAGATAGATTAAATGATATAGATATACAGATTAATCTTATTAATAAAATGATAGGGCTTGGAGATGATGTATCTATTCAACTAAGAGGACCTAGTATTGTCTCTTCATCTAATTTGTTTTCTTTTGAATCTATATATCCAAGAATAACAACTGGATATGGATATAGAGATATATCAACTCCTTTTAGTAATAGAGTTACTTCTAAATATTATGATGAAGAATCAGCTACATCTTTTTCAAATTATTGTATACAATACAATAGAGAACAGTATGACGCACAATCAACAGCTTCTTATTTTACAAATATTCGTTCAGATATGTTATTTTATGGAAAAAAAGATGGAATAACAGAAAGTTTTGGAAAATTTAGAAGTTATTTAAATAGTAATGTTTTAGATGATGAACAATATTTAGGAGAACTTATGAAGATAAATTCGGCATATCTATTACCAGATGAAGAAATGAATGTTCTAATAATAAATATGAATGATTATAAAATATCAGAAAAACCTGCGTCTTCATCTGTTACAATTCAAGAAAGAGATAATGATGATTCTAAGTTTACCTTTAATAATACTATTATTGTACATAATAATAATCTATATGGAAAAGAGATTATTCTAATTGCGCTTGGGACTTCTGTAAGTAAATATAGTAATGAAAATACTGGATTAAATTGGAGCGGCGGAAATATTAATCAGTTACCATTATGTGTTGCACATAGTGAAGCATATGGTTATAGTAATAATAGCTATTATGTATTAAAAGATAGCAAGATGAACTATGAAATAGAGAATAATAAAATATCTTTTAAAAATGATAATAAAGGTTTTAAGGCATATTATTTTAAGCCAAAGCAATCTAAAATTAAATCTGCGAAAAATAGTGAAAATATATATAATCCAGGAAAGAGTGCTCAAATTATTGATAGTATAGAAAAAGATGACATATTTACACAAAGATTTTATATATGCCAGGGTAATGGAGATTATATTGATTATCAATATTTACATGGACATATGACATATTTCGGAGCTGGATCCACTGTATCTAGTGATTTTGCAGAGCATGGTTTAATTGGTTTCTTAAGTAGAGATAATGCAAAAATGGTTTCAGATTCAAAGAATAGTATTATTTATTTTAATAAAAATAATAAATTATTTGAAGAAATAGAGAGAGAAACATGGTCAAATATATCTGGAAAAATATCAGAAAAATTTGCTTATATTATTAATAATTCTATTCCAGATGGAGGATTTTCTGAAATAAGCGGCGAGAATGGAAAATCTCTTAATGACCACAAAACATTATTACAATTATGTAGAAATATAAGTCTGAATTATAGATCTGTTTTACCAGTATTTTTCTATTCAAGTATGGTCACACAACCTTTTATATCAATGGAATTAACTGGTTTTAAATTTTCTGCAAAGCCAAGAGATGCGTTTTATAGAACAGCCAATAACTTATGTATTATTCCAATTTTCTCTAATGGAAAATCTGGTGGTAATGTATTAGATATAGGATTAAATACTGAAACTAAGATATCATCTGAAAATTTACAATGTTTTGAGTGGAATTATATTAATAGTGAAGATATTGGAAATGGCAATATTTCTAATATTTTATATAGATACGCTTACGCAAAAGGAAAACCAATAATAAGCGCAACTCCATATCATAGTACATTTAAATATCTTGTTGGATATTTATTTATTTTTGCAAATACAGGAAGTTCAAAACATCAACAGAAAGATGTAGATATTAATGATTTTCAATTATATGGAACTGTAGATAATAATGATATGAATCTTTTTACAAATGGAACAAATATTACAAAAGGAGAAGTTACAGTCGCTCAATCTTGGGGATAAATCACATAAATTAAAGTCAAGGATTATTTTCTTGACTTTTTCTTTTATATATGATATAATTATATAAAATGTTAAATAATATATAAAATTGAAATATTTAATTTTATTAAAAACGTAATCATTTAAATTGATTAAGGAGTGAAGTAAATGGAGCTTGATATTAGACAAAAAAAAGTAGTAGAAGCAAAAGAAGATAAAATACTATGTCTCGCTGCCGCTGGTAGTGGAAAAACAAGATGTTTAACTGAAAGAGTTCGTTATCTTTTAAATAATAACTACAAGCCACAAGATATAGCTTGTATCACTTTCACAAATATGGCGGCGGACGAAATGAAAAAGAGACTTGGAAATATAGCTGATGGAGTTTTTATTGGTACAATACATAGCTTAGCAAATAATGTATGTATCTCAAATGGAATTAATACAGATAAATATATTGCTGACATTGAATTTGACATGATTCTTAAAAAAGCTTTGACAATTCCATCATCAAAATATCCTAAATTTCAACATTTACTTATAGATGAATTTCAAGATACTGGTGCATTGGAATACAATTTTATAGAAAAAATTCCCACAAAAAATTTCTTTGCCATAGGCGATGAGAGACAGTGTCAGCCAGCCGGAACAAAAATTAAATTAAGAAATGGTATTGTAAAAAATATTGAAGATATAAAAGTTGGAGATAGTATAGTCTGGTTTTCTCAAAAAGATAGCTATATTTGTGGAAATAAAGTATCTTTTAATTCGGTTGAAAAGAAAGTAGAAAAAGTTGCGTCAAGAGATTTTGTAAATGATGATTTAATTACCATTATAACAGAAACAGGAAAACAAACAAAATATACTCCTAATCACATTGGATTTGTAAAACTACATGATTCTGAATATCAACATGTTGTTTATTTAATGTGCGATGAAAAAGGACGTTTTAGAATTGGAAAGATACCAATGTATGCTAACAATAAATCGAGAATAAATCCTTGGAGGACAAAAATGCATGATGAAGGATGTATAAAATTATGGCTATTAAAAGCTTTTAAAACAGATAAGGAAGCTCGATTATTGGAGCAAAAATTAAGTTATAAATATCAAATTCCACAAACCTGTTGGCAAACAGGAAAAGTCCAATGGACTGAAGAAGATATTAATTATATTTATGAAGGATTGAACACATATGAATCTGCAAAAGCGTGTTTAAAAGAATTCCACAGAAATATTGATTATCCTTTATTAGATGATACTTATGATGATGCGCATCATATTCATTTTGCAAAAAATGCGGTAACTCAAATATATGCATGTAATATAATGCCTGAAGTTATGGATTTTCTTATACATGATGAAACTCAAAAACATAAAAAGAAATATGAACAAATAAAAAAAGTAGAATATGATTTTATTAAAGAACCAATAAAAGTATATTCTTTACAAACTGAAGGTGGAACTTATATTGCAGATGAAATTGTTACTCATAATTGTATTTACCAATTCAAGGGCGCATCAGATAAATATTTAAGAAATCTTTATTTAGATGCAGAATGTAAAACCTACTTTTTAAATAAAAATTATCGTTGCGCGCCAAATATTATTTCTTATGCAGATAGTCTTATTGCTTCAATGAATAAATTAAGTCCCAAAACAGAGCCAGTAAAAAGTAAAAATGGATATGTTAGAGATGATTTTAGTTTTTCAGAAGCTATTGAAGAATTAGAGTGGTCACAAGACTGGGGAAATTGGTTTATTTTATGCAGAACAAATAATGAGCTTGCAACGGCAGTGGATATTCTTGAAAAGAAAAATATTCCCAATATTTCTTTTAAAAAAGGCGATCTTGATTTGATTGAAATGGAAACATTATTAAAAGATAATAGAGTAAAAATTTTGACAATTCATACTGCAAAAGGATTAGAAAATAAAAATGTAATTGTTACTGGAGCAAGGTTATATAGTGAAGAAGAAAGAAAAATTGCTTATGTGGCGGCCACCAGAGCAGAGCAATCTCTTTATTGGTGTCCATCAATATGTCGAAGGGGAAAAATTGGTAGACCAAGTAATAGAGATGTCGCAGATGCTGGAAGAGTTTTTGAAAAAGCTTCAAAAAATATGATTAATTTTGGGTGATATTTTGGATAGAGTAGAAATTTATAAAGATAATGAAATTAAAGTTGAAATAGATAGCTCTTTTCATGATTTTATTCAATCTTTTATAATAAGAACAATAAAATTAAATAATCTTCAATATCATTTTTTAATAGAGATTGCTCTTGATATACTACAAGCAAACAATATTAAATATAAAGGCTGTATAGTAAAGGTATCTTCTAGTGCACCAATAATAGAATATAATAAAAGATTATCATTAATAGAGCCTTTTACTATTTTTGAAGCAACATTTGATTTATTAACTCTTTTAGAAGATTGGAATAATTTTTATGAAATAAAAAATTTAATAATACAATATTATGAAGAAAAAGAAATTCCTTTTTATATTGAAAAATTTAAAAATCCAATATATAATATTTATGGTTTTATGGCGGCAAAATATAAAAATGAGTTATTAATATGTTTTTTTTCTATTGATGAACATGAAAATATTGTAGGTAACTATTAAAAAATCTACATAAAATTATTAGAAGTTAAAAAGAACATTGTTCTTTAAGATAACAGTAATTCCGAATTTTGAAAAGTCAGTAATGACGTATTAAAAGGAGGAAATAAAAAATGAAATCAACAACAAAAAAAATAACAAAAATAGTCGTCGCCATTGCGGCGGCAATATTTACAATTTTAGTAATTATATTTTTAGGAATACCAACGCATACTGTTGGAGATTCTGATTATGCTGACGCAGTACTTATTATAGCTACAACAGAATATACATCTACGATATCTACTACGATTGAAGTAGAAATAACAACAAAAGCAATTGATGAAACAACAACACAGGCTATTGATGAGACAATAACAACAACACAAACTATTTATGAAACAACAAAAGCAATTGAAGTTATTCCAGAAACCACTACAACAACAGTGATTATGGAAACCTATGTAATATATAAACCGTCTACACACTATATTCATATGAATACTTGTCGTTGGGCAGCAAGTGATGAAGTTCAAAGAATTGAGAATACAGAAGGAATTGAAGCAAGACGCTGTTCTGAATGTAATCCTTCTATGGAAATTATCACTGAATATATTGAACCTGTTCCTGAAGTAATAGAGCCAACTGGTTCTATGACTTATGTAAAAAATTTTACAAGAGGAACTTATTACGCCTATGGAGGTCAAAGAATTGGTGGTTCACAGCGTCAATTAATTGATTGTTCTATTGGTGACGGAACAGTTAAGGGTTCAATAGCAAGTAGTTACCTTTATGGAAATTATGGGTATAACTACAATGGAAAACGCACTATGGTTTATTTGGAAATTGAAAATTATTCACAGATGAATGGTTATTATTACCTTGATGATTGCGATGCAGGTAATTCTAATGTAATTGATTTTTATTTTCTTTATGAAAGTAATTGTCCATTCCAAGAACAAGGTGTCGTACAAGTTGATTGTTATATAGTAAATTATTAGAAATTACTTATGACAACGATAAACGATTGAGCTTGGCAAACTCAATTATGAGCAAAACCAATTTTAAGAGTTGAAAATAGGCATAAGGAATTACTGTTAATAAAGGCACTGGCTATATGGTCTGTGCCTTATTTTATTGACATTTTTAATAAAATTTGATATAATATCATTATAAGGAGGGATAAACGATGAGTTATTATGTAATTGCGGATATGAATTTTAATAATAAATTAATTGCCGCAAAATTAAAAATGAGTATTAAAGATTATAATAAAATGTTAATAAATAAATGGAACTCCATAACAACAAAAGATGATAGTATTTTCGTCTTTGGAATTTTTGGAACGGGATTGGGTAAGGAACTTAAACCAATTATTGAACAATTAAATGGAATAATTTATATTGTTAATTATGTTGAAAATAAAATTTTTGATAGGGATAGATGGAAAAGACTCGGAATTCATGCCGTTTGGAATTGTAATTTTACATATCCTATTGGTGATGATAAAATCTTTTTTCCTGCCGAAAAAAAATGCAAAGATGATACTTGTAAATACAGGATTTTGACAGAAAAAGACAGGGCGGCAGAAGTATATAAAAATAATCAACTGTCAATAGAAGCAAAATATTGGGATTATACCCCAATTCTTTTAAAAGAAATTCCAGATATTATTTTAAGAATGAAAGATTTTGAAGAAATGGAGGAAAATTAAATGAAGGTTGAATTGATTTCATGGACAAATAATCCTATAGGAACAGCAGCAAAGGCAGCAAGCGTGTGCTATAATTCTGATCCTGATAGAAGAATTATTAAACAGTGTCTTGATTCATCTCATCATTCTGTTGTTGAACATATGAACTTTACTTTTAAAATTGAAGGATGTTCACGCGTTTTGAGTCACCAGTTGGTGCGTCATCGAATTGCATCTTATTCTCAACGTAGTCAGCGTTATTGTAGTGAAGATGGGGCAGGAATGGTAACACCACCTTCTATAGAGAAGAATTTCGCGGCTGAACAGATTTATAATGAAGCATTAGATTATATACAGAAGGTTTATAAAGAACTCCAAAAATATGTGTCTAATGAAGATGCAAGATTTATTCTTCCTAATGCTTGTGAAACCACTATTTATATGACAATGAACCTAAGAACTCTAATGCATTTTATGAATGAGAGACTTTGTACGAGGGCGCAGTGGGAAATTCAGAAGATGGCTCGATTAATGAAAGAAGCTATTAAAGAAAAACAGTTTGAAATGCACCTTGACGATTTAGATATGGAATTAATTCTTAGCAACTTAGTGCCAAAGTGTGAGAGCGGGAAAATTAAGTTTTGCCCTGAGCATAAATCTTGTGGACGTCAGAGGACAGCAAAAGAAATTAATGAGATTATTACTGAATCAGAAGAAAAAGCAAAATCTCTTGAAACCAAGCGAGTTTTTATTGATAGACATAGAGATACAGAAGGCGAAATATTTGAAACTTATGAATGCGATCACTGTAAAAAGAGATTTTCATCTTATGATGGCGGTGAAGATTTAAACTTTTGTTCTAATTGCGGAGCGAAGTTTATTAATAGGAGGAAATAGTATGCTTGTTCCTGCGCAAATGTACAAAGAAGAGCTTAAAATAAAAATAATTTCTACTTGGTATAAAATAGAATATCAGTATTATTGGCAAGGATATAATAATGAGCCTAATTTTGATGATAATAATATTTATAATCGTCAATTTGCATTTATTGAAAACGGAAATATAACTGGTTATTTTTCTTATTCGCTTGATAATTCAAGTAAAACCATTTATAATATTGGATTATTAAGTTTTGAAAGACCAAATTGTATTTTTATTAAGAATGTTATTTCTCATATTAAATGACTTTTCAATGAAAAGATTATAGATAGAATGGAATTTTTTGCTTATGAAGATAATCCAGCTATAAGAGGGTATGACAAGATTATAAAAAAATTTGGTGGTAAACGTGTAGGAAAATTTACTCGTAGTCAAAGATTATATGATGGAAAGCTTCATAATACAATTTTTTATGAAATACTTAGAGAAGATTATGAAAATTGTAAATTAGGAGACAGAAATGATATATAAATTAAGATATAAGATTAAAGAAAAGAAAATAAAAGACGGAATTTATACCAATTTCGAAGATTTAACATCTGTAATATTTAAAGAAAATGATTTTAAAATATTAAAGAAAATGCAAAGAACTACATTAAGTACTTATGATGATTGGTTTAATTCTATGGCGGCAATGCTAAAGTTTTCATTAGAAGAATCTTCTAAAGATGGCTACAAAGATTTTGGAGATTTTAGGATTGATATAATAGAAGAATAATTTTTAATAAAAGGAGGAAACTTATGGACACAAAAGTGGTGAATTTATTTGGTCCAAGTGGCGTTGGAAAGAGTTCTGGAGCAGCATATATTTTCTCTCAATTAAAAATGAATGGAATTAGTTGTGAACTTGTACCAGAATATGCTAAAGATAAAGTGTGGGAGAATAATGAAGAAATTTTTAAACCAGAAAATCAAGTCTATATTTTTGGTAAACAGTTTTATAGAATTTCAAGATTGATAGGTAAAGTTGAATATATTATTACCGATAGTCCAATTTTATTATCAAATGTTTATAATAAAAGTACAGTTCTTAAAAAACATTTTGAAGATGCAGTAAGAGATTGCCATAATAGTCTTAATAATATTAATTATATTATTACAAGAGTTAAGCCATTTGACCCAAATGGAAGAAATGAAAAGACGGCTGAAGAATCTGACATATATATTCCTCGTATTCTTGAAGAATTAAGTAAAGTTGGAGATTTATATGATACTATATCTATTCCAGGAGATAAAAAAGGATATGATGCTATTGTAAGAGAAATTATGAGCAAGAGGGATAATTAATGATATTTATTTGTATATTTTTAGTAATTTTATTATCAATCTCTATAGGCTATATTATTTATCTACTATTGCCGCCATCCAAAAATTTCCTTTATGAAGAAGAATTTAGAAGGGCAGCAAATGAAATAAGGGAAAAGCTTAAAAAAGAAAGAGAAGAGCAAGTTCGTTTTCAGTCAGAGCAAATACAAAAAGAAATTGATAAAATGGAATCTATTATATCAATTAAAGCACAAGAATATCAGAAATCTCAGGAAGAATGGGCTGAACGAGTTCAAAATTTAAAAGATTCTTATAATAGACAAAAAGAAGAAATTACATCTTCTCTGCAAGAGCATAGTCTTAAAGAACAACAATTAATGACTAAGCAATTATTAGATAAACAAAAACAAATTGATAAGGACATATCTTCTTTAAATGAAAAATATCAAATTACTATTGCTGATTATGAGAATAAAATATTTGAAGCTAAATGTAGGTTTGAAAATGAAGAGAAAATTCTAAATGAAGAAATTGATCAAAGAAAAAAAGAAATAAGTACATTAATTGAACAATTTAAAAAAGATGAAGAAGCTCGAAAAGAAGCAGACTTTTATCGTATTCCTATAACTTCCGCCGCAAAGAACGACATTGATAAACTTAAGGGCGTGGCGGCGCAACTAAATAATCCAACAGTTCTATATAAACTGATTTGGGAGACTTATTATAAGATTGGTTTTGATCAAATGATAGGTAGGGTTCTCGGAAAAAATGCAGAAAAAAGTGGAGTTTATAAAATAACAAATATTAAAAATCAGATGTGTTATATTGGCCAGGCGGCGAATATAAAAGTGCGATGGAGAACTCATTGTCGTAGAGCAGTAAAAGCAGAAGAAGGGACATCTAATCGTCTTTATCAGATAATGTGGGAAGAAGGCCTTGAAAATTTTACTTTTCAAGTTGTTGAATTCTGTGATAGAGATAAGCTTACTGAAAGAGAGAAATTCTTTATTGATTTCTTTCAAGCTAAAAATTACGGATATAATTCTAAAAATTAACTTTCTAAAAGAATTGCGTCGCTGCATGCCGCGGCGCTTATTACTTTTTAAAAAATGCTAAAGATTTTGCCTTAAGGATTGAATTGGCAAGCGGCAACGCCGCATTGCCAACGGCATTTTTTGATTACTTTTTGTTGCCGTCGTAGACAAAAAGTAATACCAACTTGATACGAAAATTATTCAAAAACGGTACGAAAATCATCTAATATCGCTACGAAAATTATCCAATTTGATACGAAAATTATCCAATTTGATACGAAAATTATCCAATTTGATACGAAAATTATCCAAAATTTTTTGTTTAAAAAAATGTATGAATTTTTTGAAGATTAATATTCATTTTTTTAATTAATTTTTGAGGGAGAAAATCCCAGATAAAAAAAATAGAAGGGTGATTAAATGACAATACAAAATGTTAGTGGGCGGCCATGCTTGCAAAAGATGAAAGCATTAGAAAAAATTCTATGAAGCTTTATGCTTATTTAGTATGTTTAGCAAATCCTTGTGATGGGCACAATAGAATTTTTAAACATAAAGAATTAAATTTCACTAAGATTAAAGAAGCAACAGGGATTACAAATAAAACTGTTAAGACGTATTTATATTTTTTGGAGCAGAACTATTTAATTCGTTTTCAAGGAGAAAATAAATTTAATTACATAGAAGAAAATAATTATAATAATAAAACAGAATATAGCAATGCTGTTCAAGAAGAAGCAATTAGAGTGTGGAATTTACGAACGAAAGATGAAAAGACGGCGCATTATAGAATTCCTGTCCCTTCACCTTTTACAAAAATTCCAGAAATTACTTTAAAAAAACTAAATCAAGATTATCAAGCCACAGAATTAGAAATGAAATTATATGTTTTATGTTGCCATTATAGAGATTTCTGTGTAGAATATAAGAAAAAATATAAAGCATTGACTTATGAACATATTAGAGATTGTTTTCATATCACCGATGATAGTAGAAATAATGCTCAAATTCGTAAAGCTTTATATTTTTTAAAAGGAACTGGTTTAATTGATTTTCAAGAAGGAGAACATTTAAATGCAAAAGGAGCAAGAATACCAAGCTTTAAATTAATAGATGTAAGTTATTATGTTGATTTTAATTTTGAAGATTTTAAGAAAGAAGATTTTATTAAAGAAGAAGATTGGAACATTCTTAAAGAAAGATTTTTAAAAATAGACATATTAACCTATTGAAAATGGTGGCGAATAGATTATGATAGGAATTGACTTTTTTCGCAAAATATAATATAATTATTATAGTAAAAAAAAGAAAGGAATGATTTTATGACAATAATCGGAATAATTCTTGTTTTTTGTTTTGGTTATTTTGGCGCTCAAATATTATTTGATATATTTTTTGGTAAAAAGAAATAAAAGAGGAAAGAAATGACTTATAAAGAATTTAGAAAGTGGCTATATGAAAATTGGGATGCTATTTATGATGAGTTTGAAAAATCTGTAGCAAAGAGTAGAATTAGTATGGATAGTTTTGCTAATGTAAAAGATATAGATGCTGGTATCCCAAATAATTTTAAGATTGTAAAGAACAAAGATACTTTATATGTATTGCCAGCGGAACCAAAGCCGATAAAAGTTAAATTTAAGGAGAATAGTAATGAAACTGTTTAAGAAATTAAGCGAATTTAATGACGATAAAGAAGTGAGTAACTTCTTTTTTAAAAATTTCTGCAATAGTTCTGAAAGATGCAGTACTTGTCCATTAAATTCTACAAATCGTCCCTATCGAGATCTCTGGGAGGATGATGACTTTTGTTGTCTTGATATGTTTGTTGATGTTTTAACTATGGATATAAAGGAGGAAAACTATAATGAAAATATTAGTAGTAAATGATATGCAGAAAGATTAATTGTTGCGGCACTTGCTGTAAAGATTTTTGGAGCTGAGAACGTTTATGGAGTTTTTATGCCAAATACGGATTATAAAGATGAAAATATTGTTAATGAACTTTGTAAACATCTTGGACTTGAAAAGGGGAAGAATTATTTTAAGGCTTGTATTCATGATGTTTATACAGCTATTACCTCAGCAATGACCATTAGCGAAGTTGAAATTTCAAGTGATACGGCAACAAATCTCCCTGCACGTCTTCGTATGGCGACAATATATGCCTATGGACAGAGTCTTGGTGCAAGACCTCTTTGCACATCTAATCTTTCTGAAAATGTAGTCGGCTACTCAACTTTATACGATGACCATGCAGGCTCTTATGCTCCTATTGGAGACCTTACTGTAACAGAAGTTATCCAGCTCGGAGAGTGGCTTGGTCTTGACAAGAAATTTACAAGAAAGACTCCAGAAGATGGTCTTAGCGGTAAAACCGATGAAGAAAATCTTGGAATTACCTATGCAGAACTTGACCAGTATATTAGAACTGGAGTAATTTCTTCTGAAGAAAAGAGAAAGAAAATTATTAATAAGTTTGAGGCTAATACTTTTAAAACATTAATGGTTGATATTCCAATTCCACAGATGTGCCTTCCAATGCACGTAAGGTCAACAGATTTTGTTTTTTAATTAAAGGAGGATAATAATTATGTATAGAATTAATCTTATTACAACGAGCGACATCACTGAATTTACCAATATCTGTCAGAAGATTGATGGTAGAGTTGAACTCTTTTGCAAGAAAACTGGCTATCGTGTAAACGGCAAGTCACTTCTTGGTTGTCTTGCGGCGATGGAATTTGAAGAAGTTTATGTAGATAGTGATAAAGATATCTATAATAAGATTGAAAAATGGGTTATGAACGGTAATGATGGAAATTATATTCATAAATAAAAATTTTGGCGGCGAGTAATTATTGCCTAATTGTGTTGGAGGTATTTATGTATAAAATATCTTTAGATGAAATAAGAGAATTATGTAAAAAGACCATTGAAGATGTTAGAATTAAAGATAAAGATTTAGGATATAGTGATAGTCTTAATTTCTATATGACTAACGACTTTTATTTTGAAGAATGTTGGAATCTTGATGCGACTCTTGCTGCATTAATTTTACCTCGTCTTATCCATTTTAGAGATAATCACTGTGGTGCGCCGGGTTGTCTTTTTGAATATGATGAATTTGATCATATTCAAAAAGAAGAAGATGGTTTTAGAAAATGGGATGAAATTTTAGATAAAATGATATGGGCATTTTATCTATATATTTCTGTAGATTCTCTTAGTTGGACAGATGAACAGAAACAGCAGATTAATGAAGGACTCAAACTATTTGCAGAATATTTTCAATCTCTTTGGGATTAAAGGAGGAATTATAATGGGTTCAGATACTATTAATATTGATATGAAATCAAAAGGGCTTATGTTTATTAGCTATTATAATAAAGATGAAGATAAAATGATTAAAGTTGATGAAGTAATTACAAAATGTAAAAGGAGAGAATTAGAGAATCTTGTTACTGGAAGAAAAATTCCTGTAGAATACGTTTCAGAACGTCCTGAAAGATTTAGGTTTGGAGTGCTGTATATTCTTAGAACGCCAGCTGGACGACCTGACTATATTTATACGCATCAACTTATTGATTAACTTAATTTTTTAGAGATATCGTCATCAAGTTCTACCTGAATTATAGAAGAAGTTTTTACTTCTTACTACTTATTTTAGAGGTGATATTATGCCGTTAGCTGATTTAATCGAAAACGCAGATATTGCTCGTGTTCCAGACGGAGGTGACAATATGTCTAATACAAATAACAATAATACAAATAATTGTAACTGTGGATGTACTCCTAATGAGAAGCCGTGTCCTCCTGGATATTGGATTCCTGGATGCCCGCCTCCTCCACCTTATCCACCTTATCCTGATTATCCATATCCATGCCCTCCTGTTAATCCAAGTGTTGGTTCAATTGAGTCACAAATTGCTAAACTCTCTAAGAAATCTGCAATTATTAGAAAAATGATTGATAATCTTGTTAATAAAAATAAGAGTATAGTTATTTCTATTGGCTGTGGCGCCCAATACAATTTTGGAACATATCTTGATGCAGAAGGAAGCGAAACTGAATATGGAACTGCTGTTTTAGAAATGCTTCAGGCAGAACTTGAGGCTATTAAAGCAAAAATTGTTGAATTAACAGCAGAACTTGAAGTGGCAGATGAAACTACAGGTGGAGTAGAAGAAACTGTAACCACTCTTTAATTTACGGAGGGCGGCAATAGTCGCCTTCTGTTTTTATAAAATAAATATATTGACTTTTTCTTTAATTCATGTTATAATTATTATTATAATAAATAAAGAAAGGTGTGCTTAAAATAAAAACTGTTTATCTTGTATGGTACAATTGGATTGAATATCATTATGGCGAATTAAAAAAAAGAAAAAATCTTGATGGAATTTTTAGGATATTGAAGATGCAAAATTTTATATCTCAAAACAACATTATCCACATAATTATGAAGTTGAGGAATTTTATGAATATTATAAGCATGAATATAATAATGAAGTAATTTAAATACATTTTACTACATATTTTTATATAATTTATTTTAGAATTAAAAGATAGTTGACTTTTTCTAAAAGGTATGCTATAATATATATAGAAAAGTTAAGAAAGGAAGAAATTTAAAATGAAAATGTATCTTGTTGTTACATCATATAGTAATGATGCTCCAATATACAAACTATACTCTACGAGACAAGCTGCATTAGAAGATTTTCATAGTAGAATAGGCTGTTATGTCTATGAAAGTATATGTGACTGTTATGATGACAATTCTAATAAAATTTCTTTTGAAGAACTCACTGATATTTTTATTAAATGCTCTATTGTACGAGATCAAACTTATATAGTTTTTGATGATATAGAGTTTTATATAGAAGAACTTGATGTAGATGGTTGACTTTTTATAAAAATTATGTTATAATAATTATAGAAAGTTAAGAAAGGGGAAATTTAAATGGTAATCACAGTACAATTTAAAGATCGTAATAAAAATTTTCGAGGAAAAACATATGACTATCTTCTTCATAAAGAAGAAACAATTCCAAAAAATGGCGAGATTATTCTGATGATGGATGAAAATTATAACTATCTTTGTTATGGTACAAGAGTTCGTGTAACAGGAATTCGACATTCTGTACCTTCAGATAGAGAAAAACTTTCAGTAATCCGTTATGTAACGGCAGCACTTGATTAAGGAGGATTAACAATGGAAGAGATATTTGAACTTGTATGCCAGGAATGTAGTAAGACTTTTGAGAGCACAGATGTAAATGCAGAAGTATGTATGGACTGTTGGGAAAAGCTTGTAGGAGAAAATCTTGAAAATGAAGGAAGGTAAGTACTTGACTTTTTTAAAAAGTTATGATATAATTCTATTATAGAGAATTAATTTTCTCTATAAATAAAACCTTCAATAAAACTCGTCAGAAATGGCGAGATAAGAGAAATGTTAGTTAGAACCTCCATGTGGTATTTCTCGGGAAATGATTAATTAATTAATTAATTAATAATCAGCTAATACTAACTATGTTGACAAAAATTCTAAAATATGCTATAATATATATAGAAAGTTAAGAAAGGAAAGGAAACAATTTCGAGCGCCCTAATGACAGGGTAAAAGATTCTGACTCTTTAAATATGAGTTCAATTCTTACATCGAAAAACATATTGGGGTATAGCCAAGTGGTAAGGCAACGGACTTTGTTAATGCGTTTTTATATGTATAAAATGCAAGAAAACATTCAATCAGGATTAATTACTGAACTCTTATGTCAGTACGATTTTACGAAATTTGGCATTGTTTTGTTTGCTCCAATTACTACTGATAGTAGAAGTGATTTTATTGCAGAAATAAATGGAATTTTTATTAAAATTCAGTGTAAATCTTCCACAGAATCTGCAGATGGAAATAGTTTTACTTTTTCTACAGCTAGTAAAAATTGGAATACAAAAGAAGTAAAAAAATATCAGAATCAAATTGATTATTTTTATACTTCTCATAATAAACAAGGATATCTAATTCCAATAAGCGAAGCAAATGGAAAACAAAAAACTCTAAGACTTTTTGCAAAAGATAGTAAAAATCCATCAATTAGCTGGGCCGAAGACTATGAAATAGAAAAAGTTTTAAAGAAAATGGATGATTCTTTAATAGAATTTATTCCTCATAAAAAAGAAGAAAAATATTCTTATTGCGTTGATTGTGGTGAAAAGATTGCATATTCCTCTATTAGATGTAAGTCATGTAATGGAAGATATATTGGAAAACAAATTTCTACAGAATTACCTGTAACAAGGGGTGAGTTAAAAGATTTGATTAGGAACAAACCTTTTACTACTATTGCAAAAGAATATGGAGTGTCTGATAATGCTATTCGTAAATGGTGTGACAAATTTAATCTACTAAGATTGAAAAAAGAGATTTCATCTTATACTGATGAGGAGTGGAAAAACATATAACTACAATTTGACAAACTCCGTCATTCCGCTGGTTCGAATCCAGCTACCCCAACCAATATGTCATAATAACTCAGTTGGTAGAGTATCGTCTTGATAAGGCGAAAGTCGAAGGTTCAAGTCCTTCTTATGACACCATACTCTATTTGTTAGGCTTCTTAGGACAGCAAGCCGCTGTCGGCAAATAGAGTAACCATTTAATTCTTTGGCTTGGCGGTAGTAGTTGATATCGTCATAATCTCTTTCTAAAATGCGAATATAGCACAAATGGTCAGTGCAGCCTCCTTATAAGGGGCAGATGCGAGTTCAAATCTCGATATTCGTACCAATTTAAGATATTAATAGCAAATAGTCTATCAAAACCGCCATACGCTGATTCGAATCCATGCTTCTCCCGTCAAATATGAGAGAATAGTCAAGTGGTTAAGACAGCAGTCTGACAATAAAATGTTTTGAAATATTAACTTACTTGACTATTTTTTAAAATTATGATATAATATTTATAGAAAGTTAAGAAATGCACCTATAGTTTAGCGGGAAAATAAGTGACTTGTAATCACTAGTCCTCTGTTCGAATCAGAGTAGGTGCTCCATATTTTTGCCAAGAAAACTTATCACGAAGAAGTTTAAATGGTTTATAATCGTGAAACCTCTTTCTGTGCCTGTAGTTCAGTTGGAAGAACACTACACTTTTAATGTAGGAGTCATGAGTTCAAGTCTCATCAGGCACACCAATAATAAAAAAGTATAAGAGTAGTTGGTCACACCAACGAGAGTGATTGTAGGAAGCTGAGTCAAGATTAGACTTGTCAGCGCTCGCCCTCAATGTAGATTTGCCTTATACAAGTTTAATCAGCAAATGGAGATATGGGTGAGTTAGGTTTAAACCAACAGATTGCTAATCTGTCGTCCGTCTTAATGATGGACCGAAGGTTCAAATCCTTCTATCTCCGCCATAAGACACATACAGCAAATTTCATAGTAATAGACTGTTAATCTATAGAGCTTTGAAGTGTCTTTACTTTTTAAGAAATCTATAATATAATAAATATATAAGTTAAAGATTGCGGGTTAGAGAAACGGTATCTCGCAAGCCTCATATTCAATGTTAGTTGTCACCATGAGGTGATGTAAAATGTCAAATTTATTAAGCGAAACTTTACAGAAAGGATTAATTACTGAATTACAATCAATTTTATTTTTTGTTGAGAAGGGTTTTTTGGTTTCAATTCCATATGGTAATGCAGGAAGATATGATTTATTGGTAGATAATGGTCAACGAATATATCGTATTCAATGTAAAACAGCTCATAAGAATGAAAATGGAAGTTATACAGTGAATGTTTCTAATTCCAGAATGTGTTCAAATGGTAATGTTTTAAAACATTATACAAAAGAACAAATTGATTATATTATGACTTTTATTGACCAACAAGCTGTTTTTATTCCAGTAGAAAGTATTGAAAATAGTAAAAGTAAAATTTTTCGTACAGAGTTACCTAAATATGGAACAAAATCGAATTGTAATTTAATTCAAAATTTTACTTATGAAAAAATCTTTGACAACTAAAGAAGAATATGAAGCTTGAGACAAGTGGTTCGACTCCACTACTTCCGCAACCAATTGACCTGAGTATAGTGGTCATTAAACTGCTTCGTTTCAGCATTTATCGTAAAATGTTAGAGTAGAACTGACAGACTACTCGAGCACTGACTGTCAGCGGTGTTGAGGTTTAAGAAATCGCCTTAAAAGAATTTCTCCCCTTTTTGGCAGATTTAGAGGGCATGGAAAAATAAATACTGTATAGGTTGAAATTCCTTACTTATTAAATTTCACGAGAGGCAGGTATCTCGGCTGCGGATTATAACCCGCTGTGAAATTAAGAACTGATTTAATGAAGTAAAAATCAGCATTTTCTTTACAACCTCCATGTGGTAATGCTGGGGCAACGATACAATGGATGTGGGCTAGACATAATTCCACAGTACGGCGAATGTAAAGCGTAATCTTTTCTACGACACAGAAAAGTAACTTTTGAGATTACTAAGAAGGACTCATGGTTCAATAAGAACTTAAAAACATAATCTTAGCGGAGACGATTACAATATTTCTGAGCCACGAAACGGCAGGCAAGAAAATTAAAGATAGCTATTGGGTTAGTACGCCTTGCTGCGGCAGAAGATACTATACGCGGGTTTAGTTTAATGGAAAATGCCGACCTCCAAAGTCGTAAGATGATGGGTTCAAATCCCTCAACCCGTGCCAATATGGTCGCATCGACAAGAGGTTTAAGTCACCGGCCCTTCAAGCCGGAGTCACGGGTTCGAATCCCGTTGCGACTACCAAATGGCTTATTCGTTCATTAGTTAGGATACCCGCCTGTCACGCGGGAGAGACGGGAGCGTTACCCGTATAAGCCGCCAATTAAAGACACATACAGCCAAAGATTATTTATAATCTATTGTAGGTTCGATTCCTATCTTTTCAACCATTTAGAAAAGTCGCCTAATGGTAGGGCAATTATTTAATGTGTCTTGTTTATGCTCGGTTCGACAAGTGGTCTAAGTCATTACATTCTCAAGGTGAAGATCGTGGGTTCAAATCCCACTGGCGTCACCACTTAGACACCTCCAGCAATAGAATTTTAAGTTCCATTTATAAAAAGAACATTGCTTATCGTTCGAAGGTGTCTTGTTATCGAGGAGTAGTTTAACGGTAAAATACTAGTTTTGGGAACTAGTGTTGGGGTTTCGACTACCCCCTCTTCGACCAATAGATGTGGTAGGTAGCTTAATTGGTAAAGCGCATGGTTGTGGCCCATGAAGCTGCGAGTTCGAATCTCGTCCTTCCACCCACGAAACTATTGATTGTCTCATTAAACTCAATAGTAAGACTCAAAACCTACTTGACTTTCAATAAAAATTATGATATAATTATTATAGAAAGTTAAGAGATGCTCTCGTACTCCAATTGGCAGAGGGGTGCGGCTAAGAATCGTAATGTTGTGAGTTCAAATCTCACCGAGAGCACCAATTAAAATTAAAATAGAAAGGAGAGGCAGCTGTGAATACTAAAATATTTCATCGAGGTAATGGCGAGCTTGTTACTTACAGTGAAATGATGAAGTTAATTGCAGACTATATCAGCAAAGACATAAATCAAGAGTATGAAATCACTGTGGGTACAGATAGCCAAAACCATAGTAGAACAAAAATGGTAGAAGTTATCGCAATCCATTGCGTTGGACATGGCGGCATCTTCTTTTATAGAACAGATTTTATTCGAAAGATTAAATCTCTTAAAGAGAAGATATTTGAAGAGACTTCAAGAAGCCTTGAGAATGCTCAAGGATTACTTGATGAAGTCGAACTTTTTCTTCTTGAAAAAGGAATTGATATTGAAGAATTAAATGTTCATTTCAAAATTCATTGTGACATTGGTCATTATGGAAAAACTTCAACTTTAATTAAAGAGATTGTATCTTGGGTTCATTCTTGTGGTTATGAAGCGGTAATTAAACCTGATAGTTATGCCGCCTCAGGAATTGCAAATAAGATTTCTAAATAAAAGGTACTATACACTGTTCTTATGGCTTAAATAGGTGAGGTATTACATGTTATTCTATTAATGTTAAGAGGTTATTAGGATACGCTCTCACCTTTGATAAAAAGGATACGATCTTGCCTTTAAATTAAATAAAATGCTGCCCATCTCGGGGCATGCCCCTTCTCCATGCGACCCTCCTGTGTGGGCATAAATTGCGATGCAAATGTGGATATAATACGAGGATTGATGTACAAGCAAGGGTTTTTATCTCGCCGTCATTTGGCGGCGAAAAGATGCGGGATTGATGGAACTTAGGTATACATACTTGCCTTAGAAGCAAGGTTTTAGGGGTTCGAATCCCCTATCCCGCACCATTAAGACATTAACAGCAAATCATATTTATGATAGCCAATCCAAGGCGTAAACAGCATGTGCAAATCCGCTCTCCCCTGCCAATTATAGGGGAGTAGTTCAGTAGTAGAACGACGATTTATAAAAACGGTGTCTTGGTGATGGAGCAGCACTCAAGCTGATGAAGAGGATTCTGCTAAGAGGTTAGGGTGGCTAATAACTGCCGCGAGGGTTCGAATCCCTCCTGCTTCATCAATTCGGATAATAGCAAATACAATCCCCTACTGACAATACCAAGGATTGGATGTGCGGTTGATTGACCTTAAGATTAACATAATGGCCTGGTACTTTAGTGGGAGGCGCGGTCTTAAAAACCGTCGCCCTTGGCAGGTCTGAGAGTTCGAATCTCGTCCTTCCATCTAGAACCTACTTGACTTTCTTTCTAACCTGTGATATAATTATAATTATAATAGAAAATTAAGAAATGCCGATGTGGTGGAATTGGTAGACACGCTTGGCTAAGGACCAAGTGTTAATTCGTGCAGGTTCGAGTCCTGTCATCGGTACCAGTCAGATTGTGGGTATAATGACGTTAACTCAACCATCAACTCTTTAAAAGACCTATACCGCAAATTCTTTAGAATGCTTTGGGAGCCGTAGGTTAGAGGTTCGAGTCCTCTTCTCCACCAATATGGGGAGATAGCTCAATAGGTTAGAGCGACGTATTTAACAGGTCTTGTTTATGGCGGCATAGTACATTTGATTAAATGTGACAACTTTGTGTTAAGTAGAGCATAGGTTTAACTTTATTGCCGCAATAGAACACTGTCTTTCGAGGTACCCTTGAGGTCTGGAGCAACAAGGAAAAATAAAGTCCCCAGAATGTTTTTCGGTAGTCAGAACAAAACCGACATAGAGCAGAAGTGTTTGTGGTCGTTGGATTAGACAGCTATAAATCCTATAGGTAAGGACAAATCATGGAAATCTGCGGAAGTGAGAAAAACCACATATAAATAATATTGATATAGTTGACAAAATTTTAAAAATATGATATAATATATATAAAGTTAAGAAATGCCACAGTGGCGAAGCTAGGCTGAAACGCAACAGACTTAAAATCTGTCACCCTCGTGGTAAACATCGCGGGTTCGATTCCCGCCTGTGGCACCAATCTCACCTACCATGTGTAGGAGGAGTTCCTTAGAACGATTAATCTCGTTCTATGACTCTTGTCGAAACAGTATAAAGCTCTCTGAGTTAAATACTTACCAAACCATTTTATGGGAGGTAGTCTCAAAAGGCAAGCTCTTAAAATTTAAGATGAAAACGGGACGCAACCCAGTAGCGATATTGGGTATATCTTCCATTATCCCAATTGGTAGAGGAAGTGCGCTCAAAACGCATTTGTTTTCAGTTCGAATCTGAAATGGAAGACCATTAAGACCTTTACAGCAAATTTATTCTTAACAGAATTGCTTTTTAAGCCGTGCGTTAAAGGTTCGAATCCTTTCTTTAGATACAATCTAAAGTAGCTCAACTGGTAGAGCGATGTCATTCTTAATAAAAGGTCTTGTTAATAATCGGTTCTATAGCTAAGTGGCTAAGGCACCTGACTGCAAATCAGGGATCCCCTGTTCAAATCAGGGTAGAGCCTCCAGTAAAAACCCTTTTCGGAACAGGCGACGCGTACCGAATAAATGCTATACTGCTTCTCGTCGTAGTGGATGATAGCAAGAGAGTTTTAGAATGAAGGTGAACTCTCAATTTAAATGCCGTGATAGCCAAATTGGATGAAGGCACTCGCCTTCTAAGCGAGAGATTTTGTGAGTTCGAATCTCACTCACGGTACCAATAAGTTTAATCGCCAGAGAAATGCTGGTTTCGCAAGAAATAAAATTGTGGCAGAATTGGGCCTGCGCACCAATTAAATGGGAATAAACTTGCTCTGACTCCTGTAAAGAATTAAACTTATACGGAGGATTAATCTAGGCGGCCCTAGACTTCGTCTTGAAAACGAAAGGTATGGTGATGAGCTGTATGGGGATCGACACCTCAGTCCTCCGCCAGCTTAAAACAATCGAATAGATTGACAAAATTTTTAAAATATGCTCTAATTATTATAGAAAATCGAAAGGAGAAAATAAAATGAAAAGACGAGAGGATATTATTCTAAGAATTGAAAAACTTAAAACAAAGCCTGTAGAGAATGCAAAGCTTATTCGTAAGTGGGAACGCATTTTAAGAAATTATGATAAGTTACAGGGTTAGTGACTAAAGTACTTGACTTTTTCTTTAAGCTATGATATAATTATATTAATGAAAGACGAATTCAGCAAATTATTTTAAAACATCTGATTTGGGATCTGATAGGTTTGAAATATTCGTCTTGGAAATATTCTGGGTTAGCTCAGCCGGTAGAGCAGGAAGCTGTTTTGATTGATTTTCCAATTCTTAATGAAAAAGAAAAATGAATACAAAAAGAATAGGTAACATTACTGAAATGGAAGTTATGTTAGCATTTGTAAAACAAGGATATAATGTTCTAATTCCATATGGAGATTGTGAACGCTATGACTTTGTGGCAGATGTTAATGGTAAATTTCTTAGAGTTCAAGTGAAGACAGCTCGTCTTGAAGATGAGGGTGCAAAAATAGTTTTTAATACAGACTCTACTCATAGAGCCAATGGGAAAGTTATTCATCACTCTTATACAAAAGACGATATTGATTACTTTGCAACTTCTTATGATGGAATTATTTATTTAGTTCCTGTAGAAGAAACCACTACAAGAGAAAAATCTTTACGTTTATTACCTACAAGAAACGGACAAACAAAAGGTATTTATTTTGCAAAAGATTATGTAATGGAGGAAGTAATTAAGAATTGGTCTTGATGTTGAAGCAACTTTAAGGTCGCTGGTTCAAGTCCAGCACTCAGAGGTCGCAAGTAATAAATACCGCCAAGAGGTTTGCGACGGGCAACGTAGAAATACGGCTAAAATTTATTAATATTAATATTATTAAGGGAGCTGATTGAATTTGGCATACATTTATAAAATTACCAATAAGATAAATGGAAAAATTTATATTGGAAAAACAATGAAAACTCCAGAAGAAAGATGGAAAGAACATTGTCAAGATTCTAAGAAAGAAAGGGCTGAAAAAAGACCTTTGTATTCTGCAATGAATAAATATGGAATAGAAAATTTTTCTTTGGAAGTTGTAGAAAAATGTTCTGATGATATTGTTAATGATAGAGAAGTCTATTGGATAGAATATTATCAATCTTTTAAATATGGATATAATGCTACTTTGGGTGGAGATGGTAAGCATTATCTTGATTATGATTTAATATGTAGTATATATGAACAAACAAAAAATTGTACAGAAGTAGCAAGACAGCTAAATATTTGTGTTGATTCTGTTAGAAAGGTATTAAAAAATAGAGAAATACAAATTAAGCCAGCCTCTGTTATTACAAAAGAAAACTTCGGTAAGATTGTCCATATGTATAATATGCAAGATGAATACTTGAAAACTTTTTCTTCACTAAGAGAAGCCGCGATTTTTATTTGTAAAGAGCAAAATAAGAGCGGAGATCTTAAAGGAATATCAGTTCATATACGACAAGCCGCACAAGGTAAAAGAAAAACTGCTTATAAATATAAGTGGAAGTTCTAATATATAAACACGATAGGAAGAGATTAAAATCTCTTTATATACCAATAAGGTTTTCTTAACACCTCCCACCGAGTTATCTGATGCATCGGGGTCGTTCGATGAAAGTTTAAGGATATTATATCCTAGATATTAGTCGACTTTGCTCATTTTTATGCAGCATTGGTGTAACGGTAACATCTCTGCCTTCCTGAGCACATAATATCCATTTGTGTGTTGAGGAAGCAGATGTTGTGGGTTCAAGTCCCATATGCTGCTCCATAATTGGGAGATAGCCTCACGCCCAGACCTAACCAGTCAAAAGGAAAATAACCTCGTAGGAAGGGGCGGTAACTGGCTCCGTACAGTCCTGGCGATTGTTGCTGTGATTGTTGGCAAGCAAGAGTAGGAGTGGTTCTCCAAACAATCAAATATGGGTAGATATGCGTAGCTGGCGAACGCACCTGACTGTAAATCAGGCACACTAGAAACATCGTAGGTTCGATTCCTACTCTGCCCACCAAACCGAAAGGTCAACAGATCTAGAATCAGGAATACTGCTTTTCCTTAAAAAAGGGCTCGCGACACCAGAGTTGCAACTTTATTGGTGAAAAACTGTTGAGCTGCTTTAAGCGGTGGTTTTAATGGAGTCCAAGGATAATCTCTATATCGTATACGCAAGATGTTGAAAACTTGACTTGTAAAAAGAAGTTTAATATTATTCTAATGCAGGTAACTGCAAAACAATTAAAAAGACAGTACCAGCTATTTTATTGCGATTTAATGATAATAATATAGTAAAAAAAATATTTTTAGTTGGCAAATCTAATTCCATAGTTTATTATACTGTCTTGCAAATTAAATGTGGTCGGCGATGACGAAATGCCTTATCCCTTTTAAAGTCAAATAAGCACTCTAAGTTTTGCAGATAAAACTGCTTTCTAAGTAAAAAATAAAAAAATAACTGTCCATATAGTTTCATGATTATATGGTTTATAGGTCGGCAGTGGGTGAAACCTTGGAAGTGCCTTATCCTTAAAAGTTAAATATTCCTAATTAGTTAGTCACGGACTTGTACTGCTGTAGTTCGTGCCGCCCAAACAGCAGTGGGTGTAAGATTTATTATTAAAAGAAGAAAAGGTTGAAATTCCTTGAGCAAATTCACCTTGTAGTTTACGGGAACGAGACGACGGTCTAGTGACTTGGTTCAACTCCAAGCTGGGTGATAAGGCTCCAAAATTTAGTCAAACAACTGGTTGAAAGTCCAAAGAAATTATTCGCTGTAGTTTAATAAAAACCTATTTCTCTTAAAAAGGTATAATGAGAGTGTGGTCTCGTCAGCTAATAATTTCTAAAATGACACTAAAGAGAAATACCTTCACGAGGTAGTGTTGTTCTTACTAAACTTTCTCAAAAGACGGTTTCAGCAAACTTTAAATGGTTAAATAAGAATTCTGTAAAAATTTTTAGAGAAGGTTCGATTCCTTCATAAGTTCCCGTCTTGTCATCACTAAGATTAATTAGTGGGTTGACATTAACAGCAAATTGTGATATAATTATTAAGTAATCAAAAAATGAATGTCAAGTTTAAGGAGGAAGATAATATGAGTTTTGTAAATGGTATGGATATGATGACATCTGTTAAGTCTACTGAAAATGGTGCTATTGCTTATAATACTTCTGGTGGCGGCGCACTGCTTGATTTCTTTGCCGTAGTTGGTGGAATGAGAAAGCGTGATGAAGCTGATATTGTTCAGATGTACCATGCCGCACGTAAGGAAGATAAGGAGCTTGCTGACAAGATTGTTCTCTATGCTCGTGATGTGCGTGGGGCTGGTCTTGGTGAGCGTAGAATCGGTAAGATTCTTCTTAAGGCTCTTGCTCATATTGATCATGCAAAGGTGGAGAGAAATTTCCAGACTTTTGTAATGAATGGTCGTTTCGATGACCTTTATGCTCTTGAGGGGACTCCTGCCGAAACTGCTATGTGGCAGTTTATGAAGGATACTCTCCTTAAGGATGCGGCAGCAATGAAGGATGGTAAACCTATTAGTCTTGCTGCAAAGTGGATGAAGTCTATCAACACTTCTTCTGCTGAATCTAAGAGACTTGCAAGAAAGTTCTGTACTATTGCTGGACTTTCTGAAAAAACTTACCGTAAGACACTCGCCGCACTTCGTAAGTATACTAATGTTGTAGAGGTTAAGATGTCTGCTAATCAGTGGGAGACGATTAATTTTGAAGCAGTACCATCTCTTGCTATGAAGAAGTATTCTACTGCTTTTGGTAAGCATTGTCCAAATGCTTTCGCAGGATATAAGCGTGCTGTTGTTAATGGCGAAGCAAAAATTAATGCAAAAACTCTTTATCCTTATGACATTACATATCAGTTTATGTATGGCGGCGAAAATAAGGCAGATAAAGAAATCCTTGAAGCTCAGTGGAAAGCTTTACCAAATTATTTTAAAGAAGGACGTAATGTTATTTGTTGCGCAGATGTTTCTGGATCTATGATTGGCATGCCTATGGCGGCATCTGTAGGACTTGCAATGTATTGTGCAAAATATAATACTGGTGCATATAATGGTTACTATCTTACTTTTACTGATACGCCTCGATTCTTTAAGCTCGATGAGTCTGCAAGTATCGAGAGTAATATCAAAAAGGTAATGCAGAATGTTGGTTACAACACTAACCTTGATGGTGCACTGAAGGAAATCTTCCGTGTCGCAACAATGGAGAATGATGCTCCTGAAGCTCTTCTTATTGTTAGTGACAATGAGATCGACTGGTTCATGAGCAGAAATCCTGGTTGGGAGGATATTGTTCAGAAGTGGGTAAAGAAGTATCGTGAAGTAGGGCTTGAATGTCCTAAGATTATTTTCTGGAACTGTGAATCAAGACAGAACACATATTTGGTTCGTCATAATAATCCTTATGTTGGATTTGTTAGTGGAGTTTCTGCAGGAACCTTTTCTAATCTTAGTGAGCTTATCGATCTTACTTCTTACGAAGCTATGGTTAAGATTCTTAACCAGTATGAGTTTGTATAAAAATATCTTTATATTAAGGAAGCTTCCCCTCTTCCTTTAAAGATATTTTGATTAAAAATATAAAGACCTTTTCAGCAAAAATGAACAAAGTAAAAATATAAATATTAATGTTATTGATGTTCCTCATGTAAATGACGTATCCTTAAAACGTAATATTAAGGTGACTTAAATAACAATATGTTATTTTAAAATCCAAAATGGTGAGGTCTAGTGAATATGTTATAAAAGGTAATAGTTTCTATTGCCTTTTTTTATATATTGACAACTTTTGCATTTTATGCTATAATTATTATAGATAATAAAGAGGTGATATTATTGAAGAATACAGAAAATATTTATCAAGAAATTAAATCAATTAATAATACTATTAATGAATTAAATAATAAGCAGTATAATTTACGGCAGAAATATGTGATAGAATCTTATAAAGAAAGAATGGGATTGATAGGAAAATGTTTTAGAGAAAAGAATACTTTTTTTAAGATTATTGATTTAGAAATTACTAATGAATTCCGATGTATAACAATTACTTTTACTAAAGAAGATTTTAATATTATAAACATGGGGCAAAGATATGGAGAAGATAAAATAATATATAGTCTTGGCATGCATACTATTGTAGATTTAGGACCGCCAGAAATTATAATTGATTCAATTATGATTAAAGATTTAAAAAATATGGAAGAAATTGATAATGAATTATTTTCATTAGAATATTTCGAACAATGTAAAAGAATTTTAGATGTAGATAAATTTCTTTTAAATGAACGAATGAAAATTATTAATAAAAAGGAGAGTGGTGAATAGAAATGACTAATGTTTGGATTACAAGTGATAGTCATTTTGGTTAGGACATGCAAATATTATTGAATATTGTAATCGTCCTTTTTCTGATGTTCATGAGATGAATAGAGAAATGATTATTCGTTGGAATAGCACTGTAAAAAAAAGATGATAAAGTATGGCATCTTGGCGATTTTATTCTTGGAAATAAAAATATTGCGGCAGATATTATTTCTCGTCTTAATGGAAGAATTTTTTTAGTTAAAGGTAATCATGACCATATAAAAAAATCAATGGTATAGAGATTGTGGCATTAAAGAAGTTTATGATTATCCAGTTATTATTCGAGATTTTATTGTTTTATCTCACGCGCCCCAGCCTTTTATTTGTGATAGTCGTACACCATATGTAAATTTCTTTGGACACGTTCATGATTCAGAAATGTTTGAAACTTATGGGGCAAGACATTTCTGCGCTTGTGTTGAAAGACATGATTATAAACCTGTTAATATTGAAGAAGTCATTAATCATTTTTTATAAAGGAGAATAAAATGGAATTAAAATGTTTATCAATTATTACAAATTTTGGCTGTCATTATAAGTGCCCTTATTGTATCGTAAAAAAGAATGGTATTAATGTCCCAAAAACAACCGTTGAATCTCTCGATACTTTATTGGAGACTTATAAATCAGGAAAATATAATTACATTTCACTTTCAGGCGGCGGAGATCCAATGTTTGAATTTGATAAACATATGGATTTTTACAATAAATTATTTTCTATTTGTAGAGAAAATAATATAAAAATTGAACTTCATACTTCTTATATTAAAGAAATTGAAAATAAACTTCCTTTTGAATTATTTAAAAGAATTGTTTTTCACTGTAATACTATTGATGATATTTTTGAAGCAGAACAAACGGATTGTAAAGGTGTTAATAAAAGAGTAGTTTTTGTTGTAGAAGACAGAATGAACATTAATTATATACTCACTGTCCGTGATATTATCAATAGTAGTAAAACAATTGATCAATTATCTTTCAGACAAAGAGTAGATGAAAATTATAACGTTTCATATCATTTACATGATTTCTTATATATAGGACATTTATACAAACAATGGTATTATATTGAACAGGGAGATTATAATACTTATTTTGTAGATGGGCAAGTCAAAGAAAAATATTCTGATTTAAGAAAATAATTGGAGGTAATATATCACAGATTGAAAATATTAGAATAAAATAAAAAGAATTCTACTTTTATAACAGGAGATTATATCTCCAGTTATAAAATTGAGGTGATAAAAATGGGCAAACTTAACCCAGAAGATTATATTGGTAAAAAATATGGACATTTAACTGTAATAAAAAAATTAGAAGAGAAAAAAGATGGGTGTTATCTGTGGGAGTTCTTGTGTGATTGTGGAAATATTTATGTAAATAAATTATCAAGTGTAAAAAATGGAAATTCAAAATCATGTGGATGTCAAAAATACAAGGGATTGAAAGAATATAATGAAAAAAATCGAACCATAAAAATTGGGGATAAATTTGGTAAGCTTACTGTTTTAAGAGAAGTGGGATTGAGACCTCATGTAGAAGGACATTCGAGAATGTGGTATGAATGTTTATGTGATTGTGGTAATATTTGTGAAAAACCAGGTAATAGATTAAAAAGTGGAAATACTAAATCCTGTGGTTGTTTAAAATCTGCTGGAGAACTTGAAATAGAAAAAATATTAAAAGAACATCAAATTATATATAAAACAGAATATGTTGATCAAGATTTATTAAGAGAATATAAGAGAAGGCTTCGTTTTGATTTTGCTATTTTTAAAGATGATAAGTTAAGTCATTATATTGAATTTCAAGGAAGGCAGCATATTGAAGGATTTGATACAGAAGTTTTTTCTAATGCTTCTCCTCTTGAAGTTATTCAAGAGAGAGATAATATTAAAAGAGAATTTTGTAAAAAACATAATATTAAATTAATTGAAATTCCTTATAGTAAAAAAGGAAGAATAAAAATAGAAGATTTGCTTATTTAAGGAGGGGATGCATTATGTCACGAATTTTCGTGACCGGTTAGGTGACATTCATCAAAATATTGATATAGGTAAATTTACCACTCGTCATTTTCCAATACAGAAAGAATTAGATAAATCTGATGTTATGATTGTTTGTGGTGATGCGGGTTTAATATGGGATGGATCTAATGAAGATAAATATTGGCAAAAATGGCTTAATGAAAAAAGTTTTACAACTTTTTGTTGTCTTGGCAATCATGAAAATTATAATCTTATTAATGAATATCCAATTATAGAAATTTTTAGCGGAAAGGCTCGTCAAATTCAACCTTCTGTTTTTTATGCAATTAGTGGAGAAATTTATGTCATTAATAATAAATCCTTTCTTTTTATTAATGGCGCAGATAGTCAAGATAAAGAGTGGCGCACCGAAGGAAAATCTTGGTGGCCGCAAGAGCAAATTACTTCTACAGATATTTCTCATGCATTTTATAACCTTGAAAAGTATGATTTTAATGTTGATTATATTATTTCTCATACTGGTGGAAGTGAAATTTGTAAAATGCTTGGTTTTTCTCCTACTGTAAGCGATAAATGGTTAGATAAAGTTCTTGACGTGGCGCAATATGAAAAACATTATTTAGGTCATTATCACTTAAATAACTGGGTCGGTAAATCTAGAATTATCTATAATGATATCATTGAATTATATTAATGCTTGATTTTTTTACTAATCTATGATATAATATATATAGAAAAGTAAGAAAGAGGGAAAGAAATGATTGCAGATGTGAATAGGATATTAGCAGAACAGACACTTGCAAGGCGTTTTGACTTAATAATTTTTATTGTGAATCAATATGGAGAAGAAAAATGTCAAACTTATAAAGAGACAAAAAAGAAATTCCTTTCAAGTTTTAACAATAATTCTAGTTTTAGGGTAAAATTAGTTGAAATATATCCTACAACAATGGAAAATGATATATTTTACATTGCAAAGAGTGGAAAGACTGTGTGGATAAAAGAGCAGATCAAAGAGGAGAATTTATAATGGCAAGAACAAAAATTACAGATGAAATAAAAGAACAGATTAACGAGTTATATTGTGAGCTTGGTGTTAAATCTCATGTGGCAAAAGCACTTGGTATTTCTGCATCTACTGTAAGTAAATATATTGTTGATGGATATATTCCTAAAGAAAAAAGAAATATTGAAACATTTAATGGGCGCCCAAGTGTAATCTCCTTTGATAAAATTGACTCATTTGATGGGGCGGCGGGTATTGGATATTTTTTCACTCATATGGTTGAAGATGAGCAGGAAGATATGAAAAAACTTCAGAAGGAGATTTTTATATGAGAGCTTTTAAAGTAACTGAAACCTGTACTGAAAATGAATATATGGTTGGTCTTGAGGATTCTATGTATAAATTAATAGGTAAACAATCTGGTAGTTTTAATATTGTTGCGGCAAGAATTTTAGGTTTTACCTATCCTGATTATCTTCGTTATGTAAGACAAAATCATAATGCTACTCTTAAAGGTAAACAAGGATATTCTTATGCCATTTACAAGGATAGAAAGGATTGCGTTGCCGTAGTAACTTTACTTAATGATGCTTGGAGAAAAGTCGAAACAGCAATAATTAATAAATTTAACGAAGCAATGGAGGGGCAAAATGGACAATCTTTTTCAAAAACCAGAATGGAGAGTTGTAGAATATTACTCTAAGATTAAACATAAAGATATAATTAAATATAAATGTTCTAATTGTAGTTCACTATTTATGAATTGTTATGAAAAATGCCCTTGCTGTAAAAAGGTTATGAGGAATAAAATAAATATGAGGATAATATTTTTAAATTAATGGGGTGAAAGGAGAGATGATACCAGAAAAAATATTGAGTGCAACATTGATTGATTCAAATGGCGCTAAATATTGTTTTGATAAGATTAGTAATGTTGAAATAACTAGTACTATAGAATCATTTAATAAAAATATGACTGTGTCTTTTGATGTATTAACAAATGACAATAAAGAATACTTTAAAATCATACTTCCAGATAAAGGAGAAAAAGAATTGAATGGAACAGTAATTTATTGTAGATTTGAAACTGCTAAAGGCAGTTTTAATGAAAATACTAAAGAATATGCTTATTATGTTCCTTGCAAGCCTGAAGATTGTATAATTAAAAAAGGAACTATTTTTAAGGTTTGGGACATGGTTAAAGGTACTACAAAGTACAATGGAGCAAGACTCAGATGTGAAAATATGATTGGAGTAATGAATGCAAGCGATGCAGAAGTAATAGTAGATAAAAAACTTAATGATATTATTAGAATTGTTATTGAAGGAGAAGTTGTTTCAGTAAATAAGAATTATATCCGTTGTGATATTTTAGATAAAATTGAAAAGACAAAGAACGACAATCAATTTAGAAATTTGGTAAATTCTTCTAATATTTCTAAAGAAAACGACCAAATTATCCTTTGTGAAAATTGTCCTATAAATACATCCGATGAAATTGATTTTTCTGGACCAATAATTTCAGGAGTCATTGATACAACTAATAAAAATGAAACGAATATTTTAGGAGGAAATGATATGAATACAAATATATTTGGCAATATGTTTAAGAACATGAAGTTTGGCAAGCTTGAGACTAACGACATTAAGTATTCTATGAAAGGCATTGCATTTAAGACTACAGATGGTGATTATGTATATTACAATCCCGATTTTACCTTTACTAATGTTGCCAATATGGTAATTGATATGCCTATATTTGCGATGCCCGTTAGTAAAGAGCAGATTAAAATTGGTGACGTAATTAAGCATAATGATACTTGGGTTATTGTCAATGACGTTACCCCTTCTGAGATTAAAGTAGCTAAGCCTTGGACTAAGGAAATTATAAGTATAATTCCTGAGACTTCTATTTTTGGTTTTAGCTTTTATACAAAGATAATGAATCCTTTTGAAAATTTTGGTGCTACTGCAACGGCAGATAATCCCTTTGGTAATATTCTTCCATTTATACTTATGAGTGGCGGCGACACCAAGAATTCTAATGATATGCTTATGATGATGCTCGCTTTTGGCGGTGGAAAGATTGATTTCAGCAATCCCATGATGATGTATATGTTTATGGGTGACAAGGATAATATAAATGATATACTTATGATGATGATGCTTACTGGAAATAATCCATTTGAACAGAAGGCTAAGTGTAAGTGCATGAAAGATACTACTATAAATGTTCCTTGTACTGATGAAGATATTTTTGGTTGGACAACTGAAGGAGTTACTGTTAATATAGAAAATATTGATAACAATACTTAAAATAAAAGTCGCCCTTAAAAAGGGTTGACTTTTTTTCTTTTTTATGATATAATTATTATAGTAAATGAGAAAGAGGGAAAGAATTATGAGTTTTTATGAAGATATTGTAAAGATTATGGAAAAGTCAAGAGAAAAGAGATTTAAAAAAGATACTAAAAAAGTTATTAAAAATATAGAAAAGAAAATTTCAAAAGCTGCAAAAGAAGGAAAAGATTATGTTATTTATCTTCTTTATGGTGAAACATGGATAAAATTTGGAGAAGTAGAAACCTATTTTAATAAACAAGGATTTGAGTGTGAATGTAGAGCATCATATGATTATAATGCAGATTGGAGAATTCGTGTTTCTTGGGCAAAAGAAAATCAATCATAATATTTTATTAAATCGAGGAAAATAAAATGGTATTTTTAGTTTGGCTTGATGATATAAGACCTATTGATAGTAAATACGATTCCTATATAAGATATGGAACCTATGCAGATCCAAAATCAGTTAATGCTGCAAAATATTGGATTGAGGAAGCTGAAAAATTTGGCTATAAAAATTTTATTATTGATCTTGATCACGATCTTGGAGATTACTTTGATGATGGCGGTGATGGTATAAAATTGCTTGACTGGCTTATTGAAACAGGAAGAAACACACCTAATTATAAAATTAAACTTCATACAATGAATCCAGTCGGAAGAGAAAATATGCAAAGAATAGTAAACAAATATTGGTATAATTAAAAATATGAAAAGGAGTGATGTGTAAATGGCTGCGATTATCGAAATGTTAATCGGGCTTCCTTAGCCAGGTTCTGGAAAATCAACATATGCAAAGAAAAAAATTGATGAGGGTTGTATAGTAGTATCTTCAGATGCAATTCGTAAAGAATTGTATGGTTCTGAAGATGACCAGAATCATAATGGAGAAGTATTTAATGAAATGTTTTATCGTACAAAAATAGGACTTTTAGCCGGCGCACATGTAATTTATGATGCTACAAATCTCTCTCGTAAGCGTAGAATTAATCTCTTAAAGCAGCTACCACATTGCGAAAAGAGAGCTACTGTATTTGCAGTTCCTTTTGAAATTTGTTGCAAAAGAAATGCGGCTCGTGATAGAGTCGTACCACAGGAAGTTATGGATAGAATGTATCGCTCTTTCCAGCCGCCGCACTACGCTGAGGGATTTGATGATATTCAGATAGTTGGAGCCGGGGACGTTGGCTTATACATTTATAAATGTGAACAAGAAAATATAGAAACTCCCCATGATAACTCTCACCATAGTTTTTCTTGCGGCGTACATTGTCTTGAAGCAGAGCGATATATAAAGGATAAATATCCAGATGAAGATGATTTGCAGATGGCGGCAAGATTTCATGATGTTGGAAAATATAAGTGTAAGGTTTTCCATAGTGCAAAAGGAGAGCCAACAGAAGAGGCTCATTATTTCAACCATGAAAATGTATCTGCTTATGATTTTATGGTCCACTATTTTCCTATGCCGCCACAGAAAGTTATCCATATTGCAAATTTAATTGCTAATCATATGGTTTTTTATGCCGGCGAACAGGCAATGGAGAAGAGAAGAAAGTTGTATGGAGAAAAATTCTGGGAAGATTTAAAAAAGATTCATGAGGCAGATGAATTTGCACATTAAAGGAGAGATTACAATGAAGAGCAATTCTCATAAGAAAAGAACTTTTATTGATAGATTTGCAAGGAATTATTACTGTCAGCACGCAAGGTTGAATTATCTTCGTGCTGATAAAAAGCTTGCAACACGTCAGGAAAGAAGATATTGTAACAGTTTGTGTAAGTCAGACTGGGAATAAGCCTTTACTTTTTTATTATTTTATGTTATAATTATAATACAATCAAAAAAGAAAGTCAAAGGGAGAGATATTATGGACGGAATTTATGTTTTGTTAGCCGGAAAAGAAGATATTATATATTATGATTCGGTATATGATTATCTTCTCGATAGAGTTGATGTTGAAGATGTTCTTGATTGGATTGATGAGATTGATACTCCTATTGATATTCCCTATTATGGCAGAGCATTACCAAGTACGGTTTTAAAGAAGTTTAATATTGTTGAATTGGCAGTCGAGGATTATCTTGACGCTATGGCTACAGACTGTGAGTATGGACTGGAAACAGAGGAATATCTGACGATAAAACAGTTCGATTCAATAGACGGGGATATTATATCCTATGATAAGGCATTGCTTAATAGATTAAGATAAAAGGAGAAATACTTATACATCTGAATTTATTATATTTCAGATATATAAATATCACTTATATATTGAGGTGATGCACATGGGTGTAATAAAATGGAAAAAATTCTCTGATGAACAATTAAGGGAAATTCTTGATAAAAATACAACGTTTAAAGGAGCTTTACATGATTTAGGGTATAATACACAATCAAATAATAATAAGATTGTAAAAACAATAGCAGAATATTTAAATTATGATTTATCAAACTATCTTTGCGGGAAGGATAAAAATTATTATATCGGGAAAATTTATGGGGAATTAACTATTATTGAAATTGATGAAGAAAAAAGCAAAGAAAAGAGAAGACTGTGGGTAAAAGCTCAATGTAGTTGTGGTAAAGTAATTTCAGTTTCACATAATGCTTTACAAAGGGGTAATACGAAGTCTTGCGGTCATTTAAATTATATTAGGGAAAATATAATTGGCAATAAGTATGGCAGATGGACGGTATTAGAATATGTAGGAAATAAAAATACAATTCCACATTATAAATGTAAGTGTGAATGTGGAACTATTAGAGAAGTTTCAAGAGCCAATTTAATGAGTGGTATTTCTAAGTCTTGTGGGTGTCTACATAAAGAAATCGCTTCCCAATCCAATTTTATAGATTTAACTGGACAAAATTTTGGTAAATTGAAAGTTATCGAATTAGATATAGAACGAAGTGACCTTAAAAAGCATAGTATATGGAAATGTTTATGCGAATGTGGAAATATTACCTATGTTAGAACAGCAGATTTAAGAAATGGAAATACTAAATCTTGTGGATGTTTTAGACAATCCTTTGGAGAAGAGCGAATAAAAGAAATTCTGTTAAAAAATAATATAAATTTTTGTCAGCAATTTTATTTTTCAGATTTAAAAGGTGATGTTAATACATTAAAATTTGATTTTGGCATCTTTGATAATAATAATAATTTACTTTATTTAATAGAATATAATGGGATTCAGCATTATGAACCAGTTAAATATTTTGGTGGAGAAGAGCGTTTTGAACGACAACAGAGGTATGATTTAAAAAAGAAAGAATATTGTTTATCTCATAATATCCCTTTATTTATTATTAGACATGATGAAGATATAACTGAAGATAAAGTTATAAAGAAGGAGAAATTTAAATGTTAAATATTGTAAAATTTATAATTGAACACCCTCATGATTGGGAAGCTCTTCTTACATCTCCCCCATATTCTTTGTCTATAAAAAGAAAAGACACAAGAATACTTTTCAAATATTCTCAGATTGAATCTGACTTTTCTTTAGATATTGTTAAGGAGGCAAGAGGATTAATTCTCGAAGATAAGACTTGGAAAGTCATTTGCTATCCTTTTAATAAATTTTTTAATTTCGGAGAAGAGTATGCAGATAACATTGATTGGGAGTCTGCTGTTGTTGAAACAAAAGAAGATGGTTCTTTAATAAAAATATATTTTTATAATGACGAGTGGAAAATTGCAACAAATGGTACTATAGATGCTGAAGACGCTGAATTACAATCTGGACCATATAAAAACTTTAGACAACTTTTTGATGCGGCGGCGGAAAAATGTCATTTTGACTTTTCAAAGCTCAATAGATACTTTACTTATTGTTGCGAAATCTGCTCCGAATTTAATATTATAATTTGTCCTCAGTCTGAAATGCGTCTTATCCATATAGGTACTCGTAACAACAGAACTTTCCAAGAAGTTGAAACAGACATAGGAATACCACATCCTCAGAAATATGCTCTTTCTTCTCTTGAAGATTGTATTGCTATGGCAAAGACTTTTGACTTTACAAAGGAAGGTTTTGTGGTAAAGGACAAGAACTACAATCGTATAAAGGTAAAATCAGAAGACTACGTTCGTGTACACAGATTAGCAAATAACGGTTCTATTACACTTGAGAGAGCAATCGATCTTATTCGTATGAATGAAATTGATGAATTTGTTTCATATTTTCCTAATTATACTTTTTATATTAATAATATTCGCAATCGTCTTGCGGCATTTCGCAATGATATTCTTTTTAATGTTAATATGGCATTGATTGGAAAAATGGAATGTAAGACTCGCAAGGATTTTGCTGCAACTGCAAAAACTTTTCCTTATCCAGCAATTTGGTTTAAAGTATACGATTCAATCTATTTCGACGTTGACAGATGGATTGCTGAGCTTTCTGCTTCTAAATTGGCTCAATATCTTGAAAAAAAATAGGCATAGGATAACTATGCCTATTGACATTTTCTAAAAAATATGTTATTATATATATAGAAAATGAAAAGGAGAGAAATAAATATGATTTTAACAGATGAACAGGTAAATTTTTTCAATCGTTTTCTGAGTTTTATTTTTGATGATTGTGGAGATTGTTTGTACATTGCTGATTGTGATACTTATAAAACTGATTTAATTGTTTCTTCTGAGGGAGATATAGTTGATTATTCTGATATTGAAAGTGGTCAGTTTGAAGGAGTTAAATGGGATGGATTTTTTGGATCATCAAAAGCTGTTTTCTCATTTGATGGTTTTGACTTCGTTATAAAAATTCCTTATAATGGTAGCTTTACGTTTTCAGAAGATGATGATGAAATTAATTATATAGATATGCCAAATCATATTATTATAGAGGAAGAAATTTATGAAGACGCATCAAATATAATGAAATCAATTTTATTGAAAAATGAATTTGCTTTTATCTATAAAAATCTTGAGGTTTACATTCAGAAGAAGATTTTTGAAACAGAAAATGAAAAATATGATGTGATAAGAGGGAAAAAACATTTTTTCTCTTATTCAAAGAAAATTCAAGATGAAGTTAAAGAAGCAAGAGACTTGTGTGATGGATATTATCTTCCTTGCGATAATTTTCTCGCCGCAATAGCAGATCAACACCCAAATGAATTTATATCTATCATTAAGGAAATGAATTTTGACGACATGCATAATGAAAATTATGGTTATCTTTCCGATGGTACTGCTGTTATTTTTGATTATGCTGGATATTGTGAATCCGCTTGGATTTAGTAGGTTGACTTTTTTAAAAAAATATAGTATAATTATTATAGATTTGAGAGAAAGAGGTAATTTTTATGAGTTTTGATATGCAGAGACATCCAGAAGAATTTGAAGCATTTGAAATTTATAATTCCATGGAAAAATATATGGAGGAGATTGCTGCTGCTGACAAAGCGTTTACAAGCGGAATTAAGCAGTTAATTGGATATAAAAGAATATCAACACCCACGGAATATCGTGCGGCAGTATGCGAATCATATGAGGAAGCAGATGAAACAATGAAGGATTTACTTGCAATAAAAGGCATTAATTCTTCATCTGATTTTATAATTTATCTTAATGGAGTAGTGAAAGGAATGAATATCAATGAGTAAGAAGAACGATGGTCAGTATAAGGACTTCGTTCCTTATGAAAAGTCTTCTAAGAAAGAAAAGAAGCGTAGAGATGCACAAAAAAGAAATACTTGGGATATGCCTTGTTATACAAAGATAGAACCTGATAAGAAGAAAAAGAAAGATCGCCGTGATAAAAGAAAGAGGGACAGATATTATGATGACGAATGGTGTTATGACTAAGTTTTTAAATATAACGGTAGGAGAGGTTATTTATTGCCTTAATACTTATTGTCCTTATTGGTTAGAGACAATTGGTTTGGCGGTAATAGTTCTTTTTAATTGAAAGGAGAATGTACTATGGATATGAAGAAATATGTTGATATTGAGCGTGTTAAGGAATCTTATGCAAATACTTTTGATACTAATGAGCATATTGTAATTCAGGTTAAAATAGACGGCTCTAACGCATCTATCGCATATGATGAGAAGAATGGTTGTCTTGCAGCATTTTCTCGCCGTCAGGCACTTAATGAAATGAATACTCTTAACGGATTCTGGAACTATGTTCAGTCTCTTGATGTAAAGGCATTTGCAGAGGTTCTTGGTGATCGCCATGTTATCTTCGGAGAGTGGCTTTGCTTATCTGGTGATACGATAATTAAAAAGGTAAGCTCTGGAAAAGGTAAGTCAGAAATGACATTAAAAGAAATGTATGAAAAGAAATATACACCTAGATATAAAAATGATGAAATTTGCAAAAGAGGTATAAATAAGCTCTTACACTTATTATATAATAATGAAGAAATTACAAAGAATAATTTTAATAGTAAATATAAGCTTGATAAAGAGACAACAATTAATAAAGCTTTAAAAGAAGGGCTAATTATTGAAAAAAATGAACAATATATTATTACAGAAAAAGGAATTAATAAAATCAAAGAGTACTACTTCTCAATTTCTACTTGGGGACATGATGGTTTTCCAAGTATCTATAGTTTAAATTTGGAAGAGGATCAAATCATCTCAAATAAAATTCAAGATATTGTCTATACAGGAAAAAAGATGGTTTATAGAATAACCACTCATAAAGGATATACAATTAAGGCAACTGCCAATCATCCATTTTTAACTCCAAAAGGTTGGGTAGAGGTTAAAAACTTATCTATTTACGATTGTGTTGCTGTAACTGATTTTATAAGCAGAAATGAACACAGTAGAAAGTATGGGATTGGAACTCGACAAATTTTTAAAAAGCAAAAAGAATATAAAGATAAAATAGGAAAATGTGAAATCTGTGGAAATACTACTGGATTGAATCTTCATCACATAGATGAAAACCATTTTAATAATGAAGAATCTAATTGGCAAATTTTATGTCAAGACTGTCATGGAAAAATTCACACTAAATTTAGTAATATTCCTAAATTTGAATATGAATTCGATTACATTATTGATATTGAAGAGGTAGGCGAAGAAGATTGCTATGACATATGTATGATGGGTGGAGAAAATGTTGCTAATTTTATAGCCAATAATTTTATTGTGCATAATTGTAAACACAGTGTAAAGTATCCTGATAGTATGTTAAAACAATTTTATATGTTTGACGTATGGGATAGAGAGACGGAGCAGTATCTTACACAGGAAGATTCTCTGGCTATTTTTGATAGACTTAAGAATTACATTCCTAATTATGTACATACGCTTTATAATGGTCCTTTTATATCTTGGGAGCATACACTTGCTTTTCTCAAGGAGAATATCTATGGCGAGGCTCCTTGTATGGAGGGTATTGTAATTAAACGTCAGGATAAGCTTTGGTCTAAGTCTTCTCAACTTCCTTACTATGTTAAGGTTGTAAATGAGAAGTTTTCTGAGGTTCATGGCTCAAAGCCAAAGACTATTGATCCTGAGAAGCTTGCTGCAAGAGAGGCAGAGCAGGCGGCAGTAGCAGAGGTTGTTACTAAGCGTCGCATCGCTAAAGGACTAGAAAAACTTATTGAAGATAATATCATTCCCTTTGATTGGGATGAGCATAACATGAAAGAAATTGCTAAGATACTCCCTTCTTTTATATATCAAGACTGTCAGAAAGAAGAGCCAGAAATTGTATTTAGTTGCAAAAATTTTGGCAAGATTTGCAGTCAATTAACAATGAAATATGTCCGCAACATTCTCCAAGAAAAATCTCAAATTTTTTGAGGACTTATCCATAAAAATTACATTATTAATGAGGTGATTAGATGGGTAGTTTTATAGATTTATCGGGGAAAACTTTTGGAGATTTAACTGTTATAGAACGAGATTTAAGTAAAAAAGCAAGAGAAGTATATTGGATTTGTCAATGTTCCTGTGGAAAAGTTATTTCTACAAGAGGAAGTTCTTTAAGAAGTGGTAAATCAACTTCATGTGGATGTAAAAGAATAAAGACAATAAAAAATTTACTTACTGAAGATTTATCGGGACAAATCTTTGGTAAATTAAAAGTGCTATATTTAGATGAAGAAAATTCTTGTCATGGGGCAAGATGGTTTTGCGAATGTGAATGTGGTACTATAAAAAGTATTATGGCGGCATCATTAAAAGCAGGACGAACAAAAAGCTGTGGTTGTCAAACAAGTAAAATTATAAGTGAAGCCAATTCTCCTATTTTACCAAATCAAAGATATGGAAAATGGCAAGTAATAAAAAGAGATGATGAACACCATTTAGGACAGGGTGCGTACTGGATTTGTCAATGTGATTGTGGAACTACAAAAAGTGTAAAAGCAGCAAATTTAAGAGACGGAAGTAGCTTATCTTGCGGGTGTTTATCTTCTTCGGGGGAGTGGATTATATCAAATTTATTATCTCAGTTAAATTATAATTATCAAACACAGTTTTCTTTTGATGATTTAATTGGAGATGTTTATCCCCTTCGTTTTGACTTTGCAGTTTTTGATAATCAGAATAATCTTATTGCTTTGATTGAATATCAAGGTGAACAACATTACATTAATAGAGAATTTTTTGATAAAAAATTAAAATTCGAAAAAAGACAAGAATATGATCAAAGAAAAAGAGATTATTGTCAACAAAAGGGGATTAAATTAATAGAGATTCCTTATTGGGATTTCAAGAAAATAGACGAAAATTATTTAATTTCATGTCTTAATGATAAATCTAAGTTCCTTGGGGCTTGACTTTTTAAATAAATTATGATATAATTACTTATAATAAGAATAAAGGAGGAATTTGTTATGGAAATGAAAAAGTATATGTGTCCAGTATGTGGAAGGAGTTATACAGTAGATGAGCTTGATAAACTTTCTCTTTGTATTTCCAAACATAAAGAAGACATTGCTGCAGAAAAAGATAAGGAAAAGAAAGAGAACATTGAAAGGCTAAAGCGAGATAATCTTGAGCTTATTTCTAAAATTAATGAGAATTGCAAAGAACTCAAAAAACTCGGTGTTAATGCAAGCGTCAACTATAGTCAAACAAACTCTAATGATGGTGCTGTAAAAAATATTCGTACATCAAATGTATACAAATCTACAGAAGATTATTTTAATGATTTTGCTAATATTCTTGAAAAAGAAATCGAAAAGGAAAGAGCAAAACTTACTCCAGAAGAGAGAGAAAATGCAGATAATTTTGAAAAAAAGTTAAGAACTATTCTTGGATTATATTAATGGAGAGAGATTTGAATCAATATGCAAAAAAAAATCACTGGATTCAAGTAGAGATTTCACTGCCAGATAATAGGAGATTAGTTCAAATACAGACAGAAGAAACTTGGAAGCAAAGATGACTCCTGAAGAGAAGAAGGAAGTTGAAGATGCTGAAAAGTTTCTTAAAACTATGTTCAGATTTTAATTTTCTTATAAATTCATAGAAAGGAGGTTAAGATTATGATGGATTGGAAACCAATTATGGACGCTCTGCCAAATAATGACAGAGAAGTCTTGTGTATGCTTAAAGATTATCCTGATCCTGTTATGGGGTATTTTCTTGATGGTAAATGGATAACAGATATTCCCGATGCAGAAGTTATCTCTTGGTGTGAAATACCACCTCGTTATAAAGAAAAAGGCTTAAATTTTCGTTCTGCATGGGAGGCCCATCATCTTGCAAGCAAAATTAAAGCAACAGGCGAGGCGGCGGAAGACGATTTTAAGACAATGTTTTATCATGTTCGTGGTCGAATTTATAATGCATCAACAGATGGATTGTTTTCAATAGTTATTAATTACCCTCCAAGAGAGGATATTGTACAGATGTTGCAAGAGAAAGGCTTTCGAGTAGAAACCTATGATACAAAGTTTTATATTTCTTGGCTTAATCCAAAAAGTCAGCCGAGAATTCATGATTAAGTATAAAGGAGAATAAATAAATGGAGCCGAATATACCAAATCTTAAGCAGACTTTTGATGTTAAGTATAAGTTTTATAATGATAATAAGGTAGTAGAGTGTTTTGTGGTACCTCAAAAGAGACTTGAGTATCTCCGTGTAGATTTAAATCTCTATAAAGATTCTGTTTCTACTTCCGATGCAGACCGAGAATGTAATGGCGAGAACTATTTCTGGAATGGCAAGGCAGTTCTTAAGTCAGGGGATACTATGGATATCGAAATCGCAAAAGATATTGCTCGAAGGAAGGCAATGCGTTCCTATTACAATGAAGTAAAACAGAGATATCGTGAGGTATGGGAGAAAATTGCAAGAATTGCTGAAGAGCGTCTTGCTTATGTTGAAAAAGCAGAAGCAAAGGCAAGTGACCTTACCCTCGAAATTATTGAAATGACAAAGCAGTAAATAAAAATTAAGAAAGTCAAGGGCGATAGCTCTTGACTTTTTTTATATTTTATGATATAATATATAGAAAGTTAAGAAAAGGAGCGATTTATATATGTTTAATACAATTAAAACAATTGATTGTAACGTACTGAAAAAAGAGGTAATCAAGAGAGTTGGAGAAAATAGGTTTTCTAAAGATCTTTATACATATCTCTTTGATGATTATGAAAAATATTCCTATAATGCAATTTCAATTGAAACTCTTAAAAATAATCTTGCCAATGCAAAAGATGGACTCCTTTATTTTGAAGGGCAAGTTCTTTGTGATTTTATAGATACCTGGGAGGCTTTAATTGAAATTTTTGATGAAGAAGGAATTACAGAAACCGAAGATGTGCTTGTTTGGGTTTATTGGTAAAAAGGAGGAGGAAGAGGAATAAGTATGAGAATTATTAGAAAAGGAATAAGTAATTGGAAGGAAAAAGAAAGGAAGAAAATTGTTGGTAAGAAAAAATGCCCTCGTTGTAAATGTAAATTTGAATTTGAGTACGAAGACACTTATAAGGCTCTATCAATCATTCGAGTAGAAAATTATTATGTGGATTGTCCTCATTGTGGAAAAGCAATTTACCTTTGTCATACAGGGGAATAAAATTGATATAATAGTGCAACATTTAATAAAGTAACTACTCTAAAGGAGGAAACAATGAAAGAAAATAAAGATGGTACTCGTATCGGTGAACCTCTTTTGGCAACTTTTACTCCACGCTTTTTTAAAGAACTTTACGAGCGGGGAGCTATAAAAATGAACAATTGTAATTATAAATATAATTTGCCCGGTGTAGGAAAGTGTTTTCATAAATATTATGAAACGGAAAAAAGAAGATGAAAATTGCCCCGTTATCCACCCCAAATTACTGTCCGCCGCCAAAAAGAAGGGCGATAAAGTCTGTCTTTGGTGCGGCGGCAAGTTGAAAAATGATAATGAAAGTTTCTGTAGTGTTTATTGTGCCAGCATGTGGAACGGCGAAGGTGATTGACTTTTTGGATAATTTATGATATAATTGTTATAGAAAATGAGAAAGGAAGAAATATAAATGACTTTGATAATTATTAAATTTATTTTCTTATTTATCGGAATTTGGTTTTCTCTTATAAATATAGGGCGTCTAAAGTATGAACAAGATATTCCTGCATCAAGTTCATTTCTTCAAGCTTTGGGAATTACAGGATTTATTTTCTTACAATTCTTTATGTAAGGGGAGATTTTATGAGATTTTATCAGGCAGTTTTTATGAATGAGACAATTGGTTTCTTCGCTTCAGAAAAGAAAGCTATGGAGAAAATCTTTGCTATGGCAAGAGACTGTTGGGGAGAAACTTGGATGGAAGAGGCTATTGAGGAATGGATTGAGGATTTTAAGGATGAGCCTTATGATGATCTCAATGGCACTTGGATTGAAAAAGATGAAATTGATATGGATATGAGTCTGGAGGGATGTTAATGTCTAAACTTTATCTTGCTCGACATAAGCGGTATGATATGTACTGGGGAAGAAAACATAATAGGGATATGTGGATAAATGATTTGCAAGCCGCAATACTTTTAACGAAAGAACAATGGGAAGAAATCATGGCGGCAGACGATGAATTCAAAGATAATATAACTCTTTATGAGAGGAGATATGATGTATGATGAAGATTTTTTTAATTACTGGTGGAATTATTCTTCTCGGAGGACTCCATTTTATGACTTGGGCTCTTTGTAAAGCGGCGAGCGATGCTGACAGAAAAATGGAGTATAGGTATATTACTAAAGAAGATTGGGAGGCAATGTGATGTTATTTTATATATGTTTAGGTTTGGGAATTATTTTTATTATATTTTTTATTATAGCAGTTATTATCGCAATTAAAGAAAAAGATGCCTCTTTTATCCCCATATGTTTATTAGCTCCTTTTTTTGGTATTTTGCTAATCAGTGGATCGTTTAATATTATTAATAGAACAGGAACAGTATGCGAAGTAGTAAAAGTTCAAACTGGATATACTGAAACAATTATTAATGAAGAAATCAAATTAGTTCCTTTTTATTCCTATCAAATTCTCTTTTTAGATGAGGATGGGAAGTATAGAGTATTTACAACGACAGATATTCATTACGCTGTATTTAAAGAAGGAGACTCAATTACATACACAAAAAGAAGTACAGATATTGTAAAATGAATTAAAATATATAATTTTATTTTTATTATACATATGATACTACTGTTGAAATTGAGGAGAGATAATAATGAGTATATTTTCATTTATTATAGCTGGTATACTAATATTGCTGACTCTTTTAGGATTAATTTCTGCAATTAAAAATCGAGATGTTTCAGCAAGCTTTATTTCTATAATTTTATTATTTATTGCATTTGTACCAGCTTATTTTGGTTACATGCAAATGAATCTTACAGGTTTTGTTGAAGATGCTATAATTTCAAATGAAAGAGTTGATGAGTTTGGAACAATTCGATGTGAATTTACGGTTTTTGTTAGAAATGAAAAAGGAGAGCAGGATAAAATAGTTTGGTGGGGAACAAAGAATGACTCAAGATTTGCTGAGGCAAGTTCAGCTATAAATCTAGAGGTTGACAATCAGTCTAATGATTCTAAAAAATTTGAATATAAACGCTGTGAAATTCAGTAAGGAGGAATTTTATGGGACTTGATAATGGATTGGTTTTTAAAATTAAATGTCCGTCATTGAAGATAGACACAGAATATGAAATTTGTTATTTTAGGAAATATTGGGGATTAAGAAATGAAATTGTTCAAATATTTGAAAGAAATAATGAATACAAGTATTCTTTGTCTGATAATGATATACTTAAAATTTATAACTTACTCTCGCATTATTCTGAAATTGATAACGTAAGAGAAGCTGAGTTGTCTACTATTTGGGATAATATGATAGAAGTTTCTCATATTAGATACGCAGCTGCTAATATTAAATCTATTATAGATTTCATTTATAATAAAATTAGTCTTTATGAATTTATGGTCGCAGTACAATTATGTGAGATTAAATGGGGAGAAGTAGATCATGGCGACGCTACTGAAAAAATTGAAGATTGGTTTGAACAAAATGAAGAGCCTCCTATTGATTTAGAATATTCATTCTATTTTTATGATAGTTATTAAAATTAAAAGTCAAGCAAAAATATGCTTGACTTTTTTCTTATTTCATTGTATAATATATATAGAAAATGAAAATAAAGAGAGGATTTTAATATGTTTGTTTATGTTCGAATGAATTTAATAAAGCGTTATTGGGAAATGTGTTCTGAAAATAGTCGTGCAGATTGGAAGCCAATTATAGATTACTCTACAAACTACCCTATTGTTAGTCTTGATCAAGATATTGCTAAATATAATGCTAAGATTAGATGGGGTGGCGAAATAGATGATTATTCTGTTTTAATGGCTTTACCTCTTAGGAGTGTAGAAGATACACACGGATATCATCATTAATCATATTGATTTTTTTCATAAAATCTGATATAATATATATAGAAAGTTAAGAGAGGTGTTAAAAAATGAAGTCGAATCTTCATAAAAAAAAGAACTTTTGAAGATAAATTTGCTCGTAATTTTTATTGTCAGCATGCAAGACTTAATTCACTTCGCTCAGATAAAAAACAGTGTTGCCACAAAGAAAGACGATACTGGAAAAACATTTGTTTTAAGAAAGGAAAAGTATATGATTAAAATTTTCTGCCCTTATTGTGGCGAGCCACTTGCAAGTCAATGTAACTGTGAATTTGAGGCGGCACTGGAATTAGAAGAAATGATAGATAGGATTGAAGAGCGGCAGCATGATAATGGATTTTATACTTTTCAGGACCTTCTTGATGCGTATCGCAGAGAAAGATAATTTAAAGGAGATAATATTATGAAATGGAAAGATTTTGCAAAGTTTATGGCTGGAATATATAATACGATGTCATATATTGATGATCCGAATGAGGACGCAGATGATAACGTAGTTTATTGTCCAGAATGCGGTGAGCCAATCTATGAAGAAGATTACCCAGAGATTAATTATATTGATGGTTGCTATGTATGTCCAATTTGTGAATCTGAATTTGAAACAGATGAGAATGATAAGGAAAACTGTTAAAAGTAGTTGACAAAAATTTTGAAGTATGATATAATATATATGTAAGGTTAAGAAAGATAAGTTCTTTTAAGGAGGAAATCTTATGGGAAGATTTATTAAGGAGTTTACAGATTTTGAAATTGCAGATGCTTTCGCCTCAACAGTGAATGCTGAAGTTATTACTCATTATGATTGGGATTCTTTTATGAATCGTATTATAAGAACTTACCGTGTTGTATATGCGGTTTCTTAAAGGAGGATATATGGCATATTGTATGTTATGTTTAACTGGCGTTGATTCACGAGAAGATTATTATGATGAACTTGGGATTTATTTATGCCCAGATTGTCATAATGCATTTGAAGAGGAACTTATGTGGATTGAAGACCACACAGAAATGGATATTTTGAGTGACAATGAGCTTGAAGATTGCGAGGATAATGAATAATGGGATATTATACAAAATTTTCGATTACAATAAAATCCAGAATTACAAGGGCGGCGGCAGAAATGATATGCGATAAGCTCAATAAAATAACTGGATATGAACAATTTAGTGTCTGTGGTAATGATATTCCTTTAATGGAAGTACAAAACAGTTGGGAACTCGAATCATATGATGAATTAAAATGGTATGATTGGGAAGAGGATATGACAGTACTTGCCAAGCAGTTTGACGAAGTTGAATTTTATATTGAGGGCAAAGGAGAAGACGCAGAAGATTGGTGGATCGCCTTGTTCAAAGGAGATAAAAAACAAATACGATACTGTTCTCCTCCTATAGGTTATTGGGAAGAATAAATTAATTCCGCTAAGTTCTTTCATGATTGTGGCGTAGATTAAAACGTAAATAATAAAGGGATTGTCACCAGCTATAAGTTGACAAATTTCATAAAACATGATATAATAAATATAGAAAGTTAAGACAAGGAAAAGTCATTAAAATCCAAGGGTATCGACAAAGAGCCTTGTAAAAACGGTAGTCCTCATCAGAGACTTCACAAGAGGTTAAACAATTCCAGTCTGATTGGCGGTATTAATAATCTTTCCGATATAAGATTATTCGGCTATCCGTAAGTACGATATTGCTCCAAATAATAGAGCTACGGAAATTAAAATTAAAATATTGAAAACCACAATTCAAAAAATGTGGAGAAATGGAGAGTTTATTATGATGAATTATGTTGAGACTAAGGACATGACCGCTACTAAGATTAAAGCAGATGCTAAAGGTTGGACTACAGATGCTATCATCTCTGCACTTACAGGGATTCTCGGTGCAGAGAACGTTGGTATGGTAAGAACTGGTTCTGGTTCTTCTCAGAAGAATGAGATTGGTGCTGTAATCGGCACAGTTGATGTAAACGGAGTGGAGAAGGAAGTTGTAGTAACTATCAATGTTGCAGCTAAGCCTTATAGTGATTCTCCTGCAACTGCTAAGCGCCAGTATAGTGCTTTCAATTTTGCCTCTGCTCGTCAGGTTTACGAGGATTACCTCACTGACAAGGAGACTAAGGCTGCAGAGAAGGCAAAGGTAAAGGCAGAGAAGATTGAGAAAGATACTGCTGCTCGTAAGGCAAAGGCTGACTCAGCAGAGTGAGATGAGGGAGCTTTATGCTCCCTTTTTATTTAAGGAGTGATATCGTTGCGAAAGAAAGAAAAGATTGTTGTAATTACATGCGATAGTTGCGGAAAAACAATGTATGTAGAACCAAAAATTGTTTCAATAGATACAGGAAAAAAGAAAAGATTGGAGCTTTGTCCTTTTTGCTGGCGCCGACTTAAAATTGCAATGAACTGGGAGAAATATAGAGATAAAAAGGTTTCTCTGAATTTTAATTCATTTATAGAAGCAACATTGGGTAAAGATGGTGCAGATGCTTATAATGAAACATATTCTAAATTTGATTGTGAAAAGAAAAAGCCTGGAGATATTTGGGAAACTCAGCTTCATAATTATTGTCAGACTATGATACCTGCATTTGAAAAAATGTGCGGCGCATATCAAGGAGTTGCATATCCCTTTACTATAAGATTTGAATTAAATGAATTATCTTTTGAGGAGGAAATAAATGATTAAGAAGATTTGTGTTGTGGCGGCAGTAATAATTACTTGTATTCTTTGCTGTTCTTGCGGTAATAAAGATATGTGGGATACAAATTATACATTTAATGAAGCTATATGTTACGGCGACTTTGACGGCGATGGTATTGGAGAATGGAAGACGTTTAGTATTGATAATTGGACAGATTATGCAGATGGAGATTCAGTTCAGGTTAAGACAGAAGATGGTGATGTTTATCTCTTTCATGCAAGTAATTGTACCTTAGCCAATAAGAATTAAACATGACATAATTATTAAAGTCAATCCATTGGCACGGGGTTGACTTTTTTTGTAATTTATGATATAATATATATAGAAAATGAGAAAGGGAAATGATATTTATGGATACGATATATTTACTTTTTGGACATAAAAATACAGAAAAAACATTGTTGTCAATGTATAAAGATTATGATGGAGTAAGAGAGGAAGTAGATAATTGGATTAAAGAAAATCAATATGACTTTGATAATTTTTCAATAGAAGCGTGGAGAATAAGATAGGAGGAAATTATGCTTAATAAAACTTATGATGTTATTCTTCAGGGGACGATTCCAATAGGAAGATTTAATGGAATTCGTGATTTTGTAGAAAAGTATTATTATACAAAAGAAGATCATGTAAGATGGCTTGAGGAAACGAAAGAAGACTATATGAATGATTCTCTTCAAGAAGAAGATTGTCCATATGAAGATAGCGTTCAGTTTTATATTAATGATATTGAGACTTGGGCGCAACAAGATGCTCAACCATCTGGTTTTGAATGGGGCGGCTATTACTTTAAAGAAGTACCATTGATATTTTAAGGAGTGAATAATAATGCAAGAACATTTAATGAAGTGTGTTGATATTCTCAAAAGTAAATATGGAAAGAAATTAATTTTTGTTGCCTTGTACGGCTCTCAGAATTATGGGCTTGAATCCGATGGCTCAGATTATGACTTTAAAGCAATAGTTGTTCCCAGTCTTGACGATATTGTATTTAATAAGAAACCAGTGTCAACTTCTATTGAAATAGAAGATGGGTTATGTGATGTAAAGGATTTACGAACAATGATGGGTTGCTGGAAGAAACAAAATGTTAATTTTGTTGAATTACTTTTCTCTAAAGCTATCTAGGTAAATCCTGATTATGAAAAATTATTTCAGCCTTTGTTCGATAATCGAGAAAAGATTGTCCATTATGATGAAAAGCACGCTATCAATTGTATTGTGGGAATGGCAATGGAAAAATATCATGCTCTTTTTAAACCGTGTCCATCTCAAATAGAAGTTATTGAAAAATATGGCTATGCCGCCAAGCAGTTATCTCATATCTGGAGGCTTAGAGATATATTGGTAAAATATATAGATAAAGAACCATATTTAGATTGTTTGACGCCAAATGAACTCCTGAGAGAATTATTAATTGATATAAAAAGTTATGCTTATGTTTATTCTCCTGATAAAGCAAAATCAAGTGCATTAAGAGCAATAGATTCAATAAGTGAATTTGTTAAAGATTTTGAGACGGCGCCAGTAAATGAAAAAATTGGACTGGCAATGGATGAAGTTACAACGAATATAATTCGCAAAGCTCTTAAAGAAGAATTGTCTGAAGCATAGTAGGAGGGATAATATGGTTAATTTTCAGTTGAAAAAAATTGTTGATTATTGTGAGAAAAATTGTACTGATGAATATGAAAATGAATACATAGTAGATAAAATTCATAAACTTTTTGTAGCAAATAATATTCGTAATTACTCTATCTCTGTTGATGCAAATAGAGACAATTTCATGATTGAAGTATATTTTCATGATAGTCATGTTAAACGTTCATGGGATATTAATAAATAGCAGAAAGGAAATCATTATATGGAACAATTAAAGAATCAGATTGTTAATCTTATGGGAGATATAGTATGCAAGCTTAGTGTAACAGCCGCTTGTGATAGAATTGAATCTTATTCGAAAGAACTTGAAGCACTTGCAAAGACTTACGCAGTATTGGAGGGAAAAAATGTTACATTATAAAAATGGAAATCTACTTAATGCTCCTCAGAAAGTTATTGCACATCAGGTAAATTGTAAGGGAAAAATGGGGAGCGGCATTGCAAAACAGATTCGAGATACATACCCAATTGTTTACGAAAAGTATATGCAGTTTTACAATTGGAAACTTGAACAAGGTATGCTGCCGAAAACACTTGGAGGGCAGGCTGCATTTGTAAAAGTTAATGATAACAGAGAGATTGTTAATCTTTATGGACAGATAGATTATGGATATGACGGAAAACGATATACTAATTATGCTTTGCTTTCACTTGCATTAAATGAAATGTTTTATTTACTAAAAGAAAATGGTGACACAGAAGTTGCGATTCCATATAAAATGGGATGTGATCGCGGCGGCGCAGATTGGGAGTTTGTAGAGGAGTTACTTGAAGATTTCAGTAATTTTTATGGAATTGATGTGTATATATATTCATTAAACAATTAATAAATAAATATTTATAAAGGAGAAATGATTATGAAGATTGATGTAAAAGAGTGTAAAAATACTACTGCCATTCGTAATAAAATTAGAGTTGATATGACTGCAATGTTAATGGAGTTTTTAAAGGAAAAGTTTGAAGATAGCGACGGTGATGTTGTTCAGGTTGGTACCAATGAAATCGCAGTTTGTGCCGCCATAGCAGAAGATGAAGACGGTTTCCCTCATGATGTTTGTGTGATTGTTAAGCCAGAAGTTAAGCCTCATCTCGATTCCGTGGGTGCAAAAGGGAGAGAAGTTTTTGCTTATGATCGCTTTGATGCGGCGGACTCTTATCAGGAAGAGTTGAAATATAAGGCAGCCAAAAAGAAAGGGAAGAAATAATTTCTTAATAGGAGGGCTTTATGACAAAAAATAAATTTGTTAAAGTTATGAATTCTCTTGAAAAGAAATATAAAGAGAGAGAAAAATGGTTAAGTAGTATTGATATTCTTAATGATAATTTCTATGAAAATTTTTATGCTTGTAATTTTTTGTATGATACTCTTGAAATCATAGAATCAGAAATTATTGGAGAAGAAATAGAAGGATGGCTTGAATATATCTTTTGTGATTGTAACTGTGATTTTAAGAAAGTTGATATTACTATTGATGATGCCGACATAGCAATAAATAGCTGGGAAGATGTATATGATTTTCTTGAATCAAGGAGGGGATAAGAGTTGTGTGATTATGAAAATGATAAAGAACATTTAGATGAAGAAGATTTCGGCGCATATGATATAAGCGATGATTGTTTATATGAAGATGATGATAAATAAAGGAGAGCTAATATGGAATTAAAGTGGTATGAATTTACTCAGAATAATAGTGGTGGCTATTTTGTAGTAGATGAAAATGTTTGTCATCGGATGCTTATTGAAGCTTCTTCTTTTGATGAGGCAATTGAAAAAGCTGAAAAGCTTGGATGCTATTGGGACGGCGTAATCAATGAAATTGATTGTCCTTGTTGTGGAGATAGATGGAATCATTATTGGGAGGAGACAATTGATCTAAACAATCATGATGGAGACATAAGGGCTTATGCACAAGATAAAGCGGATAACTGGGGTTGGACATCTCCTGATACAAGAATATTTTACGCAAATGGAACAGTAGAAGAAATATATAGCAAAAGAGTATAAAGGAGAATAAATATGTTACTTGTAATTTTTGTTGTGCTGAGTATTGTTGGTATTGTAGTTGGAGCACTCTTGCCCGAAAGAGAAGATGATTTTGATATTGGCTGTATTCTCTTTGGAGTATTTATGCTTTTTATTTCTATTATTTTTGGGGCGATGGCAACTGCAAATTATATAAATATTGATGCTAAATTTGCCGCGAAACAAAATAAATATGAATCATTAATATATCAATTAGAAATTTCTAAAGAAGACGATTCTGTTGATAAGTATTTTCTCTATAACGAAATTGATAATTGGAATAGTGAATTAATTAAGAAAAAAGGATTGTATAAGAATCTTTGGATAGGCTTTCTTTATCCAGATAAATTGTATGAAGATTTTGAAGTTATTGAATATAAATAATATATGCCGCCCTATGATGTGGCGGCATTATTTATATTCTTTTCTAAAAATAACGGGCTGTGAGTGGCGTAGCCACTCGCTGCCCACGCACGCCGCCGGCGGGCGGATTTATGTAAAGAGACTATTGCGGCAGATAGTTAATTTGTTTACACCGTATATACTATATAGATACTATATACTATCTAAAATTCCCGAAATTGCTGACTAAAATTCTCTAAATTACTATCTAAAATTCCTTGAAATACTATCTAAAATTCCCTTTTTGGTGTCTAAAATTCCATTCCCAATTTTTTAGAGAATTTTTAGGGAATTCTATGCTGACGATTAATTTGCTTACATAACAAATTAATAGATAAATACTATAATAGATAAATGGAGTAACTTTTTAAGCAAAACGGTGTAACTTTTTAAGCAATCGGCGTAACTTTTTAAGCAAAATCTATTATTTCGGCGTAACTTTTTCGACATAGGAGAAACTTTTTAATACATTTTTATATGTTTAAATATAAAAAAGAAGAAGACTCTTGTAGATAAAATGCTAAAATGCTGTATATATATGAATTTTTTATAGAAGTTATAGCATTTTTCTACCTATAAATATAGGAGGTGAGGCAATGCCAAAGAAAGATGAGAGGGCAATGCCAAATACTACAGAAGGATGGTTTCTCAAAGATAAAAACTGTAATGAAAGAATCTATACTTATCTATTGTTAAAAAGTAAATTCAATCCAAACGGAAGAGAGACTCATCGTTATCTTGAAAAGATAAGTAATATAAAAATTGCAGAAGATTTAGGATTAAATCGGAGTACAGTTGGGACTCGAATGAAAGATTTAATTAATAGAGGATATGTAATTAAAGAAGGCAAGTATTATTTAGTACCAAAGCCTGATTATTATACTCTTATTCCTAAAGATACTTTAGATTTTCTTCTTAATTATATTGAAAAGAAAGATAAATTAATTAAGCTCTATATAGTTTTATTTGATTATTGGAATAGAAGAAAAAGTTTTTCAATGATGGATCTTCATACTGAATTAGGATATAGTATGCCGGGAGGTAAACCAGCGTCAAAGAACTCTGCTTATATTCGAGAGCTAATGTTATTACTATCTGGTGCCAAACTTATTGATTATAAAATTGTAGAGGGACGCAATTCTAAAGGAGCACCGATTGACCTTTATAAAATGATATTTGTCCGTTCTAATCTTCCGGATTTCTTTAAAGATTCTTATAAAAGATTGGTAGAAACTGGAGAGATTACTCCAGAGTGGGAGCAGATTATTGATAGTAAAATGGAGGGGTAATATTGGAGGGCTTTAAGAAAATAACTGCTGAAGAATATGTAAAAAAAATTTATGGCTCTATTCCCCAATGGCGGCACAATTTCGTTTATGAAAGAGTTGGTAGTCTCTATTCTTGTGGCGGCGGTATTATTCATATTAAGTTTTCAGAAGATCATATCCAAAAGATTAAATCTAAGAATGTAGCAAAAACTCTTGATAATATAATCTATCAACTAATGGCGCCGCTCTATGTGAAGAGAAAGAACAAATGGATCGAGAAGATTCTTGAGGGGCGGCACCCATATTCAGTAGAGGAGATTGAGAACCTAAAGATTTGGGTTACATTAGATGTCTGAAAAAATTATAATATTTTTCCGGATTTATACTTATTATATGAAATAAGAAAATTAATATAATAATTATATATATTATTTTAATAAGAGGGGTAGGCACTGGAACGATAGTTCTGGTGCTATTTTTGTAGGGGTAGGTAAGATTATAGAGTAAGTTTATAGGGGTAAGATAGTTTGAAAAAGAAATATAGGGGTAGGATAGGGTAGTAATTAAGTAGAGGGGTAGGATAGTAAATAGTAAGGAAAGGGGTAGGTAGAAATTATGATAGATAGATATGGCGGCGAAGTAATAGAGCGAAGCGATAGAAAGGAGAATAGTAGGAAAGAAGTGTAGGGAAGGAAGATAGAAAGTAAGTTGACAAAAGTAGATAGTTATTATTATATATAGTAAGAGTAGTAGTGTGGTAGTAATAAGAATGAAAAAAATAAGGGAAAAAAGAAGGATAGTAAGTAGTAATAAGTATTGACAAGAATAGTAATAGTAGTACGATAGTAGGTAATAGTAGTAAGTAATAATAGTAATAATAAATAGTAAGTAATGGGTAGTAGTAGTAGTAGATAGTAATAGTAGTAATAGGTAGTAATAGGTAGTAATAATCAATCGTCTTAGCATAGTCGACTTCGTTGATAGACATTGGAAGCTCAAAGTAAAACTCCCTAAACGCATAAAATTTAACCCTCTTTTCACACCAAAAACACTCCATAAATTGTAGAAAAGGTTGAAAGGTACTGCGAAAAAAAAATCAATGAGTCAAGTGGTTGAGTTATTTATATATAAAGAATAATTGTTGTAAAAAAGTCAATAAAATTGTTTGATTTTTATTAGTTTTGCAGCTCACTGGGTTGATTTTTAGAATAAAGTATGGTATAATTAAATAGTAGTATAATTATATAATAACGGAAAACGAGAAAAAAGTCAAGTAAATAGCTTAAAAAAGTCAAATGAATGGCTTAAAATGGAATAGTTTTAACGTAAATGTGTGTATTTTTAATAAGATTGTAGCGGTTTTGCAGCTCATATGGTTGACTTAGTTGACATTTTTAATGATTTATGTTAATATATAATGGGGTTTTCGTGTTTTTATTTGCCTTTTCTTCTTCTTTTTGTTGTTTTTTGAGCTTATTGCCGCGTCCTTATTACTTCTTTTTATTGCTGAGCTTATTACTTCTTTTTTATTGTCGCGCCGCCACAATCCCATTTGCAGCTCACTATATTGACAATGATTATAAAGTATGGTATAATTAAATGGGGTTTAAAAATATGACTTTTTAAAAATGATTTTTTTTAATAAGTGGAAATTGAGAACTATCCCTCTAAAAAATTCCGTTTATTTTTTTTTTATTGCAGTCAACTATATTGACTTTGCAGCTGATTTATGGTATAATAAAATGGGGTTTATTTTTTTTAAAAAAAATTTTTTTGCAGCTCATTTACTTTGCCGGCCCGCATACTTGACAAAATTATGTCAAGATAGTTGTAGCTTATAGTGGTTTCGCAGCTCGCATAAAAAATCGCAGCTCACAGCTCACTTGCATTTGCAGCTCACACGGAAGTTGCAGCTCACATACTTGACAGCTCTCCTATCTTGACAAGGCGCCGCGGCCCGCAATAGAATAGATTGATTTTATGAATGGATTATGAATTAATTAAATGATTTAACTTGCGCCCGGGTATGTTGCTTTAGTGCTTTAAAGTGTTAAAGTCAAAATTTAAAATAAAAGAGGCAGTATTAAACTGCCCACTTCGGAAAACATTTGTTATATTCTTTACCTTTTGCGTCCCATTGATGAATATTTTTAGAGAACTTTTTGTGCATTTTTAAACAACGGAGGAATATTTCCATTTCAATAAATGCGTCTGAAAGTGCTGTGTGTTCCTCTTGATAGTTTGGATTCTGTGTGATATAAGCATAAACACTTTCAGCAGAAGTGGCACAACTTTTACCAGTAGAAGAACGAAAATTATTCTCTCTGCAAAAGGTTGCATATTTCTTTTGGTGACAAATGGTTTGTAATGCCATAAGATAAATGTCAATAAATTCAAATTCTGGAACAAGATGTTTACAAACTGTTTTTACAAGGTCGAAACCTGTATTATATGCTATAACGTATTTTACATTATAAAAACGGCAAAGATTACGAATAATATTAAAAGCGTCTGTTTCAGTTGCTACAGCAGACATTTCACCATTAGCAAGACGAGTCTCATAAATATAAAAATTTTTCTTCGCATAATCGTCATGTCGAATTTCGTCATAGTGTTCCATTACAAGCAGAGAAGTCGTTGCAAAAATATTACCATATCGGTCATGAATAATGCAACCGAGATTATATGTACCTGTTGGAGCAGTTGCACCGCCTACTGTTTCAGTATCAAGTGTGCAGTAAATTACTTTTTTCATAACATCAATTCCTTTCAATTTGTTTTTTACTATAATATTATTATATCACTTTTAAAGTATAATGTCAATACCTTTTTGAATTGTTTACAATTTGTTCATGTTTTAATACTTTAGTGCGTTAAAATGACGGGCGGCCCATACTTTAACACATTAAAGTATTAAAGTTAATTAAATAACAAAACGCCCAAACGGGCGAATTGTTAAAAACTTTTACTTTCAGAGATAAAATATTTTCCATTATAATTATTGATAAATTTTTTAACTTCTGCTGTATCGTTCTGTGTTGGGCAATAAAAATTTACTATGTAATATTTTTCAATATAAATATAATTAAAAGAAATATTTGTTTTTTTACCCCAATTAGTTAAATTCTCAATAAAGTTATCTGACTTTAAAAAAGTTGTTTCAATTTTCCATAAACGATCTTTTCTTCCTTTTTCTTCTGCATATTTAACAACATATACGCCAATTAAATTAGCAGTACCAACAACAACAACCTTTAACCACAATGGCAATTCACATATCATATAAACAGTTACAACAGTATATAAACCATATGCAATTGCATTTGCTATTGCTGATGCACCTTTTCCACATTTTACAGTAATAATTGTTTTTGCAGTCTGAATAATAACATTAAGCACATTAAGTATAACGAAAGTAATAAATAAATTCATATCCATAATATAACTTCCTTTCTTCTTTTACTATAATAATTATAGCACAATATTAAAGGATTGTCAAGTAAATATTTATTGAATAAGTTTTATTGTTTTACTTTAAATCGTTAAAGTGGGCCGGCCCGGGCGCGACTTTAGCACGTTAAAGTGATAAAGTTAAAATTTTTAATTATTAGAATAAATAAAAAAGTGGACGGAATTTCCGCCCACTATTAAAAATTTTTCGTTAAGACAAAGGGCAATTATTTGTCTTCTGCCTTTGCTCTTGCTCTAGCAACTTTTTCGGCAAGTTCTGCTTCCTGTTTTGCCTTTACTCTTGCGGCAACTTCGTCAAGTTCCTTTGCTCTTGCGGCAATTTCTGCCTGTTTTTCAGACTTGGTTTTATTGCCCTTTGCTTTGCGTTCTGCTTTGCGTGCTTCGCTCTCTGCCTGTTTTGTTGCCTTTTCTGTAAGATAATCTTCGTAGCAAGCAACTGCCGTTTCAAAGTCAAATGCTTCAACAGTGTAACGCTTTGTTACTCTATCTTTATAAGATTTAACTGTTGTGTCTACTGTTACACAAAGGTCGTGTTCAAAACCGCTTTCATCGGTGAGTGTGCCTACACGGATAGCAAGGCAATTTACAGGAGAACTTCCACCTGTACGAACCATAGCGACATTCTCAGAACCGAATGCATCGGTGAGAGCCTTTGTAATAACTTCATTTACTTCGGACTTTGCAGATGCAGAAATCTTGGTGATACCGTTCTCTTTTGTGATAGTGTAGTTAGCCATAATAATTCCTCTTTTCTCCGTTTTAATGACTTCGGCTGTCGTATCAGTGAGGTATCTTTCCCTTTCACTATATATATTATATCACATCTCTGTGATTTTGTCAAGGGGTTTTCAATTATTTTTATTTTTTAATTGAAAACCTATTCGTCAATAGTAGGAGCAGGAACCGTAGTGCCCGCACTCACTCTCCCCTTGACTGTATATATAATATCATAGGTTTAGGAAAAAGTCAACTTGCAAGGCTCGAAAAGTGGCTATATATCGGCATTTTTGGCACATAAAAGTTTGTGCAAACTGTACAATTTTATCCACAAAATCAAGAAATTTTTGTGAAAAACGCCGGCGCCAGGATTTGCGCTTTAGTACTTTACTGCATTAAAGCGGCGGGCGACCCGCACTTTAGTACACTAAAGCGGTAAAATTAAAAATAAATTTTTAATCGCAATTATACTACAAATTAAAAATATTATGAAACATACATTTGCAATAACTAACTCAAATATTAAAAAATAATCCTTTTTAAAATATTTAAAAACCGTTATATCTGAAAAAATAATACTAATTCCAAAAAGAATTGTAATAATAATTATAATAATATTGTTAAACATTTAATTAAATTCTCCTTTCTATGGGCGACTATGCGGTCGCCCTATAATTTATCCCCTTTTCTTTACAAAAGTTGTCGAGAATTTTCCAAGCCTGACATGGTTTAACCTCAATTTTTTTGTGCGTATTAAGTGCAGTTAAAAGAATTTCATACTCAATTAAAACATCTGCTAAACCCGTATGTTCCTCTGTAAAATTTGTATCATTTTTTAAGTATTTATATACTGTTTCCGCCTTTGTCTGAATGTAACCTTTTGCCGTGGTGAAGCCGTTTTCAATGCAGAAATTTACATAACGCTTTGTTAAAAGTTTTGTATAGAGAATCATGGGGATAATATCGCAAAATTCAACAAGTTTTTCAAGTTCCACAAAACGCTCACCAAAAAGATTTTTTAGTTCCATTTTATCAAAAGTTACATTATAAGCATAAATCTTTTTAACTTTATATTTCTTAATTAGTTTAAGAATAAAGTTGATGATGTAAACATTTGAAACACATTTGTATTTTCTTTTTAGTCGAGAATTTCCAAAATCTTTCAGAATTTCTTGTACATTTTTTGCGGTCATTTCAACTGCCTGTTGTATCTTTGCTGACTGACAAATATTTACATAAATATTTTCAGGAAGTGCAAAAGAACATCGCTTATAAATTTTTCCGTATCTGTCGGCAATAATAAAACCGATATTATAAGGAATTTTTCCTGACATACCCTCTGTATCGAGTACGATAAATTTTTCTTTTGACAATAGTATCAAGTCCTTTCGTTCTTTACTGTAATTATTATACCACATAAAGATATATTTGTCAATACCTTTTTAAAAAGTTTTTGTTTTAATTAATTCATCTTTGTAAAATACTTTATGACTTTACTGCATTAAAGCGGCGGGCGGCGCGGCGCTTTGTCGCATTAAAGCGGCGAAGCGTTACATTCTTTGAATTTTTTCTTAAAACATAAAACATTTGCTATTTCTCTTTCGTCATTTATTTCAACATATTCTGTCCCACAGTACGGGCAACAATTGCTGTCCAATTCTCCGAAAATTTCACCACACTCTGTGCAAAAATATTACATGCCGTCAAATTCTATTGGTCTATACATTTAATCAAATCCTTTCTATAATGGGCGTTATGAGATAACGCCCACAATTATGAACGACTTATGAATTAGTCAATAGGTTTAATTCCCTTTTGTCTGAGTATTTCTCTGCCTAATTCTGTTTTGCTTAATTTTTTAATCTCTTTCTGCTGTGCTACTCTTTTAAGCATCAGTTCTCTAAATTCTTCTTTTGTTACTTCTTTTCCGTTTATCTTAACTCCCATTTTTATTTCTCCTCCTCAATGTCAATTGCCTTTTTTAACCAATGATTAAGAAATTTTTCTCCGCATGGATCACCCTTTCCATTAACGATACAATAAATATATTCTTCATTTAATTCGACAGGAAGATTATCTCTTGCATACTGTGCCGCAATCCACAATGCCCTTTGTAAAATGCGTATTCTTTTTTCATCAGTCATCTTTTCAACTCCTTTACTATATATATTATAGCATATTTCATATAATTTGTCAACTCTCTTTCTAAATGTTTACAATTTATTCACAATTATTCTTTTTCTTGATAAGAATTTCAAGCACTGACTCTGTATATAAATTCATAATGATATCAATTCCTTTCTTAATTTCTATATATAGTATACCATACTTTATAGAAAAAGTCAACTACATTTCTAATTATTTACAATTTATTAATATTTTACCACTTTACTGCACTAAAGTGCGCTGGGCCGCCAAGCTTTACCACTTTAAAGCGCGAAAGCGAACATTGTTTTGTTAAAATTTTTAACAATTAAAATAAAAAACATAAGGCGGACTGTTGCCCACCTTTAGTTAGAAGATTTTATTTATTCGGGGTGATGCAGATTACTCTGCATCCTCTCCCTCCTTAGTCTTAGCATTAGCAATACGCTTTGCTTCTCGTGTTGCCTTATCCTTAGCAATCTTATCTGCTTTAGCCTTAGCCTTAGCCTCCTTTTCTGCTGTCTTAGTAGCAACATCATTTTTATAGCAAGCCTTAGCGGTCTCAAAGTCAAAAGCCTCGACAGTGTAACGCTTAGTCACACGCTCCTTAAATCCCTTAATAGTAGGGTTTACTGTAGCACAAAAATCGTACTCATAGCCATCCATATCGGTAATAGTTCCCATACGAACGCCAATTTCATTGACCTGAGTTGAACCGCCTGTGCGAACCATAGCAACGTTATCCTCGCCGAATGCCTGTGCAAGAGCATCCATGATAATCTTGGTAAGTTCTGCCTTAGCCTTAGCATTTGCCTTGCCTGTGCCAAAATCCTTAGTAATTACGATATTCTCCATAGTATACCTTCTTTCTCCGTTTTAATGTCTCGGCTGACTGTTTTAGGGGAGAAACCCTCTGTCTCTCACCTTTATTATTATACCACATCTTGCAGATTTTGTCAAGTAAACATTTTGTGAATTTGTTTATTGACTTAATCAATGTGGTTTTGGTGAATGTGGCAGGGAATCGAACCTTACATCTTAGCTGTCAGCAACATACTCGCTCTACCATTAAGCTACACATTCATTTCTTTTACTATATATATTATAGCATATCTCTTTTATTTTGTCAAGTAAACATTTTGTGAATTTGTTTGTTTACTTGACTTATAAAAGATTCGAGCCAACGTTTTATATGCTAAAAGGTATTGTATCATAGTTTTTACAAACTACGCCTATTGCTGGGCTGGTGTTGACTCACTCCGTCCCCCTGTGTTTATATATTATCACACCTTATGGAAAAAGTCAACCAAAAACTTGTCAACATTTTATCTTGATTTTTGTGCATTTTGCACTTTCGTGCTTTAAACCGCTAAAGTGCCGCGGCCCGGACACTTTAATGCTTTATTGTGCTAAAGCATCCTGGGCCGGCCCGCTTTAATACGTTAAAGTGATAAAATTAAAAGAATGAAACAAAACCGCCATTAAGGCGGCATTTGTTAAAAAATAAATACTTTTGCATCTGTAGCAATATTTGTTATTTCATTTGTATAAATATTCCTTGCGGTATGTGTTCCAGTACGTATATAAAGAACATTCTTATACTTAAAAATTCCGAACATCTCAACGAAACAAAAATTATACATATTGTAAAACCCCTTTCGAGGCGGAATTTCCGCCTTTTAAATTTCATTATAAATTTTTTCAAGTGCCTGTATTGTTGTGAGTTCGCCTTTGTTTACATTTATTGCGATTCTTTCGTGATTTGTTTTCCACATCTCACAAACTTCTGAATTGTCATCAAGCAGATACATTCTTTTACATCTTTTAACAATTGCGTTTTGTTTTGGTATTCCATAAGGTTGCGAAGTAAATTCAGTTACAAAAGGCATAAATTTTTTTACCCATAATCTTTTTATTTCTGCACATTCTGTCTCAAACTCTGGACTTGCCTGCATTGGAAGCCAAGTGATAACGCCAAACTGAACACCTTTTGCAAGTAATTTATTGCAGATTTCAGAAAATGCTGTATAGTTGCCGATAAAGTCGCCTTCACTGAAAACGCTTGCGTCTTCTGAGCGGAGTTTGTCAAGCCAACCGTTAATATTATAGAGGTTGTAAACTGTGCCGTCAAGGTCAAAATAAATTTTAGTACTCATAACATCAATTCCTTTCGTTTTCTGTAATTATATTATATCATACTTCTTAAAATTTGTCAAGCATTTTTTATAAATTTCTTCAAGAAATTTTTACCTTGCGGAAACGCTTTGAATGCTGATGCTTAGTGCCTATAAACCACTTTCCACGATTAGTTGCCTTGCGATAGAAATTACCTTTCATACTGTCAACCCCTTTCCTTTACTATATATATTATATCACAATGTAATATAAATGTCAACACTTTTTTGAAAAGTTTTTATTTTAATTAATTTATTACTTTAACTTGTTAAAGCGCGGCGCGCCGAATACTTTAGTACTTTACTGCGTTAAAGTCGGGCGGCCCGGATGCTTTAGTACGTTAAAGCGATAAAGTTAAAATTTTTAATTATTAAAATAAAATAAAAAATGGGCAGACTATTGCCTACCCATTTATAAATATATTTAATTTAATTTGCCCATTGAGCAGGCGGAATTACTCCGCCTTTTCTGTATTTGCTTCTGCGTTTGCCTTTTTCTTTGCTTCACGCATTGTCTTATCCTTTGCAATTTTTTCTTCCTTTGCTTTTGCCTTTGCTATCTTTTCCTGTTCTTTTGCAGTTACGTCATTTACATAATTCTGCTTAGCAGTTTCAAAGTCGAAAGCTTCAACTGTATAACGCTTAGTAACTTTTTCCTTAAAGCCTTTGATTGTTGGGTTTACTGTAGCACAAAAATCGTACTCGTAACCGTCTGCGTCAGTGATTGTACCCATACGAACGCCAATTTCATTCACCTGAGTTGAACCGCCTGTGCGAACCATAGCGACGTTCTCGTTACCAAAAATCTGAGCAAGTGCATTCATAATGATTTCAGTGAGTTCTGCCTTAGCCTGAGCGTTAGCTTTGCCTGTGCCAAAGTCCTTAGTAATTACAACATTTTTCATAAAGTACCTCTTTCTGCCTTTCGGCTATTAATTTATATTCAGTAGGGATTTCCTTTCCCTTACTGTACTTATATTATATCACCTTTTTGGTGATTTGTCAACCCCTTTTCAAAATTTCTTTTTAAACTTTTTGTGAATTTGTTTAAGGAGTTAACTTAATGGTGAGTTAGTAGGGAGTCGAACCCTATCGCAAAGTTCTTACCGATTGAACTACTTAATTTGCATTAAGGTTGGACTCGAACCAACATCTCTATCTTCTGCGACTTAATGCTACCGCACCACTCGGCTAACTCATTTACTATAATTATTATATCACATTTCTGTGAGTTTGTCAAGTAAACATTTTGTGAATTTGTTTATAAATTTAAGGAGTAGGAGCGAAAATAATTATTTCACATTATTTTCTGGTCTATTATTATTTAATACCTAACCTTGTTATTTTGTACTCGGTGCCGTTATTCTCGGCTCTTTCCCTTTCCTTGATTATATAATATCACACCTATAAGAAAATGTCAACACCTATTTTGAAATTCGGCAATTTGTACAGTTCTTTCCACAAATGTTGAAAACTTTTGTGCAATTTGCCGGTGGGCCGCGGCAATACTTTAGTACTTTATTGTATTAAAGCGGCGGGCCGGCCCGCGAGAAAGTTAGAAATTTTAATTATTAAATAATAAAACAAAAACGCCTCTGCGGGCGAATTTGTTAATTTTATTCATTTTCATAATAGCAATCATCATCATCTACTTCGCAACAGTAGTGAATTTTTCCATTGACAACATAAATAAGATTTTCATTTCCGTCATATTCCTGTATATCCCAGTCAGTTACATTATCAGGAATAGTCATAATTGCTAAATCTCCACAATCATCTGGATGATTTTCAACAAAGGCAACGAGTTCGGGATTGGCTCTGTCATTTTCATATGCAAAAACACAATCTTCATACTTTTTTGATACACCATAACCAAAACCACCAAAATCTGCATTAACAACAATTTTCATAATTAATAACCTCTTTCTTATTAATTTTCCTTTACCTTATGTATTTATTATACCATACTTTTTCTAATTTGTCAACCCTTTTTTTAATTATTTTTTTCTTTTAACTTTTGGCTCTTATTAGAAAAAATAATGGAGTGGGAATTTCTTTTCGGCGTCCCCCTTACCTTATGTATATATAATACCACAACTTGAATATATTGTCAATACCTTTTTGAAATTTTCAAAAAATTTTTTCTTTTAACTTTTTGTGCAATATCACAATTAATTAATTAAATTAATTAACTAAATACTCGACCCGCACTTTAATACTTTAATACTTTAGTGTACTAAAGCGGCGGACCCTTACACTTTAACGCTTTAAAGTACTAAAGCGGATGGCCCACACGGATTTCTTAAAATATTTTACAAATAAATATAAGAAAAATAAAATCGCCCTTGCGGGCGAAATCACTTATGTCTCATAAAATTCTTCTGTTTCAATTTCTTCTTTAGTCGCTTCTCTCCAGTCAAAAGTGGCATTCATATAATATTCTTCTTCATCTTCCTTCGACTCAAAACCATTTCCCCAACCTGTTGCAACATGAGAATATGATTCTGCATAATCATACATACCTTCTTCAATATAAGAATCAATTTCTGCATCGCTTGTTCCTTCAGGAAAAGTTAGAAATTCTGTGCTATCGCAACCACAATAACCATTACTTCTTGTTGCCACAATATATCTATCCATAATATAAAACCTCCATTTATTTTCTATTATCATTATAGCATATCTTTTTTATTTTGTCAAGTAGTTTTGAAAATTTTTTCAATAGATTCCATATTTAGATAATTGAGTAAAACCTTTTATATCTTTGCATTTATAGCAATACATATGCTTTATATGTCCCTGTGCTGTTCTCCTGCTTGATTTTTTATAGGCGGTAACCACTACCCCACAATCGGGGCAGCGGAAACTTCTTTCAGTTACTTTTTTTCTCATTATTCTCCCTCCATTTCCAACACATCAGAGAACATTGTAAAAACGTTCCATTTTGCAAAATCACCATAATCATTTTCAAAATAATTGTTGTGTGCATTTACATCAATCCAACTTGCAAAGAACCATATTCCTGCACAAATAGAGAGAGCATAAATAAGGGAGAGGACACAATTTTTAACATTTAACTTTCTTTTCATAACATCAAAACCTTTCATGTTATTTTAGTCTTTCTTGACTATATATAGTATATCACATTTAAACCGTTTTGTCAACTACCTTACAAAAAATTTTTCTTTTAACTTTATTCACACTTTCATACTTTACTGTGCTAAATCGAGGTGGCCGGCCCGCACTTTAATACAGCAAAGCGGTAAAATTAAAACAATAAAAATAAAACGCCCCAAAGGGCGAATTATTAAAACGTATTTATTTGATTTGTTCTTGTGTAAATTTTTTTAATACTATCGGGATTGCCGTACTCTACCTTTCCATATTCTGCTGTAAAATATCCCATTTCAGTGAGCAGGTCTAAAATTGTTGCAATTTTTACAGAACAAGTATCGCATCCTTTCTCAAAACTTAAATACGTCATAACAGAATTACAAGTAACGCAGTCACCACAAGTTGTTTTTGTAAGAATGATACGAATCATATTGAGAATAGACACATTCTTTTCATTTACTCTTTTTACAGTCATATTCATAACACTACCTCTTTCTGTGATTTATGAGTTTTCCTCTCTCTTGATTACATTATTATTATACTATATTTTTCTGAATTTGTCTATTCGCAATTTATACAAATCTATCTTATAATTTACAATAAAAATTTGTGCATTATGTCAATTGACGAATGGCGGCCAATATAGTATAATGTATATAGAAATTAAGAAAAGGAGTTGTTCTTGTGAAAACTAAAATTTATAACTTTATTCAAAATATTAATTGCTTTTTTCTTGTACTTGCGGCAATTTTTACTGTAACAGAAAGTCCTTTCGGTTCTCCGTTATTTGTCTATACTTCAACTGTCGGACTGATAGACGCAATTAAAACAAAAAGTTGGCAGGGCATGATAATAAATTCAACTTTTTTAGCTATGAATGTATATTTTACAATTTTAACAATTTGTGAATTGCTCTTTGAATAAGAGCAATTCATTTTTTATTCATATTTTTCCACTTTAACTCGCTAAAGCGGAGGGCGGCCCGCCAGTATACTTTAGCTCTTTAAAGTGTTAATAGGAGTCGGCTCATGTTAATTAAAATATTTAATAAATATTTAGTTAAAACATAAGAGCCTTATTCTTTAAGGCTCTCACATTTCAAAATGGTTTTCTCAGTGCAGATTGTTGCTTTTTCAAATTTAAGACTATAAGCTATATTATTTACCGTGAGGTCTGCACCACTGAAAAATGGTATATTATCTTTTTCCCATTTTTGCCCATAGCTTTCAGTAATAAGCTTTTCAAAAATTTCCCCTTTATTATATTTACTGTTTTCGACCATTTCAGTAAAATAATCTTTTGAACATATCAACCTACATTCGCCGCTTTCTAAAAGCGCTTGTTTTGTGGCTTTTGTAGGCTTATACCTTAAAGAATATCCACCTCCACATTTTGAGCTTGCTTTATCGAGAACAATTCCTACTCCAAGTCCTATAGTATTATAGGCATAAATACCGTCGCCGTAGGCAAAGCCCATAATATAATTGTGAGTAGATGCAAGCGCATTATAGCGAGAGACAAGAGAAATCAAAACCGGTGAAGTCATATAAACAAATCCTTTCTTATTGGGTGCTGCCCCTTACTTCCTCTATATAGTAACATGAAATTATAAAAATGTCAATACTTTTTTAAGAATTTCAAGAAATTTTTTTTATTTTAATTTATCTCATCATTTATGCATAATTTACTGCTTTACTGTGCTAAAGCAGCACAACCTGCTCATTTTAACGCTTTAAATCGCTAAAGCGGCGCACCTAATATGCTTTAACGATTTAAAGTGCTGAATTATCCATAGCGGAGCAGGCAGATTTTGTGTTCATTTTATGAATAAATTAAAAAATAAAAATTTATTCATCTCCTTAAAAAAGTATTGACATTTTTATTCAGATATAGTACTATATAATTACGGAAAACGAGAGAAAAGCTGCTCCGATATTGGAAAGGTTGTGTGTTATATGATGTATACTACTAAAGAAATAATTATCATGGTGAATGAACTTCTTGATGAAATCTGTCAGATTTTCGGTCTTGAAAACGATGAAACAATTAAGTTCGCAACTCTCTGCGAGGACTTTATCAATAATATTGATAAGAAAAACCAAATTGACCTTTGTGAAATTTTTATCGCCCACCATATGGCAAAGGTAAGATATGCTAAAGAAATAAACGAGGAATAAAAAAGGGGTAGCAAAAGCTACCCTATTTTTATACTATAATATAAATTAAAATATTTAACTTATTCATACAATATATTTATTATAATATACAACAAATAATATTAATTATTATATTAAACTATTTTTATTTATATCTATCTTATAATATTTTGTTTAATAATATAACATTAAATCATTACATTAATATTAATTAATCTATTTATCTTTTAAATAACTAATATATTTATCTTTATATTAATTAATCTATTTATTTTTATTTCAATCTTTAACACTTTAAATCACTAAAGCAACACAACTCTTTCACTTTAATGCTTTAAACCGTTAAAGCATCAACCTACTTATTTATTTTAACGCTTTAAACCACTAAAGCATCGACCTACCTACTGACTTTAATACTTTAAACCACTAAAGCAATCGCTACTGTCCTATAAAAATAACTAAAAAGATAACATTTTCTTTCTTAAACTTTGTGCAATTTGACAAAGAAAAAATCTCAAATTTTTATTGACATCCATGTTATTATATGGTATAATAATAATATCAAAGGAAAACAATTCTGAAAGGAAACGATATATATGACTATTCTTGAAAACCTTGTAAAAGAACTTACTACTGAAAAAAACAATGGTGTTGAAAGTTATCTTTTTGCTATTCAGTATACAAATGATATTGTTTCTGTCGTAGAAATGGCAATTGCTGAAATCGCTAAAAATATTGATATGTTTACTGTTAGCAATAAAAATGGAAATGCTCAACTTAAATTTAAAGCAACAAAACAAGTAAAAGAAATTTTGAAAAAATATGAAACTGTTGCAACATTTAAAACTGAAACTGTTGAAAAAATGAATGCACAGAGCGAAAAAATAAATCGTGGACATTGCATAGAAATGTTACTTTTTGGATATTCTGAAACAGAAGTTTTAAAAAGTCAGTCAAAAATTGATGGTGTGTTTAATGGTAAAAATGTTCAAGTAAAATCTTCCCTTATATCTTTTAACGAAAAAGGTAAAAACAATGGAACAAGTGCTGCAACTATTGTTAAAAAGATTGCATAAAAGAAAAAGTGAGTGAAAGCTCACTTTTTTTTATTTTTTCTATTATATTAAAATTTTTAACTAAATCGTCAAATAATATATCTAAATTTATTCATAATTTATTAATAATTTTGAGCTTAATTTTTAAATATTTTATCATTTATTTTTTTAATTTATTTATAATTTATTAATAATTTTAATAGCTCACATTTTTTAAAATATTTAACTTATAGCTCACATTTTTTAAAAGATTTAACTTAAAACGCTGGAGCTGCCACCGAGCTGACAAAAATTTTAACTAAAAGAGCTAGGTTTTTTGTTAAAAAATTTATAGGATACCGGGGGTATTAAAAAAACTTCATCACTTTAATGCGCTAAAGCGCCCCGGGGCAGGAAACAAATCTTCAGAGACATATTTTTTAAGGTATAGGTATATTTTTAAGGTATAACTTTAAACCAAATACTTGACTCATTATATCTTTAATTTTGACTTTTATCTGAATTTATTGTATAATAATATTAACGGAGGTGAAATAACATGAATTTTAATTTAGATTTCACATTAGAAACCTCCAATGAGAGACGCGATTTTATTGCATCTAAAGATCTTTCTAAATTAACCGCTAAAGAGATTGAACTTTGTGGAAACTATATTCTCTACGGTAAAGATCGTAGTGATAATCCTGAAATAGATGGTACTTCTTGTGTCGATAGAAAAGAAGTTCAAATAAAAACTAAGTTTAATTCTTATTCAAAAAAAGAACCTGTATCTTTAGATGCATTATTGGAATCCCCTACATTTAATGAAAATTTATTACAACCAAAACCAGTTATTTATAAAAAAGTTAAACCTACTATTGACAAAGAAAAAGCAAAAGATATTCCTGGAATGAAAGAATTATGGGAACAAATTCAAATCACGCAAGACTTATTGGATGAGAATACAGGGAAAAAAGAACAAACAGAACATACAAAAATATTAACTCAAAAACAAATTTACTATACAAAACATCATCTTATTGAAATGAGACAACAACAATATTATTTAATGGATTCTGCGTATCCAACGATGCCGCCGCCACAAAATAAGGCACAATATTTTGATTGTATACAAGATATACAAATGAACTATCCAATTTATCCGAGAGGAACAATGAGACAAGAGCATGATGTAGATTTTATGTCGCCGCGCAAAGATATAAGACATTCAGATTTAGCAACGGATATTGATAAAGAAATTGAAGAAAGAAAATTAAATAATAAACCGTATTTTAATTTCTTAGATAAAGAACATATATATCAATTAATACTTAATTATTGGGATATAAAAGTAACAATTAAAGATATTCCAGATTCTCCATTATGGGGATTACTTTGGACTCTTGATTTTTATATTGAAAAAGCAAATTTAAATGAACAACAAATGTTGATTGTAAAAGATAAGAAATTAAGATTATTAAATAGAGACATTGCAAAACATTTGCTTGATGAATTAGGGATATATCATCAAGAAAATTATATTAGCACAATTTGGAATAAAATTACACAACAAATTGCTGATGCCGCGGAATTAAATTATGACGAATGGTTAAATAGAAATTATGATAAGGCTTGGAAATGTTGTAATACTTGTAAAAAAGAATTATTAAGAGATCCAAGAAATTTTGTAAGAAAAGCAAAAGCATTAGATGGATTAACAAATTGTTGCAAAAAATGTGATAAAGAAAAAAGAAAAAAGAGAAAGTAATGGAGGAGACTATGGAGAAGAAATTAATTGAATATATCAAAGATTTTCAATTAGTTGATTTATTTGGATTTGCAAGAATCGTAGGAGCGCAAGAACAAGAAAATTTTGAAGATTATGTGACAGAAGTTATAATGAAATATCTTGAACTGCCAAGAAAAGATAGGAAGAATCTTCTAAAAATTGCAAAGCAAATAAGTGAAAATAATAGAGAATATGATAGATTAAAACAAGAGGGAAAAATATAGAATAAGAGGATTAAGAAAAAAATATTTCCAATTAATAGTGCCGCCTCAGTTAAAAAGAGCAAGAAGAATAAATATTTTTTTCGCCACCATACTCATTTTTTTTGATGTGGCGGCTACAAACTTTACTTCTATTTTAAGGAGGTGAATAACATATGGCTTCTAAAAAATGTACAAAATGTTTAGAAGAAAAAACCACTGCTCATTTTATCGCAGTAAATTCTCCTTTACATAATGGTAGTTTACCAATTTGTAGAGAATGTCTTGCAAAAATGATTTCTATTGCGCCAGATGAGGAAAAGTGGAATGTTATTGATAAAATATGTCAATGGGCAGATATTCCTTTTGTCCCAGGAGAATGGGAAAAATTATATCAAGCAAATGGTAAGGATACATTAGGAGTTTACATTGCTATTTTCAGAAGTGAAAAATATAAGACATTAGACTGGATGGAATATAATAAAGCCTATTTACAATTATTAGAAGAAAATAGAGTAGAAGATGGAATACCAGAATTAAGAGAAAAACAATTAAAAGATTGGAGACAAAAATGGGGAATGAATTATGATGAAGAACAGTTAGAATATCTAGAGAATCTTCATCAGGGACTACTAAATTCTCAGAATGTTGTTGGAGCATTAAATGAAGATCAAGCTTTAAAACTTTGTAAAATATCTTTAATAATTGAAGAAAAAATTAGAGCAAATGTTGACTTTACTAAGGATTTAAAGGCATATGATGAGCTTGCTAAACTTTCTAACTTAACACCAAAAAATGTTAAGGACGCTAATGAATTTGACAGTTTTGGAGAAGTATATGCTTATTTAGAAAAAACTGGTTGGCAAAACAAATATTATGATGGAGCAGTCAGAGATGAGGTTGATAATACTGAAAAAAATATTAAAAACTGGAATCGATATCTCTATGTTAATGAAACAGGTATTGCAGAAGAAATAGAACATCGTATTAACAATTTAAAAGTTGCTGCGGAACTTGAAGGCGAAGAATTTAATGAATCTGAATTTAGAGACTATCTTAAAAATGAAACGCAAGATATAAAAGAAGATTTTAAAATTGATATTTAAGGTGAAATATTATGACAGATATAAATATTATATTACCAAATAAAATGTTGGAGATTACTCATCTTGTTGTAAAAAACGCCGCCCAAAAGTTTTATAAAAATGGAGTAGAACTAGAAAAGGGAGCTATTATTACTGAAAGAAGAATTGAAAGAAATAGAGGGCTTTATGAGAAGATTTGTAATTTATGGAGTGTATATCCAGATCTTTTTATTGATTTAATTACACCAAGTACTTCACATTTTAAACTTTTCTTTTATCAACGTTTATTTTTAAGATTAACAATGAGATATGCTCGTCTTTTCGTAGTTGCGCCGCGTGCGTTTTCAAAATCATTTATTTCTATTTTAGCATTATACTTACTTTGTATGTTTAAACCTAAAGGAAAATTCTTTATTGTTGCCCCTGGTAAAGCCCAGTCTGCAAAAATTGCAAAAGAAAAAATTTATGAAATATGGGATTTATTCCCAATTCTTAAAAGAGAAATTGTTGGAGACGGAAATTTTGGTGGGGATTATGTTAAAAATTTAATTGACATACGCATTTGTAACAATGTGATAAAATAAAGATTCTTAATTGCTGGGACGTCTTAAAGCCATTCTAACCACACTTTATTTATTCCTTGAAATAAAGAACGGTTACGAAAGTAGAAACAATAGAATGGATGGCTCAAGGTTAAATCCTACAAGCTAACAATAGATAATCAGCAGCCAAATAAAGGAGGTAATAGAATGAATATTGAAAAATTTACTCAAAAAATGGAAGAAAAATTTTCTAATGAAAATTATTCAATTATTTATGCTGGAAAAAATTCTTACGAAAATTCAAAAATTAAATGTTTAGATTGTGGAAAAATTATTATAGTAAATACTGGCGAACTCTTTAGAAAAAGAAGAAAATTATTATGTAAAGATTGTCACTATATTCGTCAAGATACAATCAAAAATAGAGAAATAATAATAAAAAAACTTGAAAATAAAACGGTAAATATTGAATTTTTTATGAAAAAACAATCTAAAAATGGAAATAAAGGAGATACAGTTAGATTTACTTGTAATAAATGTGGAAAAATCAATGAATTATTTGTAGGAAATCTAATTAAAAATAATAGTGATTGTAATTGTTGCTATTGTTCTGGTCAAAAAAATAAGAAAGATTTTATAATTTTTCAACAAGAATTAAGCGAAAATTATCCTAATAGTTTTACTTTATTATCTGATTATATTGATGTAAAAACAAATATTAAAGTTAAATGCAATAAATGTGGCTTTATAAGAAATGTAAAACCGAATATTTTATTAAGAAGTGGTTATTGTCCTAAATGTTCTAAAAACAATTCTTTAGGAGAAAATAAGATTGAAAACTGGTTAAAAGAAAACAACATATTTTTTGAACAACAAAAATACTTTCAAGATTGGGATATTGGAATACATTATTTTGATTTTTATTTACCAGAATATAATTTAATTATAGAGTTTCATGGAAAACAGCATTATGAGTATATAGATTTTTTTCATAAATCGCAAAAAAATTTTGAATATAGAAAACAAAAAGATAAAGAGAAAAAAGAAGCTGCAATTCAGCATGAATTAAATTATTTGTCTATAAAATATACACTTTATGATAAATTAGATATTTTATTACCAAAAATTTTTGGTTCAACGACTATCTCGAAAGAGAGTAGGGGTAAGTGCCTCGAAATAGAATCCTTCCAAAAGGAAGAAGATATAGTCTGGACTTAATAGAAATATTAAGCAGTTATTAAATTAACGGATTAAGATTAACGACCTTAATTGAACAAATTAGAGATTAAGTTTTAGAAATGGTTCTATTTTTGATGTAGTTTCTGCATTAAATTCTCAACGTGGCGGCCGTAGACATGGTGGATTGATTGATGAGACCCGTAAAAATCTGAAAATATTATACATTTTTTGATGAAATTTTACCTTATAGATGAGGTGAGAAAGATGAAATGTTACATATATTTTATCATCAATAAGGTCACAAATGAGCGCTATGTTGGACAAACAACAAACTTTTCAAGAAGAAAAAATGAACATTTATTAAAACTTTCTGAAAATAGACATCCAAATCCAAAACTTCAAGCAGCATATAATTATTATAAATCAGAGAATTTTTATTTTGAAAAAATTACTTATGAAAATTTAACAAAAGAAGAATTAGATAATATGGAAATATATTATATTAAATATTACAATAGTTTTGGAGAGCATGGATATAACTTGACAGAAGGTGGAACGGGTGGAGATACAAGAAGTAAACTAACTTTTGATCAATTTTGTTTTGCTTATTTTGGCAATAAAAAATATAAAGGTATGACAAATAGAACAGGAGAATTCTTAGGAGTAGATAGTAGCTGTATATCAGCAATAGCAAGAGATAAAAGCTACGATGCTTTTAGAGAACAAGCACTGCAGATGACTCCTGAAATAAAAGATACTTTTATAAAAGACTTTGAACAAAAAATGGATATAAAAAATAATCCTCCAAAAACTAAGAGAAATTCACCTAATGACGAAGATACTTTAAAAATTATGTGTGTTGCTTCCTCATATGGAAGAGGAATTGAACAGACAATTTTAAAGCACTTTAATTTAACCAAAGGTTTTATTTTCCATTTGATGACAGGTAATGGTCGAACAGAAATAAAAGAAAAATATAAAAATCTGTCCGAGGAAAAGATTTTAGAAATTGGAGAGTTTTATTTCAAAGAATGGGAACTACAAAAATATAGTAAAACAAAAATTAAAAAGAAGTACACAAATTTAATAACAAAATATGCATCGTGATTTGCGGGTCTAAAATTGCTTAAACTGCGGGGAGTCCCTTAGAGCCTTAATAACCAAACGACAATAGCGATATTGTCGCGGCGGCTAGTAACGGAGTCGGTATGGTAAAATCATTAAGGATTGGGTAATCAAACGCATCGAAACCTCTATCTGAGAGGGACGTTCAACGACTATAATAGCAACTCTGATGGTATAGTCTAATCCCTTAATAAATATCGGGAAACCGAGGGTATAAATGGATCATGATGCAGATGACTTAAATGATATTGTATTACCATTAATGAATGTTAATAGAAAAATGGTTAATGGTTTACAAAATCCATATGAAAATCAACAAGTTCAGTTTTGGATGAGTTCTGCTTCTGATAAAAATACATATTGTTATGACAAAGCAATTGAAATGTTGGAACTATCTATTATTAATCCAAATAAAGCCTTTATTTTTGGATGTGACTATAGAGTACCAATGCAATGTGGATTACTACCAAAAGATTTCTTAAATGAAATTAAAACATCTCAAACTTTTAGTGAATCTTCTTTTGCTAAAGAATATATGAGTCGTTTTGTTGGAAGCTCAAATGAGGCTTGGTTTGATTACGAAAAATTTTTGACACATCGTCAACTAATAAATCCAGAAACGCATGAAATTATTAGAGAAGGAATTGAATCATTCTACTTATTATCAGTGGATGTAGCACGCTTAGGCTGTCAAACTGTTTGTACGGTATTAAAAGTATTCCCAAAAGATGGTGCTTGGCATTGTAATTTAGTTAATATTTATATACTTGGAAAAAATGAAAATGATAAAGTATTTGATAGACAAGTTTTAGAATTAAAAAGATTAATAGAGCGTTTTAATCCAAAAGAAGTAATTATAGATATTAATGGACTTGGTGTCGCATTTGCGGATTATATGATTAAAGAAACTTTTGACCCAGAAAGAAATATATTTTTGCCAGCATATGGATTTTTTAACAGAGATGAATATAAAAATATTCAACCTAGAAATTGCTTAAAAATATTATATGGAATGAAAGCAAGTGGACAAATCAATAGTGATATGCATTCTGCTTTATATGCAAAAGTATATTCTGGCTGCGTTAATTTCTTAATTTCTGAACAAGAAGCAAAAACAAAATTAATGGCAACAAAGATTGGACAGAGAATGAAACCAGAGCAAAGAATTGCTCGTCTTATGCCACATGAATTAACTTCAATTCTTATTAATGAGATTATGAATTTAAAAATTAAGCCAACTGGAGTAAGCAATCAAATTGCAGTAGAGCAAATTAATAAAAGAATGTTAAAAGATAAATTTTCTGCTTTAGAAATGGGAATTTATCGCATGACTGAATTAGAAAATGAAAGAAATTCTAGACGCAGAAACAGAGGGTTAGATAAAAAAAGAAAACTTACATTCTTTAAAACTGGAGGTGGAAAAAGATAAATGGGAGAGCAATTCAATCCAAATTTAGAGAATGTTTCTAAAGATTTAAATATTAACAGGATATCTACTTTTAAAAAGGCAATAGAATCAATGATAGCTACGTCCAAGGCCGCCTATGTTCGATCAGATAATAAAAGCCCAAGAGAAAGAAATAGGATATATACAAAAGAAGATATTCATAGAATAGTAGAGAGAGGAGATTCAGTAGAAAGAGCGAAACTATCTCAGCATTTCTTTTCTGTAAGTGGACTATATAAAAGAATTATTTTACACTATGCAACATTTTTAACATATTCTTGGATATTAGTTCCACATGTTAAATCAAGAAAAGATAAGATTAAAGATAAAAAAATAACTGGATCATATGATGATGCATCTGATTTTTGCACTTCTTTCCAGATTGAAAGAAAATGCGCTCTTTTTGCAAAAGACATCTTAGTTAATGGTGCATATTATGGATTAATTCATGATAGTGGAGAATATATTGCTATTCAAGATTTACCATTTGAATATTGTAGAAGTCGTTTTAAAAATCAGCAAGATATTGATATTGTTGAGTTTAATATGAAATTTTTTGATTCAATAACAGATGCTGAGCTGAGAAGACAAATCTTGAAAACTTATCCCAAACTTATTCAAAAAGCATATCATAATTATAGACATAATAATGGAGAAAACTGGATATTTTTACCAGCAGAAATGGGAATTTATTTTTCATATTTTGAAGAACGCCCATTTTTTATGGATTTAATCCCTTTATTAGATGATTTAGATGATTATAAAGAAATTGACAAGAGAAGAAATTTACAATCTTTAGGACGTATTATAGTTCAAAAAGTTGGGACAGATGGAACTCAATTGATATTTGAACCAGAAGAAGCAGAAGAAATGCATGAAGGTGTTATTTCTATGCTTCAAGATAATCCAGATGTAGATGTTATTACTACTTATAATGACATTGAAATGATTGATTTAAGTAGTGATGATGATGAAAAAACGACAGTTGATAGTGTTCAAGATTTAATTTATGAATCAGCAGGAGTTTCTAAAGAATTATTCTGTGCAACTACAGATGCTGGCTTACAATATTCTTTGAATAATGATTTAGCAATGATGATGATTTTAGGACAAAAATTTGCACATTTTTTTACTGTGTTAATAAATAATAAATTTAGCTCTAAAAAGATAAAGTTTAAATTATTGATTCTACCGATTAGTTATTATAATAATGTTGAATATACTTCAAAAGCAAAAGATTTAGCTGCATTTGGATATAGCTTTTTAACTCCTATTTTGTCTACTGGTATAGATCAGACAAGTTTATCAGATTTAAAGGAACTTGAAAATGAACTTCTGGAACTTGATGAGGTATTAAAACCGCTTCAATCTTCTTATACTCAATCAGGAAAAACTAATGCTGTTACTGCCGCGGCATCAAAAACTGCAAGTGAGCAAGCAGCAAATTCATCAGATGATGCTACTAAAAAAGAGGAAGAAGAAAAAACAGAAGAAAAAGATACAGGAGGCGGAGGTGAAATAAATGAGTAATCAAGCTCAATTTAATGATATTATTTACAGATTAGATGTAACAATATATGGCAATTTAACAAAAGTTACAGATACTATCTCTAAGTGTAGAGTTCGAATTTTTTATAAGGGACTCAATAGAAATCGCACTTATATATCAGATGATTTTGCAAATCAATTAATTTCATCTCTTCCTTATGCACCAATAAAAGGAATTTTTAATTATGCAGAAGAAGATTTTGAAGATCACGGTAAGGACAATACCGATGGCAAAATTTATGGTATTATTCCAGAAAAAAATAATTTTGCTTGGGAAAAGCATTTAGATGAAGATGGAATTGAAAGAGAATATGCAACATCAGATGTTTATCTATTTACTGGACTTTATCCAGAAGCACAATTGATTCCTGGAAAACCTCAGTCAATGGAAATTTTTAAGGCCACACTTGAGGGACAATGGAAAATCTGGGAAGATGGTAAACCATATTTCCATTTTTATAAAGGCAGTCTTGTTGGACTCCAAACATTAGGAAAAGATGTGGAACCATGCTTTGAAGGCTCAGCATTCTTTAGCTTATGTAAAGATTTACAAGACTGTGTTAATTACATTAAACAAATAGATAAAATAAATAAAAAGGAGGAAGGTGAAAAAATGGATAAAACATTGTTTAGACTTTCTGATAATGAAAAGGCAGAAGCTATTTTTGATGCTATTAATCCTAATTTTAATGAAGAAAATGGTTATCAGGTAGATTATTATATTATAGATGTTTATGATGACTATGCATTATGTAGAAAGAAAAAAGAAAATAAGTGTACAAGAGTATATTATACTAAAGACGGAGACAATGTTTCTATTGGAGAAATAGTTGACGTTAAAATTGTTGATGTTACAGAATCAGAATATTCTGCATTAGAAACAATGAAGGCAATGAATGGAACCTATGAAGCAGTAAATGAGGCTTATTCAAACTTAGAAAATAAAGTTAATGAACTTGAAACAGAAAAGGCTACATATGCTTCACAAAAAGAAGAATTAGAAAATGAAAAATCTGTTCTTGAAAATAAACTTACTGAAGCAGAGAATAATGTAACTACTTTGAATGATTCTATTTCTGAAAAGGATACTAAAATTGAACAGTATGAATCTCAAATTTCTGATTTAAATGCTGAAAAAGTTAGATTAGAAACAGAGAAAAATGACATTATTAATGAGAATAAGTCTCTTGAAACTTTCAAGAAGAATGTTGAGACAGAAAAGAAAACTGCAATTATAAATGAGTTTTCTTCTCATTTAACTGATGAACAAATTGAAAACTTTAAATCAAAAATGGATGATTTTGAAGTTAGTGATTTTAAGAAAGAAGTTTGTACAGCAGCTTACGATTCAGATCCAACAATTTTTTCTCAAAAAGATGACAATGGTTACATTTTTAAAGGTGGCAACCCTGAAGGAAAAAGCGAATCAGGTGTCATTAGACTTTTAAATAAATATAAAAACGGAGGTAATAAGTAATGGCAATTAAATTTTTTGATTGTAAGGGTTATGGACAAATTGAGCCAAATCAGGTATCATTTACTCGCGATGGTAGAATTGAAGCACAATGTGAACTTGACCCAGCGGTTTTCGCTGCTCATTTCCCAATGACAGCTGATGAAGCAGAAGCTGGTATGATTTATGGAGAAAATGGTTCATTTTATATTGTAGATAAAGCAAATAAAATTGTTACCGTTCCCACAAAAGAACTTAGCGATAAAGGTTTCCCAATGGGCGTTTGTTATTCTTCAGAAATGATTTATAATCAATTTACTCCTGGACGTAGAAATTATTGCATGATTTGTGGAGAATTTCTTCCTAGACTTGGTTATACAGAAGTCGGAGAAAGACTTACTATTAATGGTGTAGCTTGGGATGATACTGCATATGCAGTAGAAACTTCTAAAGAGCTTTATGACGCTGTTAAGGCAGATCTTGCCGCAGGAACAGATGTTTATGCATATGTCGTAGAAGGTTCTAAGGGTAAACTTACTATTGGAGCAAAAGTTGATGATGCTCTTGGTAATGTTTATGCTCAAATCGTAAAATGTTATACAAATGCAGATGGAACACTCGCTTTCATGATTCAGATGATTCATAAGCCTGTTACTGCTTAATTTTAATAAAAGGAGGTAAGATAATAATGGCTAATAAAAAGGATATTAAAGATTTAGTAGTTTGTGCTTTTAGAGGAACCAATCCAGATCCTACTAAATTTTCAACTAATGATGTAAAAGAAGCTTTAAGAGAAGAAATTCATGCTTTAGCAAGCGATTATAGAAGTTTTCAAAGAAATAAGCTTGATCTTTTTGAAATTATGGAAGAAGCATATGATGAAATTCTTCCTAAATATGTAGAAGATGTAATGGGTACATTTGCTGAAATTAAAACAGTTGGTGATAAACAGAGAGCAGTATTTAAAGTTAAGAGAGGACGTCAGAGAGCTAAGCAGTTTATTACTCAGGTTGGACTTTCTGGCGCATATGAAAGCTTTAGACTTGATAGTGATACATTTGAACTTGGCGGACGTGCTATCGGTGGAGCAGCTTATATCGATTATGAAAGATATATTTGCGGAGATGAAGATATCGCTGAATCTACAGAAATTCTTCTTGAAGGTATTCAAGAGAATATTATGGGACAACTTCAGTTAGCTCTTATTGCTTCTGCGAATGCTGAAGATAGACCTGCTAAGAATGCAGTTTCAACACCAGGATTCGATGCAGATGAAATGGCAAAACTTTGTGCAATTGCTAAGACTTATGGCGGCGGAGCAACAATTTTTGCACCACCTGAATTTGTAGCAGCAATGGGTCCAGATGCAGTTGGACTTCCTATTCTTTCAGCACCCACTGCAAGTGGATATGCAACTCCAGTTTACAGTCCTCGTGACATTGAATCTATTGCTAATACTGGATATATTACTTCATTCCGTGGAACTCCTATTGTTCAACTTCCTCAGTCTTATACTGATGAAACAAATGAAACAACTCAGATTAATCCAGGATTTGCTTATATCATGCCTACTGGTGGAGAAAAAGTTGTAAAGGTCGTATTTGAAGGACCTACTCGTCTCGATGAGTTTAAGGGCAGAGATAGAAGCTTTGAAATTGAAGCTTATAAGAAGATTGGTATTGCAATTCTTACACATCACAATTGGTGTATTTATGAGAATACGGATCTTAGCGTAGAAAATACTAAGTATCCTTCTCAGAATGCATAATTAAAATAATAAATAGATAATTAAATATAGATTAATGAAAAATGGTGAGTGAGTTTAACTCACTTGCCATTTTTTGAGTTAAAAGGAGGATTTTAATATGGCAGAAAGAATGGTAAAAGTTCAAAATATGGTGAATAAAACAATTGTAATAAGAAAACCAGAATATAATCTTAATAGAAGATGGACACAAAAGAATCAGATTGTTCCAATTCCATATGATATTTTAGAGCAAGCATTGTGGAATGAAGGTATAAAGACATTATTTGATAGAGGAATGTTATATATTCCTGATATGAAAGATAAGATTGATCTTGGTTTAGAACCAGAGGGAGCAACTGAACCTCAAAATATTATTGTTTTAAATGATAAACAAATTGAAAATTTATTGAATAATGTGCCTTTTGTTGCATTTAAAAAAGAATTAGAAAAATTATCTTCTACACAAATTAAAGAAATTGCTAATTATGCAATAATTCATGAAATTGCAAATGTTGAAAAAGTAAATTACTTAAAAGATTTAACTGGAGTAGATATCTTAAAAGCAATTTCAAGAAATCTTGATATAAAAACGGCAGAATCAAAAATGAATTAAGGTGATAACAATGATTACTTTAATGGATGTTTATGATGCTTTTCTTAGTAAAGTAAATGAAGATGATTGGGCAAAGTGTCATACAAAAGAAGATTTAGAGTGGTATCTTCAAGATTGGCGAGCTATTCTCAATTCAGCATTGCCATATTTTAAATTTCCTCGTTGCAAACTTGAAATAGACGAAGAAAAACAGATTTTTATAGATGAAACTATGAGTCAAGATGAAATTCAAGTTATTTCTGTATATATGAAACAAGAATGGTTAAAGAGAACAATTGATTCTTGGGAAAATATAAAAACACAATATGAGGAAAGTGATTTTTCTCAGGCAAATCTTTTAAAAACATTTATATCTTTAAGACAACAAGTTAATGACGAGGCAAAAAGTCTTGAAAGCATTTATTACCGCTCAGTAAAAAAGAAACCATTTCGGTACAGAAAATTAGCTGGAGGTAATCGTAATGGAAGATATAAATATTAAAGAAATTTGCTGTGAAGGATATCGAGACAAGATGAAAAATAAACTATATGGATTATTAAGAGAAAGAGAAAAAGATGGCGAGTGGGAAAAATTTTTAGATACAATTTTGATAGAATTATTAGGGTATAAGGATGAACAAAAAACTATTGAATATTATACTCTATATAATAAGTTATCTGCTTGCAGATATCTCTCTTTTAAATATTATAGAAAAACAATTTTCGAATGCATGAATTTGTTTGATAGGATTGATGTATAATGAGTTATTTTGAAGACGTTTATTTAAAAAGATTAAACAAAGAAGGATTAACTCAACAAGAGAGAGTAAAATCAAGAAAAGAAAAAGAATTTAATATGCTTTTTCTTAAAAAGACAGAATATCAAGCAAATATTTATCAAATTAATGAAGAAGAAAGTAATTTAATTTGTTCACTTCAACCAAATAAATGGAATGAAACTCAATTAATTTCAAATTTACTTATATCTACTAGCGCCGCGCCATTAAAAACTGGCGACATACTTAGGATATTTCAAAAAATTAAAGACGTTGAATATGATAAAGTTTGGTTAGTTCTTTTTTGTGAAGAAAATGTTACCAAAGGTTATCTTTCTTACAAGATAATTTGTTTAGACAGTGAAATTAATATTACAAATGAATATGGGGATACTTTATACAGCATTCCTGTTAAATTTGTAAATTCATCATCATCTTTAGTTAAAGACTATTTTTTTTATAGAGATACTTCATATCGAGAGCCGCAGAGAGAAATTCGTTGCATAACAAAAGATTTTGATTTCTTAAAAAAAGATATATATTTTGAATACAAAGAAAAAGGATTTGAAATTAGTGGTATTGATAATATAAGTATAGATAATATTGCTTATGTTTCATTATCAGAAAGACTCATATCAGAAGTTGAGCCAAGAAGTTCTGCTAATATTCCAGTTGATAGTGATACTAACTTCTTTTTAAATAATAGATAGAGGTGAGTTAAATGGAATCAAATGTAAAATATGGACAAGAAACTGGTATAAATTTGATTAAATTAGCCAAAAAACTTTTACAGAATCAAGAATTATGTAAGCTTTTGGTTAATACTGATTTAGATCCATTAAATGAAGATACTCACCCCAATAAAATAGATGGATTAAAACTTCTTCACAATAATATTAGAGTTATTCCTTTATTAACAGCAGAAGATCAAACTACAGAAAGTAAAATCGTTTTACTCTTTGATGAAGGAGAAATTAGTAGTTTAAATTCAGACAATGAAAATTTGTCTTTTATTATAAATGTTTATTGTCCGTTTAAAGAATGGTTAATTACTGGAGATACTTTGCGCCCATTTGCTATTATGTCTGAAATTAGAAAAAGTCTTCAGGATAAAAGATTAAATGGACTTGGAGAAATCAAATATCTCGGTTTTAGTGTTAATGTTCTCACAGAAGAAATGGGTTCATATTTGATGAGGTTTAAAATAAATGCTTTCTCCTAATCAAATTGAAACAATAAAAGAGCAAGCTTACGTGGGCGCGCCGAGTATATTAAATGGAGTTTGTAAAGTTGTTCCTATATCCATGTATGACATAATTGCAATGGGAACAAATAATTACAACGCAAAACTTGGTTTACTATTATTAACAGAAACAGATATTGCAAAAATTATAAAAGAGAAGACAGGTCAAGAACCAAATATTGAGGAAATTTATCCTTTATCATATCTTTTACAAAGTGCCGCATATGATGATATGTTTTTATTAGAACTCCAGTCTTCTTTTTCTACTTTTATAAAGGAAGATATATTATTACTTCCAAAAATTAATTCTGTGCTTGTTGGTCCTCCTCAGGATAAACGCCTTATAACTAATGAGAATTTTAATGATTTCCAAGATATTCTAAGAATTCAGAATAGAAAAGAAATCAAAGAGGCGCCGCCAGAAAATGAATCTGCGATTGCTCGTAAATTTAGATTAAAACGAGAAGCAAGAGATGCGGCCAAACGTAAACAACAAGCAAAAAATGGTGATGGTCAATCACTTTCAGAATTATTAGAAATCGCAGAAACATTTGGAATTGATTATCGAACTAAAACTCTTTATGCTTTCTATGGTCTTATTCAAAGGCATCAAGCGAGAGAAAAATGGAATCAAGATATACAAATGCTTTGCGCAGGAGCAGATTCGAAAAAACTTAAAACAAAATATTGGGGCGAAAGTCTCAAAGAAAAATAGGAGGTAAAACGATGGCTAATCAAAATCTTTTTGAAAAATATGGTATTAAAGAAGTTGCAGATGTTACTTTTTATCGTATTGAACGAAAAAATGAAACTTATGAAGCACAGCGTGATATTAGTGTCAGCTCTGTACTTAAAAGTGCAATTGAATTAAAAACTGTTTATCCAATCAATGAAGATGGCCTTGGCAGTGAGGAAGGATTTGAAGCTTATGTTTTTAGTGATGCAGAAGTTCTTTCTGGAATAAATTATCCATGTGATGATAAAGTAGAAGACAATCCTGATGTAGAAAATGTTGATGTTACTTTTACATGGGAGACAGACGCTCTTACTGCCACAGCAAGAGACATTGTTAAAAATGGAACACCTACTACTGAAGCACCAGATGGTGTTAATACACTTCTTCCAATTACTTGGGGAGAACCAATTAAAATTGAAGACGATGGCGTTCAAGTAGGTTGGCAAGTTACGAACACTTATGAAACAAATGCTAAAGTAGATTCTGGCGTGGCAGCAACACATGAGTATTCTTATGAACAACAAGTATTAATGCTTTTTGCAAAAAATCAAAATTTAATTGATAAAACTGGGGTCCGTTATCAATTTAAAGATAATGCAGTTTTTGAGAATATTGAATTCAATGATAACTTTGCAGTAGCACCAAATTCTTCTGAAAGACTCGTAGTTGTAGGCATTGCTAATCAGTTTACTGCTTATTCTTATTCTGTAGAAGATGTTGCTACAGCAATTAAGGAATTAACATATACTTTTAAAGCCAAAGCATATGATGTAACTTACAAAGATTATGCTGAATTACTTGTTGAAGATGAAATGGGATATTACAATCCAAATAGATTAGGTTCTGTTCTTGGAGAAGGAAAACAATCTATTATTACTGGATACACAGGAGAAGACACAGTCCTTTTAAACGCTATTCAGTGGAAAGAAAATGAAGGTTGTTTAAGTATTAATGATGCTATTGATGCATTGAAAGCTAAGAAAAAAGCAATTGACACTGGTGCAGAATCAACTTTAGCTGGATTAAATGGTATTTCTGGTGGATATGAAGTTTCTGCAAATGGACCGGATGCAGAAGGAGAATACACTCTTAAGGCAGGTAATGCTAGTGTAACAAGTACTTATACTTTAGCAAGCGTAATGGAAAAACTTGTTGAACTTTCTATTATGGAAGGCGCTGTAGGTAATGCAGTTAATGTTACATCTAATGGAATTGATTCTAATAGAGCAATTTATGTAAAAGTTGATAAATTAGTTAACACATCTGCCGCAGCCTATATTTATCTTTTAACAAATGTTAATCATAAGAAACTTGCTACAGATTCTGCAGGTATTTTCCAATTTGAAGACAAGAAAGGTGGAACAGCTTACTACCAAGATGAAATTTTTGCTGGCGTTAAGAATTTAGCTCTTGTTATTATCGGAAATAAGGGATTAATCTTTACAGTTGGTAGAAATGGTATAAGAAAGATTGAAAAGATTGCTTGGATGGTAAATGAAAAAGGATATATTACTAACGCACAGGCAGAAACATTAGTTAAAAATGGATTAATTCACACTGTTGATATAACAGTTAATGATGAAACATTCGAAGCTACTTGTACAGTAAGTGGACTTAAAGTTCGTAAAATAAATAAGAACGTTAATAGATATGTTCCAGTATTATTCCTTGATACTCTTAAGGTTTCTACTATTGAACAAACTGCAGAAACAACTTACGCAACTGGTGGTAGAGGAAATGCTAACCTTATTGGTTGGGACTTTAATAAAGAAATTACTCTTACTCTCCAAGATGCTCTTTATACACCTGCTAGCATGAGCGCTATGCTTGGTTCTTATGAAGGTAGCGATTTTACAAAAGGCGTAAGAGAAACTAAAAAAATTGATAGAATGGAAAAATGTATTGCTAAGAGATCATTTATTGTTCCTGGCGGAAATAGTAAGGGAGTTCCTTCTGAAGGTGAAGATAGCGCACAAGCAGTTTATATTGAAATTGCAACAATGCAGCCTTATCAAGATGGAGCACCTATTGCTGAGGGAGAAGTTTACTTAAAATGGACTCGCTCTGTTGCATATAATGATAATAGTCTTGGTACTACTATTGAAATTTCAGCAGAAAAATTCCCTGGAACCTATAAGATCGTTGGAAATACATTCGCAAGAAGTGAAGCTACTGGTGAAGACCAGAGATTCCAGTTTGTAATTCCTAAAGCAAAGGTTTCTCCAGAAACTACAACAATTACCCTTGAAGCTGAGGGAGATCCTGCAGTATTTGATATGACACTTACTGTTCTTCGTCCTGAAGATGGCATAATGATGAAGCTTATTCAATATGATGTAGTTGAGAATACAGAAGAAAATGACGGTTCTACAATGGTTAAGGACACTGAAAACCTCAACCTGCTTGACGATGCCGAAATGTTCAAAGTTAGTGCAGATGAAATAGATAATGAAACATATATCGGAGCTACTGAGTATTAATCAATAGATTGATATAGACGGAAATTGGCTATTGAATTGTAAGTAGTTCAATAGCCTTTTTCACTAAAAAGGAAGAGGTGAAAAAGGTGAATATTTTTGATCAATATGGAATCAAGGAAGTAGCTGATGTAACTCTTTATAGTATTCATAAGAAAAAAGATGGTAGTGGAGATGTATATTACGTACCAGCTTTGTATTTAGATACATTAAAGATTTCTTCAGTTGAGAAAACGGCAGATAATGTATGGGCGCAAGGTGGGTTTGGAAATGCAAGATTAATTTGCTGGGATTATGGAAAACAAATTAATATAACTCTTGAAGATGCGCTTTGTACTCCAGCTTCATTGGGGCTTTGTTGGGGCGGAATTTTAAGTTCAGATTGGAAAGATGGTGAAGTACAACATAATTTAGGTATTACTTGGAATAAAAATTATGTGGATAAAATTTCAAGAATAGAAAAAGCATTTTATCCAAGAAATGACAGAGAAAAAAGTTCTATTAGTTATTTACTACCACAAACAAAAGAAGATTTAGAAAGAACAAAAAGCACGAAAATAATTGAAGAATCAAAAGTGGTTGACGGCACAAAAGTAGAGGGTTTTGGATACGTACAAAATCATTCTTATAAATGGAATATGGCAATTGAAACAGATATGAAATCTATTATGGTCATTCCTGAAAAGTTTTTTGATATTAAAGGACAGTCTTATTCAATTACAAAGAAAAAAGCTGTTGGAGTAAAAGTTCCTTCAAGTGGTAATAATGATGATTTTAAATATGAAATTATCTATGCTATTAATGGCGAAGAATATAATGAACGTAGCGTAAATAATGCTAATATCTTTTATTTTTCTGGAAGTTCTAATGAAAGTGATTTTATAAAAAATGTAAAAATAGTTGCAGAAACTAAGACAATTTTTAATCAAGACGAATCAAGAATGTTGTATAGCTGGACTGGAAAAATGTATAATGCTGATACTAATGAATTACTTGGAACTGTTAACAAATTAGATTATAGAACATTAGATTACACGCAGATTCCGCCAGTAGAAGCCGATTGGAAATTTGGTGACTATTATCATCTTGGATGGCATGATACAGTAGATTATATTGCTGAAGATGGTGAAACATATAAGTTTACATTTGATAAATCTATTGAACCAAAATTTGAATATAATCCATATGCAAATATTGTTATAGTGAATTTAACAGATTTATTTTCTTCTATTGAAGAAATTAGTAATGCAAAATATTTAAAAATTAGAGTTGACAATAATGATAATTATTTTGCTTACTTAGGAGACACTGTAGATTCAATTTCAAATACCCCAAATAAATTTATAAATGTAGAGCAGTTTAAAGGTATAGATATGTGGATACATTTTAATAGTATTAATGAATTAATTTATTTTTTAATTACTAAGTATGAAGATAATATATATGAAATCATTTCTGCTGATATTTTAAATGGTGGATCGATTGGAGAAGATTATCAAGTAGAAAATGATGATATTACGATAGAAGATGTATACGCAAACTCTGGAAAATTATGGGCGTATGTTAATCCAAAAACTATGACTCCATATCCAGATGATTATTGGCTACATCAAGGAGAGCCTTATTATGTAAAATCTTTAACTTTGGCGCAGCAAAATAAAAAGTTAAAATCTAAAAAAATTGTTGTTACTGCAGGACAATTTCCAGGAATGTATATGTTAGTAGGAGAAACATATATACGCAATAGAGATACTGGTATAGATGAAAGAATGCAATTAAAATTCCCTCTTTGTAAAGTAAAATCAGATCAAAATCTTACTTTAGAAGCAGAAGGTGATCCAACTGTATTTAATCTTGACATAGAGGTTGCTAGACCAATAAATGGTATTATGATGGAATTAACTTCATATGAAGTTGCTGAAAAAATTCAAATTGGAGATAATGGTATAGTTGAAACAAAAGATGGTTCAACTGAAATTTTAAGTGAGTAAAAGGAGGGAATTAAATGAATATCTTTGAACAATATGGTATAAAAGAAGTCGCAGATGTTTGTCTTTATTCGATAGAATTAGATGAAAACGATGATGAAGTTTATATTCCTGTATTGTATCTTGATACTCTAAAAGTTTCCACTGTAGAAGAAACCGCCGAGCAGACTTCTGCTCGAGGCGGTCTCGGTAATCCAGAATTAATTATTTGGGATTATGGAAAAGAAATTACAGTAACTTTAGAGGATGCTCTTTATAGTCCAGCAAGCATGGGTATGACATGGGGCGGAAAACATGGTACCAAAACATTGGAATTATATGGAACAATTCAGACTTCAATTGATGGAGAAGGAGCAGAGGGTATTAAGGGATTTAACGGAAAAATAATAATAGAAAATTTTAGTAATTTTACCAGAACAAATAACAATATCTGGACATGGACTTCTAATGTTAGAGCAATATCTAATGATGGATTAGAAAGATATTATGGAGAAAATATTGGTATAGGATATAATTTATCTACAAAAGAATATGGAGGAATTAGTGGCCTTCATAACGGAGAAATTACTGCAAGTGCAGATAGTCCAATAATTTTAACAACAATTAATCAAAATGATGGAAAACAAAAGAGCGTTATTTTTAATATAGATAGAGAAAAGAACAAAAATGTTGTGGCACCACAAGAAGTTATTTATCAAATTGATCATGCTCTTAAAAATGTTAAATATCTTGAAAGAATTGAAAAATGTAAAGCAACTCAAACTTTTGTAATTAATACAGATATTAATACTACTCACGGAAATTATAGATATTTACAAAAATATTCTGAAACTGAGCTTACTGTATTTATCGATCCAAAAACTATGCAGCCTTATGAACCAAATACAGACACGTTTACAAGAAAAAACGGAGAAATAGTAACAGGTAATCTTAGAGTAATAAAACAGCATGAAATTTATTATAAATGGACAAGAATAAAAGCAGTTGATTACACTACACTTGGACATCAAATTATAGTAGATCCAATACATTTTCCAGGAACATATAGACTTGTTGGAGAAACATACTCTCGTAGTAGAAAAACTGGAAAAGATGAAAGATTTCAATTTGAAATTCCTCTTTGTAAAATGGGAACCGAAAATAGCTTTACTCTTGAAGCAGAAGGTGATCCAACCACATTTAATATGACACTTAAAGTTCTTCGTAGAGAGGACGGCGTTATGATGAAGTTAACTCAATATGCAGTTGAAAACGCAAAATACGGTGATTATATTAGTGATAGTACTAATGTTGTGCCTTCTGACGAGGTGGTGCCCGAAGACCCAATCATTGATGGGTCTGAATGAAGACGTCATTACCTGGATTGAAATATCAAGAGAAGAACAAGTTATAGATGGTTCTGAATCATTAACATTGCTTTTAGATCAAAAAGTATATCTTATTCAAGATGAACTTAAATCAGAAGAAGATTCAACTACTCCAAGAGAACCAAATGAGTATAGAGTTGAATATAATTATAAAGCATATTGTGAGATAACTGAACAAAAATATATCAATGGTATCCCACAAGATGAGTATCGCACATATGGAATATTTGGTGCGGAAATAACTAAATTTATGAATAATGATTCTGACTTAATAGTTACTTTAGAAAAAACAGAGGGGTGAATTGAATGAATTTATTTCAAAAATATGGCATAAAAGAAGTTGCTGATGTAGTATTTTATACTATTACTCCAATAGGAGATGAAGAGTTCTACACTCCTGTTCTTTTTCTGGATACATTAAAAGTATCTACGCTTGAAAAAGCAGCGGAAAAAGTTGAAGCGAAAGGTGGTAAAGGTAACAAAAAATTAATTACCTGGAATTTTGGAAAAGAAATTACATTAAATTTAGAAGATGCTCTTTTTTCTCCTGCAAGTATGAGTATGATTTGGGGTGGAAAGTTAAATGCTAAACTTTCAGATTATACTTCTGCTATTGTAAAATGTAATATTGCAAATAGATATGGAGAGCAACATTTTTCCATTAAAGCATATCCGTCTCCAGCTTTAACTGATAGAGAATGGGATATAATATTTGAGGTAGCGACAGAGATTTCTGAAGAAGAAGGAACTGGATTAAATTATATTATGAGTGAAGATTCTACTAATGAAACTGTAGCAGAAAATAGAGTTGAAATGATTAAAAATTATTTTGGAAGAACTCTTGAATCAGAAGATGATAAGAATTTAGCTATGCCTGAGAATATTATTCAAGGAATTATTTCAAAAATTCAAAAACTTGAAGATGTAGGTTATATGGATGTAGACATTCATGACATAGAAGTTATAGATAGAATGGAAAAATGTATTGTTAAAAAGAAAACTGGACAAAAAATTAGCATTAAAGAACAGAAGAAAAATTTATTTAGATATTATAAAGATGATAAATCTTCTTCTTATACTATTTTTTATGATGCAAAAACAATGTTGCCATTATTACCAGTAGACGACGGTAAAATTGAAGGCTGGGATGATGAAGATGAAACCGATGAATTTACAATAAAAATGGGAACTATTTATTATAAATGGACTAGAACAGTAAAATATAAAGAATCTGAAGATGATGGTATTCTTGGAAAAACTTTTGTTATTGATGCAGAAACATTCCCAGAATCTTATCGAATTGTTGGTGAAACATATATTCGTAATCAGAAAACTGGAAAAGATCAACGTTATCAATTTACTATTTTTAAAGCTAATGTATCATCAGATACTTCTGTAACTCTTGAAGCAGAAGGAGATCCAACTACTTTCTCAATGCAGATTGATGTTCTTACGCCGCCAAATGATATAATGATGGAATTAAAACAATATGATGTTGAAGAAGATATTGTAGAAGGTGGCACACGAATTGTCCCTCAAAAATCAAAATATACATATACCCAAACCTACTTGGAAAAGGAAGAACTTACAGTGGAAGAAAACAACGAAATTTATTAATGATAAGACGGGATATCCCGTCTTATTTTTTTATATTTTTCTTATAAAAAAAATACTTTATTTATAGGAGTAAAAGGAGGCGAAAGATTATGGATAATTTTTCTGGAATTAAGGAATTATACGACGTAAGTATTCGTTTAAATAATCCTATCGAGTTTAATGGAAGAAAATTTGATACAAATGAAACTTTATTAATATTTAAAACTGCTGAAATTGCAGATATAACAGAAAGAAAGACTTCTACGCAGGCGCGCGGCGGATATCATAATAATGCACTTATAAATTGGGAAGTAGATAAAGAAATGCAATTTGCAATTACGCATGGCGTTTTGTCTCCAGTTAGTTGGGCATTATTATCAAATTCTAAAATTGAAATGCCAAAAACAAAATCAGTGTCATATAATGAAATTGTTCATACTATTGAAGATAATGATTATTGTTATGCAGATTTAAAATATAAACCAAATCATTGCAATTGTATTATGGGCGCACAAGGGAATCCTTGTAATGAGCCATTGCCATTGGGAAGACGACCAGAGTTAATGTTAAAACCATTGCCGCCAAATCGAGAAAAATTTATTTTTGTTTATGATGAAGAAACAGGGCGGCGAATATATGACTTTGAGATTTTTGAAAATAGATTATTTTTTAAGAGTCCATATAGAAAAATTTATGTGGACTATACTTTTGAATATGAAGATAAAATTAAGGTAATTAAAGTCGGAGATCGACTTTTTAATGGTTTTCTTAGTTTAACTGGGAAAATGAGCGTAAAGGATGAAAATAGTGGAGAAATAGCCACTGCGATATTGGAGATACCAAAAATTAAATTATCTTCTAATTTATCAATGAGATTAGGAAAGAATTATGATAGCGCGACTGTTAGTGATTTCTTTTTTACAGGATATCCAGATGAAAATGTGAGAAGAGAAAAACAGTCTGTTTGTAAAATAACTTTCTTAGATAAAGAATTAACGGGAGATTATATTTAATGCGGTATTGTGAAATACCGCATTTTTATTTAAGAGGTGAGATAAATGGGAAATCTGTTCAGTTTGAATCCATATCAAGCAACTCAAGATAATGAAAACATTTATAATAATATTATAAATTATCTAAATAATTTAGATGATTCTAGCAATACTTTAATTGATACACTGAAAAAATTAAGAGATGAAAGTTATAAAAATGAAATTATTTTTTTTAAAAATTTTATTCCTGAAGAACAACAAAAAACATTTTTTTCTTCTTTTTTTTCTTCAATGAATGATATTTCTAATTACATTAATTTTCTTCGTATTCAAGATAAATCTTTTTTTACAAAAATTCTATTAGGTAGAGATTTCGATGAAAAAGAAGAAAATTTTATTGATTTTTTATACTCAAAAGAATTAATTTCAGGATTAAGCTCAGACAGTCAATTAAAATTTAATATGGGTGAAGTTCAAGGAAAAAAAACAATTGGTACTGGACATGCAATAACAATTAAAGATTTTCTTGATTATATATGGGGACAATTAAGAGAACAGGCAATAGAAAAATGGACTAAAGAATATGGCGAAAATGTTGAAATTCCAGCAGGAAAAATGGGAGAATTATGTCGAGCTATGATGCAAGATCTTAGCGGGATTAAATTTGTTGGAGAAAAGACGTCTACTTCCGGTAAAACTACTTTTTCTGCAAGAGATGCTGAAAAAATAATTAAAATTGAAGATTTATTTGGAGAATATTCGTTTACAATAGAAGAAGATGTACAACAAGAGACTTTATTAGTAAAACATGAAGTTCTTTCTGAAGAAAAAAATAAAAGAGAGTTATTAGATATGGCTCGTGCTGTTCAGGATGAAAGAAAAACAATGAAAGATTTAGAAGAATTAATTCAAATATTATTGAAAAAAGCTCTTCAAAAAGAAGGAATTGAAATTGATACTAATGCAATAGATAAACGTTTTTTTACACCAATCTATATTGATAAAAATGAATTTAAGAAGATTAAATTTGGAAAATCTACTGCTTTTTTAAACTCATCACTTTTAGATAAAAATAATGAAAAAAATCAATTTAATGGAACTTTTTCTTCTTTTATCTCTAATCAATTAAAAAATGCTAGCGATAAATTTTCTGATGCTAAGCAATATTGGGATGAAATCGTTTCTAAAAATACTAAACTAATCAATGATATCAATACATGGGGACAATCTTATACCAGTGGAGCAGCAGTAATTGGGCATGTTGGAGAACATTTTGCAAGTTTTTATCTCGGCCTTGATGCTACTAAGGTATATGGACAGAATTTAAATAAATTAGGTCAACAGGCTCATGTCGATGTGGCTTATATAAATAAACAGACCAATTCTGCTTTAAGTGGTTTTCAAGTGAAGAATTATAGTTCTGTGGTTAATTCTTTTCATTTATATGATACAGATGTTTCTGTTTTTAGGAAAGACATTAGAAGATATATTGACAGTGATTTATTTTCAGACAATGAAGATATAATTGTTCAGTTAAGATATCTATCGGCAAATCAATATCTATTTAAAAATACTTCTGCAATGAAGAATTCTGTAAAAAAAGTTCTTGAAATGAATTTTGAATACTGGTCAAGATATGGCGATTTTCAAAGTAATTTAGGAGATTTAAAAAATAATTTTTTTATTCTTAATTTCAAAATGATTCCAGCTTCCTTAATATTTCAAAAAATAATATGTGAATTAAAGAATAAAAAAAGTAATAATAAATATTTTGATTTAAATAACTTTCCGCTTCCTGCACCGAACAAAAAAGATAAAAGATTAGAAGTAGACTTATCTAATGATTCTGCTGCAGCAAATTTGGCGGGAGAGGCTGGAGGAAGAATTATATATAATGGTTTTACTTTTGATTTAAGAGATATTAGTAGTATAAAATACATAAATTAAAGAGGTGAACTAAATGGCAGGTAAAACATATACTCAAAAAATACAATTTAAAGGCAGTTTTGACGGGGCAGAAGTTCTTTCCAATTTAAAGAAAATCCGCCAATCAATGTCAGATGCTGGAGCAGACGCCTCTTTATTCAAAGGCGTAGATAAGGACATCGCCACAACTGAAAAACTTATTAACGATATGCTTGCTCAAATTCAAAAAGGCTTTTCAAATCCAAAAGAAGTTGCAAATTTTGAAAAACAATTAGAAAAATTAGGTCTTTCATTTAGTAAAATAAATGTTGGGCTTCAAGACATAAATAAAGCAAGTAATTTTAATTTAAATGCAGACGAAGTTAAAAAATATACTACTGAACTCGAAAGATTAACAAATCAACAAGAAAGACTTAAACAAGCCGCAAAAGATAGCGTTGCAACACAACTTCAAAGTGCAAAATTAAATGCAAAAGAACGCAAAGCAATTATGGATGAAGTTGAAGCTAATGGAAACCTTGAATCGGCAGTAAAGAAAGTAGCTCAAGCTAAAGAAAAAGCAGCAAAAGCTAAACATGGAACTGCTGCTTTAGATACCGAAACTGGTAAAAGTTTTATATCTGGCGTATCTGGAGTCGGATTAGATGAATTAGGAGTTACTGCTAAGAGTGGACACAGTAAAAAAGGTCGAAACGATGCCAGAGAAAGAAATGCAAGAGGAGTTTTAACTGGAAATATTGATGAAACAAAAGCTAATGCTGCGGCAATAGAAAGTTATAGAAAAGCATTAGAAGAAACAATAAAAACCGGTGGTACTGCTATAGATGCTATTGAAGCGATGAAGAAGGCAATGGATGAGTATGGACTTGAATTAGGAGATACATCTAAATTACTTGATTCATTTGACAGGGATATGCAAGAATTTCAAGTTACTGCTTTATCTTCATCTCAAAGAGGAGCGATAAGTAGGGCACAAACTCTTGGCAGTACAAATGCAAGTGGAGAATTTGAGTTGTCTGAAGCGGGACAAGAGCTTGCTAATAATGCTGAATATCAAGTAATGAGACAAAATATTGAAGATATTGTAGAATCACAAGAAAATCTTAACAGAGCAACAGAAGAAGGTACAAGACAAGTTGAACGATATGTCCAAGAACAAACTGAAGGATTAAGTCATTCAGCACAAGAACAAGAACATTTAGAAGCTGCTGCTAGAGAAAGCATAGATGCTTTAAAAAATCAGAGTGAAACCGCACAGGCAGTAAATGATAAATTTGAAGATATGAAGGGAGCTGTTAAAACCTTTCTTTCTATAGGTAGTGCTATAAGTGGAGTAAGACAAATTATTCAACAAACTTTTAATGACATAAAAGAACTTGATAAGAGTTTTGCTGAAATCGCCATGGTAACTGAATATTCAGTTCAACAAATGTGGCAAAGTTATGATCAATATGCTGAAATGGCAAATAAACTTGGACAATCAACTCAAAGCGTTATTCAAGCAAGTGGATTGTTCTATCAACAGGGCTTAGATACAGAAGAATCTTTAGCACTTACAGAAGACACTATGAAACTTGCTACTTTAGCAGGTCTTGATTTTGCAGAAGCAACTTCACAGATGACTGCCGCCCTTCGTGGATTTCATATGGAAATGGATGAAGGAGCAAGAGTTACAGACGTTTATTCTGAACTTGCCGCAAAGGCAGCTGCTGATGTACAAGGTATTGCGTATGCAATGAGTAAAACTGCATCTATTGCATCATCTGCTGGTATGGAATTTGAAACAACATCTGCTTTCTTAACGCAGATGATTGAAACTACACAGGAAGCTCCTGAAAATATCGGTACTGCAATGAAAACAATTATTGCAAGATTTACCGAATTGAAAGAGAATGTTGCGGGAACTGTTGATTCTGAGTTTGACGATTTGGATTATAACAAAGTAGATACTGCACTTAAATCTGTAGGAGTTTCTCTTAAAGATACAAATGGACAGTTTAGAGATTTAGATGATGTATTTCTTGAATTATCTGAAAAATGGAATACTTTAGATAGAAATAGTCAAAGATATATTGCAACTATTGCTGCTGGTTCTCGTCAACAGTCAAGATTTATTGCAATGATGGAGAATTATGACAGAACAATTGAATTAGTTAATACAGCTTATGATTCTGCTGGAAGAGCAAGTGAACAATTCGCAAAATATCAAGATACAGTTGAATATAAATTAAACCAATTGCAAAATACCTGGGAACAATTTAGAACTAGATTTTTTAATAGTGATTTTTTTAAGGACATAATTGATGGATTAAATGGAATTTTAGGAAAAATTACAGAGCTAAGTGGAGGACAATTATTTGGGCTTGGAGCTGCATTTGTTGTATTAGGGAAAACCTTGGTAATGAATTTGATTACTGGTGTACAAACTGGAGTAAAAAAATTAGGAGAGCTTATTTCCAATAAAGTTCAAAATGCTTTTAATAAAGTTGGAAAGGTACAGCACTATCAAATACAAGTGGACACAAGAAAGGAGCAAATAAAACAGATTGAACAAAAATTAGCAACGCTAAAAAACCAAAAAATTGAATTTGAATCAGAAAACAAAGACGTATTAAATGATTTAAAAAAGATTCAAGAAGAAATAAAAAAGGCAAAGGAAGAAGGAAGAGAATTAGAATTTGGAGATAATATACCAGACCAAGAATTAATTGACAGAGCGCAAGAATTAGACGCTATTGATTCTCAAATCGAAGAAACTGCTAATAACGCTAATGAACAACAAGATTTATTAGGAAATGAAGAGATCCAGCTTGCCGAGGCCCAACAAAGAGGTCAGATACTTGGACAAACCATTGCCACTTCGATGTCTGCAGCAATAGTTGCTGTAACTACGCAAGATAATCCAATGACAGCTGTTGGTACGGTTCTTGCCGCGGGGATCTCCGGACTTTTACCCACTATATTGCCAGCTATAGGTACTGTTGTCGCTGCTTTTAAAACTGGAGGTTTGGCGGCAGGAAAAGGTGCTTTAGAAGGTTTTATTACTGGTACTGCTGGTATTGGTTTAATTATTGTTGCTATTACTGCTGCGCTCACTGGAATAATAGTTTTAGCAAAAAAAGCATCTGAAGAATATGAGGCAAATAAAACAGAAAATAAACTTGCCTCATTAAAAGAAGAAGTTGATAATTTAAATAATTCTATAGAAGAGTCTAAACGAAAGATAGAAGAATGTAATAATGAAATAAAATCATTAGAAAAAGCACAAAAAACTTACGAGAAACTTTCTAAAAAAACTTATCTAACAGCAGAAGAACAAGAAAAATATAATGAAATGGTTACTTTCTTAAAAGAGCAGTATCCAGAAGTAATAACTTATTATGACGAAGAAAGCAATAGATTGATAACTCAAAATAATTTGTTACAAGAAAAAATTAATAAACAAAAAGAATTATTACAGTTAGAACAGAGAAATAATTTAATATTAAATAGTCAACAATTAAATAGAGAAAATGAAATAGACACCTTAAATAAGATATTAGATTTTGAAGAAAAGTTTGGCGACATACAGGGTTTCATGCCCATGTCTCAAGAAACAGATTATACTTTACAATCAACAGAAGAAAAGAAAGATTTTTGGTTGGGATTAACAACTGCTTCTTATTCGGCCACAGCAAATCAAATTAAAGGATATGCAGAAAATGGAGAAGACTATACTATTAATGCGGATGATTTACAACGTATTATAGAAGATAGCTTAGGTAGAAAGCTTAACATAGACTCTTCAGGAATGACTAATAAATCTAAAAATGATCTTATGATGGTTGGCGAATATATCTTTGATTATATGTCTGATAAAACAAGCGAAGCAGCAGATGCGGTAAGTGCAGCAATTGCAACAGGTCCAGCAAGTGATTTAGGTATATCTATAGAAGATTTAACTTTTGCGGCGGAAAATTTTAAGAATGAAGTAAATCTTTTGGCTACTGAACTTAAGAATACTGGTATTACTGCAGAAGATGTATTTTCTGATATTCGAGAATATATTTACTCTTTAAATCCAGAACTATCTCAAACTCAAGCTAATTATATCGCAGCACAAGCCTCTATGCAGGTAGAAGAAGTAGAAAAGTTAATGACGAGTTGGACAGCAGATAGTAGTGGAATTAATACAGGAGAATTTTTTAATTCTGATATTGTAAAAAATCTTAATTTAGTAGATATTAATGATATTTTTGATGCAATTGCTCTAGATGCTCCTGGAACTAAAAATAATCTTAGTGATGTAAAACTTAAGTTGGGAGATAAAGGGAAAGAATTTTTAAGATACATTGGAGTAACAGATCAATCTTCTTACGAAGAATTATTTGGCACTGGAGGAGCAAGTGATAAAGCAACTGCCAAAGTTTTAATGGATGCCTATTTAGGATATGTACAACAGGTGGCAGCAGAAAATACTGAAAATGCAAATAAACTCACTCCGGAAGCAGATAAAGAAATTCAAGATTTGCTTGCTGAAGAAACTCAACTGACTTTAACAGAATATCAAGATAAACTTAGTACTATTATTAGCAATTATGATTTAAATGCGGATGCACTAGCTCCATTTTATTCTGGTTTAATAGATCAAGAAGAAATTCAAAAACTTTATGATAGCTATGAACAAGAATTTGTAAAAAGTCTTGATATTGGTTCCTTGCAACATCTTAATCAGACTTTATCAGACTTAAGTTTCACAGAAACTCAAACTGATTTATTATTAAATTCGATTGATTCTTTATCAACTAATTTAAATCTAACTGAAGATGAGTTAAATGCACTCCTTCAAAAAACAGATTTATCACAAGGATATCATGAAATTCAATCAAATTCTCAAACATATATTCAAGCACTAATGGATGCAGGAATGTCTTTAGAGGATGCCACTAATACTTTTGATGAATATATAAATAGTATTAGTTTAATTTTAGGTAGGGGAGTATTTGGAGAAGTTGGTGCAGAGGTATTTGGACAACAATTACAAACTGATATCAAAGGTTTTAAAGAAAAATATAAACCATTAATTGAAGCAAGAAATGAAATGTTAGATAATGAAGGTGCTATTAGTGGCGATACTTATTTTTCATTAATTGAAGCTGGTTTTAAAGATTACGTTAAAATTACGACTAATGGTTATGAATTAATTGCAGATAAAGCAGAAGAAGCTTGGACTAAACAAGCGATGGCACCACTAGAAACCTTAAGAGATCAAATTAAGATAAACGATAAATTATTAAAGGAAGCAGAAGATTTTAATAAGAACTTTTTTGATTTAAATGATTTTACTATCGATGAGGCTATTAAATATGGATTAGTAGCATCAAATAATGAATATTCTGCTAGACAGTCCATTGGTGGCGACGCCATGCTGGTTAGTGCATCTGCACAGAAGTTAATAGAAAAATATAAGGAATTAAAAGACGCCGGAGAAGATACTACTGAAATCTTAGAAAAATTTGGAGATAAAGCTAATTTTGTTGAAACAATGGTTCAACAAGGCTATACATCTATTGAAGAATTTACAAAAGCTCTTCAAGAAGGCAAGGTAGAACTCTCTTCAATGGAGGCAGATACTTGGATTCAAGGGCTCGTAAATCTTCAAGAAGCTTCTAGTGAGGCAGCGGAAAAAGTTAATGACTTAAAAGACGAACTTGCGGACTTAGAAGAACAATTAATTGAAGATAAAGAAGCTGTTGATGAAGCTGCGCAAGCACTCCATGAAGCAAAATTTGGAACAGAAGATTTTCAAAGCGGATTAGATGGTTTAATTAATTATGAGCGTCCTTTAGAATTAATTAATAAACAACTTGAAAATTTAAAGGAGAATTTAACTGATGTTTCTGACATTGAAGAAGCGAGCGCTGCAATGAATCAAGTTGCAGATTTATATGAAGATAAAATGGCAACACTCCAAGCTGAAAGCAAGGTAATTGATCAAAGTCTTGCAAACATTCGTCAAGAATTATTGGCCAATTATAGTAATTATATTTCATTTGATGAAAATGGTCTTGCAAAAATTGATTTTAGTTATGAAGATATGCGTGACAGTGATATTATCAAGACTGATGGCTTAGAAAAACTTATTGAAGAATATAATTCTACTTATGATATGGCGTTAGATAAAGAACAAGAATATCTTGATGCTCAAAAGGAATTTGATAAATTAAAGTCAGAAGCTCGTGATAAATATATTACAATGGAACAAAATGTAATTGATATTATTAAAGAGCAAATGCAAGAAGAAATTGATGCAGTTACAGATAAATACGAAGCCTTAGAAGAAGCGGATAATAATTATTTAGATGCATTACAAGAAGCAATCGATAAACAAAGAAAACTAAGAGACCAAGAAAATCAGTATGAAGATTTGGCAACAAAAGAAAAGAAACTCGCTTTAATGCAAAGAGATACTTCTGGCACGAATAGAAAGGAAGTTATGTCTCTCGAACAAGAAATTAAAGATGATAGACAAAATATTTTAGATAATGAAATTGATAATCTTATTGATTCAATGAAAGAACTATATGATAAACAAAAAGAAGCAAGAGAACTAGAAATTGAAGCAATGGAAGCTGCAACTGAAAATATGCAACTAATTAACGAGACTGCATTAAACATTATTTCTGGATTTACAAATGTTGAAGATTATCAATCTTGGTTATTGGAAAACAATCCTTCTGTTAAAGATATGACTGTCGCTCAAACTGAGCAGTATCTTGAAGGAACGAAAGAAGAATTTGCGGGATATGCTCAATATGTTTCATTAACAACTGAAGAACTAAAACTTAAAACAGATGAAATCAATCAAAAAGCAGATGAAATGTTTACTAATACATCTGAAAACATTGCAGATATTGGAACTGTAATTCAAGATGCGGCAGAAAAAGCAAAACAAGAGGCAATTGATGATGCACAGGAAGCTTACAACGAAGCCGTTGAAAAAATGGATGACACTCAAAAGAAAATTACAGAAACAAAAGAGGCTTTAGATAAGGCAGAGGATGCCGCTGTAACTACTCATGGCACCGCAATGGATGAGATGGTGAAAGCTAGTGAAAGCGCAATGCTTAAAGTTGCAACCGCTGGTACAGAAATGATGATTGAAGCAGAGGCATTAGATCTATCTAATCCAAAGGATGTGCAAGAATTTGCTAAAACCCATAACTTTTATAATGAAAAAACAGGAGAATATTCTCGCAGTTTTGTAGATGCATTAGCCAATAAGGGATATGATACATCATCTATGATAGTTGATAAAGAATGGCAAATAACTGGTACTCCAATTAATGGAGGTCCAACAATTTATTTGCCAGGAACATTCAGCACAAAAGCTGAGGCAGAAGCAGCATTGCCAGAATATTTAAATAAATACAGTGATAACTTAAAAAATCTTTCAGTAACAGCTGTTAGAGGTAGCGAAGTAATAGGAGCATATAAAAAATATGCAACTGGTGGATTTGTAGATTATACTGGTTTAGCTCAGGTAGACGGCACTCCCAATAAACCCGAAGCATTCTTATCTGCTGAAGATACTGCTCGTATTGGCGCCGCCGCAAAACTTCTTGCAGATCTTCCAATTTTTAATTCCACATCAAATGCTGAAAATGCTGTTTCTACAAATATTGGAGATACTTCAATCGAAATTCACATTAATATAGAGAATATTAGTGATGATTATGATGTTGATCAAATGATTGAACGAGTTAAGCAAGATATTGTCGATGTTGCAAAACCAATCGGCACATCAGTTATCCTAAATAAATGAGAGAAATAGAGTATAGGGGATTCTCTCCCCTATACTTACCTTAAAAGAGGTGAGGTTAGTGAGAGATTTTACAGGCTTCAGATTTGGTAATATTCATTCAGAGGATTTACATTTATTAGTAATAAGTACAAGTGATAGATATGAAAAAAATGTATTGCCAGAAAATCAAGATTATTCTACAGATATTCCAGGTGGAAATGGAAGTTATTATTTTGGTTCAACTTTTAAAAATAGAGAATTTAAAGTTGATGTTGCTTTTGATAATGTTGATGAAAAAACATGGCGCCGCATTAGTAATTTATTTGCAAATGATAAATTACAAGATTTAGTTTTTGATGAACTTCCTTATAAAACATATAAAGCAAAAATTAAATCAAAACCAGAATTTAAATTTATTTGTTTTAAAAATAGAGATACTGGAGAAAGAGTATATAAAGGAGAAGGAACATTAAATTTTGTATGTTATCAACCTTTTGCTTATGGATTTAGTAAATATGTTATTAGAGCGGCGGACAACTATCAATTAATAATCCCAACTTTACCAAATTATGATGATAGATTTGAAAATCCTTATGATAAAAAACAACAAAAAATTTATAATAAAAACACAAAAGAATTTTATAATGTCGAAAATAATATGGGAATCCCTTGGAAAGGCGGATATCCAACTATTGAACAAGTTCGTGCTGGAGAATTATATCTTGATAGTCTAGAAGGAAAGAAAATGATTGATGTAAGAGATTATTTTCGTAATGTTCCAGAATGGGCGCCAAGCAGTAAATTATTAGTAACTCCTACTTTAGACTATGATCAAGATTTAATATTTTTACCTCAATATTCAAAAATAAATTATATTAATATGGATATTGGCGCAAACAAGGAAAATTTTTTAATGGGAAGTCGTATTTTAGTTTATAATCCAGGTGATTTACCGATAGATTTTGAACTAAAATTTAATAATAAAGAAAGAAATTTTTGGACAGCTCGTGGAAATCATTTTCAAGTAAGAAGATTAAATGTACAAAGACTTCCAATACCGATGGCTGTTGATTGGACTGGATTAAAACCCCAGGATATTAATGATGAAGTTAATTTTAAATATGGAGATAAATATTTCAAAACAATTTCTAGTATATCTACAGTAGAAGATGAGATTAATATTAATCTACCACAATATGATGAACTTAAAGAAAAGCATCCTAAACATGCGTTTATAGTTGAACCAATTCCAAGAGAAAAATTAGGTGATTATATTAGAATGTTTTATTGGCAATCTTCATTACTTAAGAATGCTGATACAAATGAACCAATTCTTAATTTTGAAGATGGTATAAGATTAGCTGATAGATATGAAGAATTATATAATCTTTGTATAGATGATTATGAAAAGTATGAATTATATTGGAAAACATTAAAAGAAGCAATTTTAGAGACTTACAAAGATTCAGTAGTTTTTGAAGATGAAAATGGAGAACTTAATGAAGAATTATTTAATGATTTTGTTTATAATTATATCCATACTCCACCGGAATTTATTCGTAAAGATTCAGAATTATTTTATGACCAATTTAATTTTAATAAGACAATTATGCCGCAATGGTATTCAAATGACTATTTTGATATAAAAACTGATGGAATTGAAAAAACAAGTCTTTTTCTTGACACAGAAAAAAGAATGTTGTATAATATAAATAACCCGGAGTATAAAATATCTGATAATACGACTTATAAGAATTTTTATAATTATAAGCCAACAAAAACTATATATAATGAAAATATTGAAAAAGGACATTGGTTTAAATTACCACCAGGATGGTCTTTAATAGAAATAACTTGTGTAGTTGACGAGGATATATGGGGCGGAAAACGATGGATTGATGCAAGACCATTTGATTGGGGATATGGTGGAGACGAAAATCAAAATAAGAAATCTATTCAAATTTTATTTGACAAAGTTTATAATATTGCTATAAAAGAATATTTAGTAAAATGTGGAAAAATAAATGAAGATAGTAGTATTTCAGATATTGATATAGCTTCAAATTTTAGATTATGGTATTTAAATAATATCGAAAATGCGCAAGATAATTTTTCTAAAGAATACTATTTAAATAAACAAATGAATGCTGAATATGGGTTCTTAAAAACCTTACATTTATATTGGCAGCAACAAAAAGGAAAAATATTAGAAGATGGTACAATAATAAAAGGTACAATAGATGAATGGTGGTGGTATGCTTGCAATTATATCTGGGCTAATTTCCCACCATTGTATTGGGGCTATGCAGATATTTTAAATGATATTCAAATAAAATATACACCATTATTCTATTAAGAGGTGAAAGGAGTGGCTATTCTTAAAAAAGAATATGAATTAAGTGTTTGGGATGAAACACTTGGAGAGAAAGGACAAAAAAATGAAATAAAACGTGCTATTATTGGCGCTCATGATATGACATATCCTGGGCGCGCCACTTCACTAAAACTTTCTCGTAAAATTAACGGAACAAATACTCTTACATTCCAACTGCCATCAAAATTTTTCGATGATATTTCTGGAGATTATATTCATAATGAATTTTGTGATTATCTCTTTAACGAGAGAAAATTAAAATTAAAATATGATGGAGAATGGTTTGAATTTTACATAAAAAGTGTAAGTGAAAATAAGCAGTTTAAAAGTATTATGTATCAATATTCTTGTGAAGATGCTTTTATAGATGAACTATCAAGAAATGGATATGGCATTACTTTTGATACAGAATTATATAATAATGTAGAAGAAATAGGAATTTTTACAGAGCAAATTCTTGAAGATAGTATTTGGAAATATGATGCCTCTAAAAACTGGGGAGATTTTACTGAATATTCAGAAGAAAAATTATTTAAAATTCCAATTTCAATGTTCAGTTCGATTAAAGGACATAAATTAAATTATATTGTTGAAGGAGAATTAACTAATGTTTATACGGGGAAAAAACGACAATTAGAATTAGGAGACGATTTATCAAGAGAACACAATATATTTTGGGATAATGGTAGCTTTGATAAAGGAATTAAACTATTAGGAGAATTAGAAGATATAGAAACAGATGGATATATTTATGTTCCATATAGTTGTCTTGGTTTCTGTTATATGACAGAAGAAGATGGTGCCGCGGCGACAGAGATGGCACAATTAGGCACAATTAATGGCATTACTTCTTATTATCTTGCGCCACAATCAATTGATCCTACATCATTAATCCAATTTATTGCGATTCCTACTGGAGGAGAAGTTCAAATTGATGAAGCTGGATTATTAGTAAATAAGAACTATTCTTATGTTATGACTCTACAAGAATGGAATAGTATAGTTAACACTAATTTAAGTTATGATATAGAAAAAAAGATTATTAAAAATGATAATGGCGCCACTTGTAATCAAATTGTTTGTTATGATGGTTATTTAGAAAACATAAATGATATAGAGTTAACATTTGGAAAAAAAGTTTCTATTTCTGATAGAACTGAAATTAATATTTCAGAAGATATTGATCAATATGTAATAGTATATAATAATGAACAAAATGATTATCAAGATATGTTCACATCAGAAGATTGGATAAAAGGAGATAATTATAGAATATGTTCTTATGAAAGAACAAGAACTATAGTTCCTCAATTAGCAAGAAATTTAGTCCAAAATGGTACTGATATAGCTGACATATCTGGATGGGAAGTGATGAAACTTGGTGTTGATTTAAATGATGTTTCAAGCAGTATTTCTGTAAGATTAGATGAAACAGTAGGTGAAGGAATATCTTCTCAAACAAAGGGATTAATCTTAGCTACTAATTATGATGTATCAATAGATGATAGTGATTATTATAGAACATTTTTGAATTTTGGTATAGTTGGTCAAGAGGAAAAAATTGAAAGAGATCAAATGTATGTATTATGTGTTAAAGGAGAATGGGGCAGTCTTAATGAAGAAACCGGTATCTGGGAAGAAAAGTTAGAGACATCTGCAAATGACAAACTTTTGGTTATTATTGGTAATGGAGATTATGATTCAAACGGAGATTATGAATTAAATGGAGAGAGAATAGAATTTAGTTTATCTAATGAACTTAGTACAAATGGTAAACTCAATAAGTATTATTTTATTCGTTCATCTATTAATATAGATAATCCATATTTCTGTTTACAATTAAATAAAGATAAATACTTTAATTTAATTGAAGCTTCTTTCTTTAAAGCTTTTACAAAGGGAAAAGACTTTTTTGAAAATGGATATTATAAATACAGTGGACGAGATATATTCTTTAATAAAGAAAAAGAAGATAGTTCTTGGAAGGAAATAAATAACATTTCTTATAGAGAAGCTAATGAAAATGAATTTATAAAAGAAACTGATGTTTTTTCTGGAGACGCATATAGTTATAAAAAATATTTCAGACAACAAATTCAATACAATGAAGGAGAAAACATAAAAGCAAAAGATACTTTTATGTTAAAATCTTATCTTAATAATGATATTGAAAAAAATGCTCTACCGCCAGATAAGTATACGGAAGACGATTATAAAATTATTACTGACTATATAGATTTGAATAAATGTAAACATTATGTCTATGGCGCGGCGGCAAATGAAAAAGATTGTAAATATACAAATAGTAATGGTATTTGTATGTATCAAAAATATGGCTATTGTCCTTATTTATTTGAGACACAAAAGCATTGTAGAAAAATTAGAACTTTAAATGGAGAAAAATCTAATCGTTTTAATCTCACTCAAGAACTAAGTAAAGTATTTGAAGTATATCCTATTTATTATATTGAACATCTAGAAAATGGAAAAATAAAAACTGATAATGAAGGTAAAATGATTAAAAACGTATTTTATATTACTGAAAAAGGAATGGAAAATAAATTAGGATTTAGATATGAGAAGAATTTATCTAATATTTCAAGAACATTAACTTCAAATGAAATAGTAACTAAATTATATGTAGAAGATGTAGATAGTGAATTATCAAAAACAGGATTATGTTCAATTAAAACAGCAGAAGATAATCCATCTAAAGATAGTTATATTATTGATTTTTCTTATTATACAATGAAAGGTTTACTTGATGAGAATATGGTAAAAGCAGATTTGTATGGAATTGGAGAAAATGATTTAGGATATCTTAAACAATTGGGATATTATAATGGAAAATATGATGAAATTTCAAATAAAATAATCAATCTTCAAGACGAATCTTTTACAGAGTTGCAAGCAAATATTGAAGTAAACTTAACTGGAATTGAAACAGCTCAACAAGAAATGAATAAAATTAATAAAACTTTACAAAGATATGCTCAACCAAAAAATGGACAAGATCAATCTGAAGAGAGTGATACTTATAAATCTTATAAAACAAAATACGAAGAACAAAGAAATATTTTACTTGGATTGATTGAAAGCACTTTCATGATTAATGGAGATTATTATAGCATTTCAAAAGAAGGACTTCCAGTTAACAGACATGGTAATGCACAAGATGTATTGGATATGATAGATATGCTTGGAGGATTTAAAGAATTTAAAAAGAATTATCTTGATACATTTAAATATAAAAATTATGGTATAATGGGACAATACACAGAAGAATATAATCAAATTCAAAAATGGAAAAAGGAAAAAGCTAAGTACTTAAAAGATATTAACAGAATATCTTTAGAATTTTATCGAAAATATGAACCATATTTAAAAGAGGGTACTTGGTCTGATAGTAATTATTTAAGTGATAATGCTTATTATTTCGGAGCAAAAGAAGTTGCAAAACAAGGAGCAATTCCTAAAGTCACTTATAACATATCTGTAGTAGATTTAGCAGTTTTAGATGATGATTATACTTTCAATATTGCAGACACCACTTATGTTGAAGATATAGAAACTTTTGGAATAAATCCAAAAACAGGATTACCTAATAGACTTAAAGTTATTATTTCTGGTATAACATATGATTTAGACATTCCTTCTCAAAACTCAATTGAGATTCAAAATTATACATCTCAATTTGAAGATTTATTTCAACAAGTTACTGCAAGTGTACAGTCATTAAGTTTTAATGAAAATATTTATAAGCGTTCTTCCAACTTTACTGCAACTCAAAATGTAAGTGGAGAAAGTTTACAGGGCGGCCTTAGTGATAATAAATTAACTTTATTAGAAACTGATGAAAAAAATATTGAACTTGATTATATTGGGCAGCGTGGTAGTGATATTAATAATCATAATAATAAATATAAACTTACCGGAGAGGGATTATACTTTTCTAATAATGGAGGACAAACTTGGAATGTTGGTGTGACTCCTAAAGGAATTAATGCCGACTATATTAATGTTGGTACATTAGATGCAAGTAAAATTCAGATTGTAGATGGAAATTATTTATATTTCTTGTGGGACAAATCTGGAATTACAGCTTATAGAGAGCCAAAAGCAACAAGTTCAGAAAAAACATATTTTTCTGATTTCGCTAAATTTAATAAATATGGTTTGTCTCTCGTAGAAGATGGAAAGATAAGATTAAGGGCTGGATATAATTATATTTATGGAGGTGACGAATCAGATAATGCGGGAGATTATAACAAAGAAGCAGATTTGTCTACTCTAAATAATATTGGTTTTTATTTGTATAATGATAAAGGACAAGAGATATTTAAAACAGAAAGCGGTAAAAGTGATAGCGCAAGAATTTCTCTTGCTGGAGAAATTTATGTGACACAAAATTTAAACGAGAAAGTATATACAAAATATGTTTATGGATATAGTGATGTTAATACGCCATTAGAGTTGAAAAGTGAATTATTTTATAAAGCAATCTCTTATGATCGGGAAGATATTTTAAATGCAGTTATTTATGAGGGTTCTACAACATTTAAAGATTATTATTTATCTAATTGGAAAGAATCTGCCGATGTACAATATTTCTCATATACAAAAGAAGAAACAATAACTTATTTTTCTGTAAGAACTACAGAAATGATAAATAAGAAAATTTTTTATATAAATAATAATACAGAAACGTATATGGATGGTCAGTCATTAAATTTCATCATTACTTTTTTGAAGTTAGAAGATAATAATTTTGTACCACTTGAAGACACAGAAGGATTATTTGAAGTGTTATCTTTAATTAATGGAAATATTTTTGATGTAACTGCAGAAACAAAAATAATAGATATAAAGGGAAATTATGGATATCCAAAAGAATATGAAACTTTAACGTCTATTCCAATTAGTACTAAAAATTATTATGAGAAAGAAGCAAATGAATATATATTAAAAAGTACTTCTGCATATGTTGTACAAAGAAATACAAATGAATTTAGTTTATATAATAAAATTATTACAAGTGGATCGGAAGAAGATGTAAATAAAGAAGATGGTATTGCAATTTTTATTAATAATCAAGCTGTAAATGATCCAACATCATCAAATGGATACTATAAAAGATTAATTTCGTGTGTTAAAGCAGGAGAAAATAGTGTTGATAATATTTTAAGTGTTTTAAGTGATGGTGGTCTTTATCTTGGAGGAAAGGTTGAAACTCAAGACAATATAAGTACACTAAAAAATCTAAGTGATTATATTAGAATAAATACAGAAGGAGAAAATAATGAAGCTATTGTAGTTAAAGATGGCACAATAAAAATAGGTGGAGAAGATTTAGTTCAGGGCATTATGGATGTTCTTGGAACTCAAATACAAGAAATCAGAACAATAGTTGAACAAGCAGGATTAATTGAACATTCTCATGATGTTTCTGGAATTGAATCATATCCTAAAAAGACAACACCACAAATTTCTAATGTTTATTCTGTTGGAGTGTCTAATGAAGGAAGTTTACATCTTACTCATAGTAACTACGCATATGGTGCGAATGCTAGTAGAATAGTATTATATGGAGGAATGCTTCAAAGTGCTGGTGAACCAATAGATGGATATTTTACTGTAAGCATAGAAGACTTTTTCAAAGGAGTTCAAATTGCTTTGAAAGAAGGCTCTTCTACTGGTACTGCTGGTGATGTTCCTGGTTTATCAGGAGGAACAATGACATCTGGATATATAGTGGAGGGACAATAATGGCAGAAGTATTTGAATATTTTTATCCAGTTCAAGATACTTCTTGTCCTGGCCCAACATATCCTCCAGGTAAACATAGTCATGATGGTAAAGATTCTATAGATATACCATCTGGGAAAAGAGAAGGAATTATTCCAGTATATGCAATTGCCGATGGAATTGTTGTTAGATCTGTTTGGACAGAGACACAAAATGGAGCAAGCATTAATGGTGGAATGGGCAATTGCATAGCCTTTAAAATAACAAGTAATTGTGCTCTTAATGGAGATTATGTTACATATATGCATTTATATCCAAATAATTCACAGGTAAGAATAAATAGCATTGTAAAAAAAGGACAATTTCTCGGATATATCGGAAACACTGGAAATTCTACTGGGCCTCACCTTCATATACAAATTAGAAGAGGAAATTATGATCGTCGTGGAACTCAAATCTCATATCTAGAAGTTGCCTTACCAGGAATAACACTAAGAGATTCCAATCCAATTGGCGCAACGGACTATTTGTTTCGTTGCGCCCCAGTTACTATCAAACAAACATCTTCTGATGATGTTAGAATTGCTTGTACAATGGCTATGTTAGAAGCAGAAGTTCTTGGATTAATAGGAATGGAAGAAACGATTGCTGTAGCTTATAATAGAATGAAATATTGGAGTGGAATAGATACAATGTATAAAGTAGTATCTCAACAAAATCAATTTACTACATATAGTAATAATAAATCATTATTTGATAGCGGCGGATATCCTGTTGAAAAAATTAATCCAGATTTATTAAATTTTGCTACTAAATTATTAAATGGAGAAATATCTTTATCTAGCAACGCAGGATGGGCGCAAGGATATAACTCTAAAATAGCAAAGGCTTTTTATTTCAATAGTAATGGGCCTTATATTCAGGGAAATTTATTTCAAAGAACCAATGGAAAAAGTAGCCACTGGTACGGAGATGCAAATTGTGGAGGTAGAACATATTGACTGTAACAAGAGAGCAACTATTAAAAATCGGGAAATTAATTCACGATATAAAGTTAAAAAATTTAAAATGCAATATTAATTTAAAATATAAAATATTAAAGCTCGAAAATATTATAAAAGAAGAATTTGAAATGACAAATATTTTGTTGAATGATTTAAGTTTAAAATATGCTGAATTGAATGATAACAAAGAACCAATTATTAAAGATGGTGGAATAAAAATAATTACAGAACAAATCATTAATTTGCAACAAGAATTAAGTGATTTTTATAAAGCAACTATTCAATTACCAGATTATTATTTTTCATTAGATGAACTTGAAGAATTAAATCTAGACTGGGAAAAAACAGAGGCTTTTATTCCTTTTATAAAAGAATAATTTAATATAATTTAAATAAAATTTATAACAAAGCGATATTTACTTTTTGTGTAAAAAGTAGAATTTTCCCGCTTTGTTATTTTTTTATTCAAAAAATTTTTTAACTTTTCTACTATATTAGTGAAAGATAAAATTTAAAAAGACAATTAAGAGGTGATTAGATATGTCTTTTAACTATAATCAACAAAATCAACAATCATTTTATAATCCCGCTGCTCCACAATCAACGCAATTTCAGCAGCAAAACATTCAACCATTATTTCCACAGCCACAAGGAAATGTATATAACATAAATTCTACATTAGAAGTAGCTAATGTTCCTGTTGGCGCCGGAATTTCTGTTGCTCTTTGTTTACAAGAAGGTTTTATGTATATAAAAACAATGCAAAATGGAAACCCAATGTTTTGGGCCTATAAAATAATGCCTTATGATACAACAAAACCTCAAAGTGAACCTGTTGAGGTAAAGAAATCTGAAAATCCTTTTGCAGAACAATTTGAGAAATATGATAATCGTTTTGATAAAATTGAACAGCAAGTTGGAGAATTACAAAATTCTTTAAAGAAAAATAAAGGAGAGTGGAATGTATGATGAATATGAATCCAGCAGATTTTATTAATTTATTGAGGGGCCGCAACCCACAAGAATTAGTAATGTCTATGATAAAGAATAATAATATTAATGATCCAATGATTAATGAATTAATTACTTATGCTGAAAAAGGAGATATAAATAATGTTAATAAAATCGCAGAAAATTTCTTTGGACAAAGAGGAAAAAATTTTGGTCAGGAATTTAATGCTTTTATGTCTTTATTAAGATAATTGCGATTTAAATATAATAAATATTTAGGAGGTTTTATTTATGGAAGAAAAAGGTCTTACTGTAGCTGACGCATTAGCGTTAAGAGAAGGAAATAATTATAATGATGGTGCTTTTGGTGGCAATGGTGCTTGGTGGGTTATTATATTAATCCTATTCTTTGCAATGGGCGGCCGCGGTTTTGGAAACTGGGGAAATAATGATGGAGGAAATAACGGATATAACGTTTGTTGCACTCCAGCTACACAACAAGGAGTTACTGATGCTTTCAATTTCAATCAATTAGATAATGGAATTAGAGGATTAGAGAGAGGTATGTGTGATGGTTTTTATACTACTAATTTAGCGGTTACAAATCTCGGAACACAAATGCAACAGGGATTCTGTTCTGCAGATAGAGCAAATCTTCAAGGATTTAATGGAATCCAGTCTACATTATGTCAAGGATTTAATGGGATTAATCAAGCAATCGCACAAACAAATTATAATATGAAAGATTGTTGCTGCGAAACTCGTGAATCTATTATGCAGTCAAACTTCAATAATCAATCAAGTTTTAATGCGATTCAGAATCAACTCGCTTCTTGCTGCTGCGATTTAGGAAAAGGACAGGATTCAATTAAAAACGCTATTCAGCAATCAACCTGTGATATTCTCATTGGACAGGAAAGAAATACAGATAGAATTATCAATCATCTAGTAAAAACAGAAATGGATAATTTAAGAAATGAACTTCAATCTGCTCAATTCCAGCTTTCTCAGTTATCACAGACTCGTAGCATAATTGATCAGCTCCAGCCTTGTCCAAAGCCTGCATATCCGGTAATGAGTCCATATCAAGCAATTCCTTTTAGCGCCTTTTGTGGATGTAATAATAACACCTGTTGTTAAACCGGTCTAAGAAAGGGTTGAATTTATTGTAGTCCTACTTTAGATTTTCTACTTAATAGTAGAAAAGAAAGTAGGAGGGGTTAAAATGCCTAAAAAACTAACCATAGAAGATGTAAAGAATTTTATAAGACAATATGATGTTAACCATGACTGTGAACTATTATCTACAGAATATATTAATTTAAGAACACCATTAGAATTTAAATGTAATATATGCGGAAATAATTTTTTTAAAGACTTCGGACACATTAAACAAAGAAAAAATTTTAAATGTCAAACTTGCTCAAGAAGGAGTAGTAATTCTTTTACAATTGAAAAAGTAAGGGATTATATAGAAAAAAATGATAAACATAAACTTTGTACCTTGTTATCTACTACTTATGTAAATAATTCTACTCCTCTTGAGTTTAAATGTAATAAATGTGGAGAGATCTTTTTTAGAGATTACCAGCATTTAACAAGAGGAGACGGGCGTTTTCAATGTCCGAAGTGTGGTATACATCAAGGAGCATCAAAAAATGTTTATACGGAAGATTTTGTAAAAAATGCTATTCTTAAAACGGGTTATCAAATGATTGGTGAATATAAAAATGCTGCTACTCCTTTTAAAGTACGATGTGAAAAAGGACATGAATTTATGTTGATATTTTCTTATTATTTAAATGGACACTCTGGTTGCAAAAAATGTGCTAACGAAGCATTAAAAGGTGAAAACCATTGGAACTGGAAAGGTGGAGCAAGCGAGATTATTGATTATCTTAGAAAAAGCTTAAAAGACTGGAAAATAGAGGTTATGCAAAGAGATAACTATGCTTGTGTTCTTAGCGGGCAAAAACAAGATTTTGTTATTCATCATTTAAAAGGTTTTAATACTATAGTAGAAGAGGCTTCTATAAATGTTGGCGTTCCAGTTTTAAAAAAATTTAATGAATATGAAAATTTAACTGATGTAGAAAAGCTTAAAGCTGAAGTATTAAGACTACATACAGCAGATTTAGGAATAACATTGAATAAAGATATTCACATTTTATTTCATCGGTTATATGGCAAAGGCAATAATACTCCTGAACAATTCAATGAATTTAAAGAAAAGTATCTAAATAAAGAATTATAAAAGGAGGTTTGAGAGATATGAGTTGCCCAGTATCAAAATGCCTTTGTGAGAGATTAATTCTCTCACAGGCAGTTACATTTTCAGACAATAATCTTATTATCAATATTCCAGACGGCAGTTATGCAGATGGAGAAAAATACTGTATTGTAGTTGCACAGCCTATTCCAACAACAACTACTATTGCTGCAAATGTAGTAATTACCATTGGAACATATACCACAACTTATCCATTGTTAAA